ATGGAAAAGTGGTGTTTTAGAATGGTTAAGTTTAATTCAAAGACGAAAGGTAAAGAGAAGAAAGAGTTAAAGAAGCTTCAGGAAGAGTTTAATCCCTCTGCTCGTGATCCTTATCCTAACAAGGAAGACAAAGAGGAGAAAGCTGATCAATCGATAAATTCCTTGGAGGCTTTAGCTGCTGCTATGATGGCTGAGGGTAAGTCCTACGAGAAAAAGAAGAAGGACAAAGAAGATAAAGTAGGTGAATGAATAAATGGAAGTATGTTTGTGTGATAATTGTCGCAAGCAATTAAAATGGAAACCAGAGGAAAGAGGTTATTCTTTAAAAATTACCCTTTACAAACCTTGGTGTTGTGAATGTTATAGAAGTAAACATGAGGAAACTAATCTTGGTTTCTGCTCTAAGAAATGTTTAGTTGAATGGCTTTCAAAAGAGAGGAATGAATAGACTTATATAGGCTTATTACCCATAACTAATAATATACATGGAGTACTGTAGGTAACGGTTACTTCTATTGACATACTATAATAAGCCCGTTTCCGTCCGTTTGTCTCCTGTATAATCAAAGTCACAATGGGATCATCCTGTGCTTGCAGGAGTGGCGACATAACAAGTGTTCCCTTGAGCAAGGTAAATGTCGCAATGCTGGTGACGAAGCTCAGGTTGCTAGTATCCCCATATGACATCATAGTCACCGGAGAGGTACTGTAGAGATTGGTTACTTCACCCTTCAGAGGTAGTGGTCCAGGTTCGAGCCCTGGTGAGTCCCTCGGGACTTGTAGCATAACTGGTAGTGCACTTCTGTCACCGTCCTCGCCCGTTCGTCCTCTCCACTGACATTCTTTTAATTGGAAGGATTGAGATGGATGAAAGAAGCACGGCAGTAATATCTGCAATTCTATTGATAATAGGCTTAATTTGTCTAGCAGTAAGTTATACAATATTTTCTATGAATCTACCTACTGGATTTTATGTTAGAGCTATATCTCAATTGACAGCCCTTGGAGGACTCTCTCTTACACCAGCTGGAATCTTCGGATTTGCTTTGATAGGCATTAGACGATTCATAAAATGGTTGATAAATTAAGTTTAGAAGGTAATTAGAAATTGTCACATACAAAAACATATTTCAAAGAAACCGGTAAGAATAAGATTCTATTATGGATCTTTAGAAGAGTAAAAAACCTAGCCTTTTGGATTAGATCCAGATGTGATCACCATGATTGTAATAAATGCATAAATCATGATCAATATGGATGTCTATTGGATTGGCATGATGGAGATTGTTCATTCAAAGAGGAAGGTAATTAGAAATGGGTGGTAAGGTCCGAACGTTTGAAGTAGAGGAATTAAAAGAACTTCTTTCTAAGAGCAACTTCAAGTACAGTGAGATACATGGAAAGTCAATCAAAGAAAGATTAGAACTTCTGTTAGGATTTCTAAATAACCGATTTGGGGTAAAGTTTCTCCTAGTAGGAACAACTGATTGTGGTGCATCTTCTTCTTTTAGAGGATCCCCAGCAGGAAACCCTCCAACTCTACCTAAGACAATTACCTTTAACTTCAGGGGAAAGTACTCACATACCGTTAAACATGCTGTCTATGTCTTCTGTCATGAGTATGGACACTTGTTATTAAATGAACTGGGATGGAAGGACTATGAGGAGTATTGTAATCAGTTTGCTGATATGATACTACTAGAGTTAGGAACACTTGCCCCAGATTTTCTTTATGGTGATATAGATGCCTAAAACGTTGAAAGAGACAATAAGAGTCTCTCTGGATAAGGATAAGTCTAAGACAGAGAACACTGAAGGCGGAGAAGCCTTTAGGATGTCTAAGAAGACAGAACTATACGAAAGAGTAATGACTTCCTTAATGGAAGGAAAGTTCTACGATCCTGATAGTCAGGGTACAAGACAGGCAATAGCTGATCTAATTGAACAGATGGAGAAGATCGATCCAGAGTTTCCACTTAAGTTAGCCTCTTATGCTAGGAATGAGATGCACCTACGAAGTGTACCCATATTCATAGCTGTAGAAGCTGCTAAGCATGAGAATATGAAGAAGCTTCTACCAAAGTGGCTTCCAAGTATAATCCAAAGAGCAGATGAATTAACAGAGATTATAGCCCATTACATAGAAGAGAACGGTCCGATAGGAGATAGTAAGACAGGAGTAACTAAAGATGCATGAGAATAAACACTGTGAAATTGATAAGGCCATATTCGGCCAGGAATATCCTGCAATTCATGAATGGATAGATGAGTTCTTCCCAAACTACCAAGATTGGGAACATTGGAAAGAAAGACATCACCTTACTGCTATCCGAGAGAAATATAAAGAGGGCTCTAATGAGTATCTTTCTGCACTCTTGCATATTATCTGTGACTGGATTAGTCATGTAAAAGCATTTGAACTTCCTACAGATAGAAAGGAAACTCTAGAAATGTTAACCAACTATTGTCTAATTTCAGGGGATGATAAAAATGTTAAGTAACCCATTAAAGAAAGGCCTTCAAGAAGCTATTCATAAATTCAGAGAGTACCACTTTGCTAAGTACAAGGGAAGAGGTAAAGCTGTTACAATGAAGGATGTCCTGAGGTTAGTTCACCCTAAACCTAGAAATGAAGAAGAGAGTGCACTATTCAAGAAGATCATAGAGGGTACACTTACACCTCCAAAGACATGGGAGGTATTCATAAGTACCAACGGTGCTAGTAAGAAGAACTGGGAGATCATCATGTCCAAGATGGGTATCATGGCTCAACTTAGGAATCTTAGAAACTTTGCTAAGTATGGCTGTAACGTAGACTCAGTAATAAGGAACCTAAACAATGAAACTACAATCCTTAAGAGTAAACAGTTTCCATTCAGATTCTTCTCAGCATATAAGGCTCTAGCCCAAGGTATGCGTGAGATTCCAGCTAAGTATCATCCTTTGACTCAACATCTGATGGATGCTGTACAAGATGCTATGGCAATCTCAGTAAAGAACTTACCAGTCATTCCAGGAATAACATTCATGACTGCTGATAACTCGTCCTCAATGGGTGGTCTTTTATCTGAAAGAGGTTCAGTTTCCTATAGTGATGTAGCTAATCTTCTACAGGCCATAGCTTACCGGATCTCAGATCAGGCTGTAACATCTGTCTTCGGACAAGAGTTTGCTATTGTTCCTGTAAGTCAGAGATCAACTATCATAGATAACATGTTAAAGTTCAAGAACACAGATGTAGGACACTCAACAAATGCTTACCTAGCCTTTGAGTGGCTACTAAATAACAAAATCAAGGTTGATAGGATCCTTCTATTCTCAGACATGCAATGCTATCGTGACTCAGGATATTCTACAGACACTGTGGCTTCTCTTCTTAGAGAGTACAGAGCCAGTATTAGTCCTGGATGTAGGTTCTATTCCTTCGATCTAACAGGGTATGGAACACTAAAGACACCAGAGAAAGAGACCTACCTGGTAGCAGGATGGTCAGAGAAGGTTCTTAACTTCATAGAACTGAATGAGACCAAAGGAGTCTCAGCAGTAAAAAAGGTGGAGGCGTATGAGCCCTTCAAAAAGAAAACACAAAGAAAGAAGACCACTTCCAAATCCAAAACTACCCAGAAAGTTAGGTAAACTCCTAGTATATGGAGTAACTGAGGATAACATCCTAGCCTTTCAACTAGGAGCACACGGTATCTACCTGGTTAGAACTGTCCAGATAGAGACCTCTGAAGAGAAGAGACTAAACCCAATGATGGCTGTTATTCGTTACAACGCAGACAAGGATATCTACTGTTTCTTAAAGAACACAGATATTTTGTCCTTTAGGATATTCAAACATGCCATCTTCAAGACTAAAGCAAGAACCAAGGCATTCTTCTACTCAGTAGCTAACAATATTCTAGGTCTAGCCAAGGGTAAAGTTCTTAGGATCAAGTCTAAACATCAGAAACTTAGAAAGGAACTCTATGACATTGCAGTCAAGGTAAACGAAGAAGGAAAATTCGAATGTAGCTTTGACTATGATAAGTATGATCTACTCCTTGAGTTGAAGAAATTCAACACTAAAGACAAGACTTGGTTCGTGGTAACAACAATAGGATTGGACGATATTGTCTCAACAGGTAAATCTTCATGAGATACCTCCGAGACGAAGACTGGTCGAAATACATCAAAAACTAGTAAGAGTTCGGTCCCTTCGGACACTTCGTTCTAGGGTATGTGAGTACCTTCAGTGCGGAGGATCAGAAGTTAAGGAGTTTCACTACAAGATAAATGGTCATGATTGGAAAGGGATCATCTATCTTAAGAGGAACAACCTAATGGGATCAATTTTCTCTCTTTTTGATAACAAAGTCTTCATCATCAGAGGTTTTCCTAAGATAAGATACACTTCTAACTCCCGAGTGAGGGATAGGGTCTGTGTCGCAGAGGAGAAAGTAGATGGTACCAACATTGGTATCTGGGCTTTCCCCGATGGTTCTATTATGGGAAAAACTAGGATGGTTGAGAGATGGGACAAAGGTTCTAAGAGGGCAAAGGAGTATGGTAGTTGGAAGAGGAAGTTTGCACATGTTCCTTGTCATAGTAGAATCTATAAACTAGCCAGAGAGGGGTTCCTAGTATACGTGGAACTATACGGTTATCATAACTCTGGAGAGTTTGTTAAATACACTACTCCAATGGCTTACAAGGTTATAGGGATAGTAAACTTAGAAACGTATCACTTCTTACCTAGGCCAAGAGTAGAACAGTTATGTTCAGCATACAACCTTGAAGTTGTTCCAGTCTACTACAAAGGTACACTTACAGCTAAAGAGGTACGAAAGATGGAAGTAGACCTGGAACAGGAAATGGCACTAGATGGAATGGAAGGTCTGGTTGCTAAGTACTGGGATGAGAAAGACAAAGATTCCTACTTCTGTAAGATTAAGTGTGACAGGATTAAAGAGGTCTGTTGGAAGATTAGCCGTTCTCTTATACCAGCTGCTATGATACGGAAGTGTATTAAGAAAGCACTGGATGAAAACTTAGGAGAAACACGAATAGAGATTATCTATCCTGTAGTCGTAGAGGAACTAACAGAAGACTTTGATGAGGCTATCCTAGAGACTTCACAGGGAAAGATTAAGGGTCTAATCCGTTACATGACAACTCCCTCAGATGTGGTTCTTAAGGCTAGGGTCGTAGAGGTAATGAAGAAGATGAAAGCCCTAGACGTAGATATAGAGAATCCTAAGAAGAAAGGAGAGGTTCTCTCAGGACTACATGATAAACTAGGGGATATTGGTGGAGGAACATTGTTCAAACTCTACAACGAAGTCCTATTGGAGATGAAAGGAAAATGGTAGGGAAAGGCTTAAAGATGACAACTCCCTCATATACTCTGAGAAGCAATGACAATCAGAGAGAAAAGCAAAGTCGTTTCATTAAGGGGTCCAGCTGGTTATCATAAGGTAACTGAGAAAGACGAAAGTGGTCATGCAGTTACAATAGACACTGATCATCACTTAGTCCACGTAGGAAGATATTTCATCGTAGATGACATTGATATTGAGGTTGACATTGCTGCTCCTAAAATATGGTACTTTGAAACCCCAGATGATGACACGCGTATCCATATATACTTCCAGGGGAGTGTATCCAATGCAGGGACATTTGAACTCTTTGAAGGCGGATCAGTCTCTGTTCTAGGAAGCGCAGTATCACCAACTAATCTAGATCGTAATTCTACCAGAGAATCAAAAATGAACTTCTATAGAGATTCAACTGTCGGAGATCTTGGTACATTTCGTATGGGAGTCTTCCTAGGCGGAGCTTCTCCAACCCCAGTACCAATAGGTGGGTCCGCAGATCGTAGGACTGAAATGATTCTTAAGAAAGCAGAGAAGTACATTGTTAGATTCTCTCCAGTAAACAACGATACTGTTGTAAATATCTCCTTCAAATGGTATGAAGCAGAATATCCGTCTGATGACATTATAGATCCTTAGTTTTATCTTAAATAGGTAGGGAGGGTAGGAATTGTTAGACATCTTTCACAAAGATTGTGATAAGAGAAACAAGAAAGAACAGAGATATATTGATCTTCACATACCAAAACGTTTTGAAGAGAAACTATACTTCCTAATAGGATACAGTTTTAAGAACTTTGAACTCCGTATAGACCTAGACTTTTGGTTCTTATGGTACAAGGATCATGAACTAATGATTTTCCGGTGATAATGATGGATCATCAGAGTCCCTTCTACAGATGTCCCTACTGTAAAGGAAGGGTTATTGAAAGTAACCATGATGGAATTCATATGTTCTGTAAAGAGTGTGGAAGAGAATGGGATCCTTACAAGGTCAAGAGAGAGTAAGAATGCCAAAACACTGTTTTTTCTGTGGTTGTCCTATTGTTGAACGCTATGGTAAAGGTCTCTATTTCCTTCGTTGTACAGAATGTGGTAGAACATGGGACGAGAGAAGAGAGAAGTAGTTAAAAAAGAATGGTGTAATATCCTAACAGAGGTTCCTGAGTGCGAAGGAAAGTGTTGTCAGTTCTGTGAACAATTCCTTATGGGAATATGCATCTATTGCTGTACAAGGAGTGCTCCAAAGAAATGTCTAGAACTCGTAGACGAACGGACTTTCTTCTGGACTAGGGTATTCCGCTGAGTAAGGGGTTACACACATGATAGAACCATGTGAGAATGATCTTTTCTGGAAGAAACTCTTCGAGGGTAACTGGTACTTAGTTAAAGTCTCTACTCGGAACATTAACATCTTAGGATTAAGACACATATTCTACAGAATAGAAAGATGGTGTAATGACACAACAGATAAAGAGAAGATAATAACTCATAAGTGGGAAGATGGAAAATGCATAACAAAGGTACGCTTACGATCGTTATAGTGGGTTCAGAACAGAAGAAGTGGTCTTACCATAAAGAGTCTATCTGTAGAGCTCTGATAAAAGAATTCATGGAAGAACACCCAGATGAACTCTACATCTCAGGAGAATGCCATAGGGGAGGAGTAGATCAATGGGTAAAAGAGATAGCACATAACCTTAATAAGCGGTATAAAGGATATCCTCCTAAGGAACGAAAGTGGTACTACTACAAGAAACGTAACATCAAGATGGCTGAGATTGGGGATGTAGTAATCGACTTAGAACCATTCGGTTTTACTTCTGGAGGAACCTGGACAGCAAATTATGCTAAGTCGATAGGGAAGAAGGCAGTCACGGTTGAGATATAATGAACGATAAAGAGAAGACAAAGAAACTCTGGAAGAAGTTGTTTCAAAATAAAGAAGAATACACTCTTGGTATATGGCCTTTCACTAAATCAAAACTCAAGAAACAAAAGGAATGGGAGAAGAAATAGTAATGGGAAAGTGGAGAGAAGAGACTAAGATTCTATCCTGTGGTTGTAAGATAGGTAAAACAGGGAAAGGTCCTTGGTTCCTTGACTACTACTGTAAAACACATGTAGAGGAAGTTAGGACTAATGGTAGATTCGATCTTGAGAAGGCTTTTAAGTATTTGGAGAAACTGAATAAGATGCTGAAGAAGAATCCTCCTCCAGACGTTTTTAAGGAAGGAAAGGAAGAATGAACGGAACAATTGCAACTTTCCTTATTATCATGGCTTTCATAGCTCTATTTGCAGGAACTGCTTACTGGATAGGAACAAATCAACTTCCTCGTGATGTAAAACAATATGAGCAACTCATAACACAAATGGATACACAGGAAAGCAAACAGGCCTGGATTAAAGAGTTTCCAGAGACATATGGACTTGATTGGCAAGGGTGTTTAGACTGGTTATCCTATCACATGATATATGGTCTCTCTAACAGAACTAAGGTTCTATGGGAAGTAAAGGTAGATAATGAAGGAAGACCCCAAGATCCTATTGAGATAATGAAATCTACCTGGATTACAAACCTTACAATAAGAACTGATATGGGTTATGGAGAGTACTATTTAATCTCCAAGTTTCCATGTGTTCTAGGTCTATGTGGTGAACACACCATAGTCTATACCCAGTTACTCCTAGTTAATGGTTACTCACCAAGAATGATGATAGGACACCATGATGAAGGAGACCATGCTTGGGTAGAGATAGATGGATTAACTACTATAACTATAGATCCTACAGATGCAGTAGCATGGAGACAAAATAATCCTACTTCTTTCTGGGATTATTGTCCTAATATTTCTAGAACTACAAATAAACTCTGGGGAGATAGGGTATGGACACGAGTCCATAGGATAAGTAAAAGAGGAACAACAGAAGTAACGGAGGAATATAATAATGAAGTTTAAGGGTAGTGACATAGTCAAGACTCCAGATGGTAAATCCTGGTTCTATGATGAGAAGCACCATCAATGGATAGAGGTAACAGAGTCTAAGAAGATGAGAAAGAGTACCTTTGTCTCAATCTAAGAAAGAGGAATAATTAATGGAAAATACACCTTTCCTAGCTAGTCAGAAACACAGAGAAGGTGAGATACAGGAATCTCATGATGAGATAAGGGACTACTATGACTTTAAGTTCTGTCCCTGGTGTGGAGTAGATCTCATAGAAGAACTTCAATCGCGAGGTAAAGAAGATGAACAAAAAGAAATGCCCGAGTTGTAAGGGTAGAGGCGGATGGTTCATACCTTCACATAGACCATTCTTTCTTACATGGTTTACCTGTGGAATGTGTGGAGGAAGTGGTAGAATAGATGACAATGAATCCAAGTCAGAGAACTGAAGAATATATCATACTCTTTGATACGAGGTTGAAAGGAATAAACATTCTTATAGATCAGAAATGTTATGAACGAGTAAGTAAAAAGAAGGATATACTTCCTATGATTATAGAGATTATCAAGAACAAGAATGCTAATAACTTACAGGTCTTTGTCCTAGGAAAAGAACTTAATGTCGAGTGGGAATAATGGATCCAAAACTAGTGTGGGAGAGGGTCTTTAAATCAGATGAGGAGATATACTCAGAGATGATTATAAAGAAACTTCAGAAAGAAGCAGATCAAAAGGCAAAACGTCATAAACTACGAACTAATGCCCTTCATTTCATTAGAATCCATGAGTATGAGATAGTTTCCAGAAAGAAAAGAATGGAAGTTCATAAGTGTAAGCTCTGCTCTAAGTTACAGACAAGGAAAGAAAATGGTGCAGGAAGCTGGAGCGGAGAAATAACTGGTTTTATGTTTCTTGTGGCTGTTCTTTTAACCATATTCTCTCTAGGAATGTTAAGTAGTGGTAGTTCCCTTGGACTTATCCCAGGTACCTTAGGAATAATATCAGCATATATAACACTGAAACGAGCTATGGAATAATTTGGTAGTGAGAAAATGACAGACCTATTAAGACACTCAGAGGGGATATGGAGAAGTATCTATGTCTTCGCTCTGATAAAAGAGCATTATCGTATTATTGAATGGTTCAAGAAGGAGATGAAGAAGCTTAAGATAGAAGGATATTCATGGTGTCACTATGGAGAAGTAAGAGGTCCAGTACCTGTTCTTTGTGAGAAGGAACATATTACCTTTAGAGTAGACTTCCCAGGAACTACATCCTATAATTCCTTTAGAGCAGATCTAGAGAAAACAGAATGGAAATGGGAAGATCATGGTTATGACGAGCCTCTCTGGGTTAAAAGGGCTTATGAACTAGGAACTAAGCTCTATGAGATGGTAATGGAAACAACTAAAGGACCAGATGTAAATATGAACAATAACTTTATGAGAATACTTCTACATGGTTTCTTTAATGATGCACACATGAACTCTAAAGAGGAGACAGAGTTCTACTTATTCCTGTTTCAGTCTTACTTAACAGCTAGGTATGGACTAAGGCCAGGAGGAGTTAACGATAGTATCCCATAAGAAAGAGGTGGAAAGGATTGGTTAGGAAAGTGGAAGGAAGTATAGAACTAAGCAACAAGCTCATGGAAGTAATTGTTGCTGATCTGAAGAAACTCTATGGTTCCTACTGGAACTTTGAGATAGGGTTTATGGAAGGTTCAGATCCTAAGAAGAACTTCAGTTTGAAGGTTAAAGTATACAAAAGGTAAGGAGGAATTGGAATGGAAGTAAGAGAGAAGATTAAAGCACAAGTCAAAGAAATCAGAAGGTCTTTGTTCGGTATAGATGAGATCATTAAGATATACTGTCTGAGTAAAGCTGCAGATCTGACAGTGCTCATGCTAGGGGAACATGCTATTGCTAAGTCCTCTTTGGCTAGAGATTGGAGCACTACTACAAGTCTTGACTTTCGTATAGTCACTAGCTCAGAAGTAGATGAGGCAATGATAGCCTACATAGACCCTGCTATCTTTAGAGAGAAGAATATAGTTCAAATGAAAAGAGGAGAATTGATGCTGAGAGATCACATACTCGTAGATGAATTCTTTATGTGGTCTAATAAGTACAGGGCCAAGTTACACCAATTGCTTGAAGAGAAGACATATGCTGGTCTAGATATAAAAACTAAGACATATACCTTTGCTAGTAACCCAATTACGGAACACTATGCAGGACAACAGGATGAACGGAACCTGGCTACAGAGGATCGTATTGACTTACTGTTACCAATGTACCAACCTACTGTAACTCCCACCCAGAAGATGATGATGAAGTTCAATAAAAGAGGGAGACATGAGATAGAACTAGAACCCGTAGTTACATGGGATAATTACCTTGAAGCAAGAGATGACATTATGAAGGTAGAGATACCTCCTGACTTAGTGGTATGGCTTACCCTCTTTGCAGAGTCTTTGAGTGCATGTAAGTACTCAGCTTCTAAGTTTGATGTATCTAGGGCTAGGATGCATACACTATGTGCAGAATGTAATCAACGTAAGCATCTCTGTGCTAAAGTAGCATTATCTAAACCAAGATTCCTAAGGGCAACTATCCTTCTAAGTAAGGCACTTGCATGGTATGATGAAAGGGAGACAATCTCAGAAGAGGATGTCTTTGCTTCTGTGAAGTATACACTACCACACAGAATGATATTCCTACAAGAGGAAAGAACCATCTTCGAGGCAGAAAGAGCTCTTCCAGAGATCCTACAAGAGTTCATAGATGACTTTAACAACTGGGAAAGCAGAAAGATCTTTAGTCACCTTGAAGCATTGATTCTAAAAGCAATAAATGATAAGAGTCCATACTTTGACCTAGAATCAGCTAATAATCTCCAGAGTGAGGTAGCAGAACACTTAGCCATAAATAACTATGTAAAAGAGGCCGTAATGAGGGTTCAACAGGAAGTGAAGAAACGTTACAGAGTAATCCTGAATGCTGGAAAGATCACAAATGTTGATGATATAAAGGAACTACTCAATAAATCTGGCTTAAACCTCTATGATAAAGGAGAGATCCTAGAAGAGTACATGTCGAAGAATGAACTCTTAACCTTCTATCATGAGCTAGACAGAAGAGATACGAAGGCTCTAGAACGAGTAGCTATTGCAGTAAGAGCACTACATCAGACAGAAACTCCTAATGTAAAGATAAAGTCCAAGATCAGATTAGTGAAAGCCTTTAAGAGAGAAATAACCTATGCCTCAGACCTGATACTAATCAAGGAAGAAAGAGGAAGGATTAGGATAACAGCTTCTACACCTGATCTAAAGAAGAAGTTCGAGAAGTTACTGGAGGAAACTAAATGAGTTATCTACCTAAAGAGGGAAAGAGAGCAGATTCCTTCCCTGACTATAGTAAGTACTTCTACGACTTCCTAAAGATACCTGAGACAGAGATCTTTAAGCAGTCTAAACAGGAAAGGGTAAAGCAAATTCTAATCATTATAGCAGGAACTATGGGAATAGGTAAGACTACACTCATAGAGAACATCATCAATAACCTCCGGAAACACTATGGAATAGAGAAGACGAATACAGTTTATTCCCAAGTTTCCGCTAAGGTTCTAATGGAGTATGGATTCAAAGGAAATCCCATGAGAGGATGGGATGCTGAGAAACCTATTCAGATATTAGTCTTTGATGATGCTACCTCTGCAAGACTAACTAAGAATGATCAAAGACAGTTCTGTAAGATGAGACATCAGATGATGGATGATACAAAACTGACTGAGGGAGTAATATTCTCAATCCTGGTTACTCATGATTGGTATCGACTAGATCCTAACTTCCGTAGAAATGCCATTGTAACAGCCTTTCTCTCAGTATCTCCTCTAGATCAATACTCAAGAAGAGAGTATGGTAGAATCTTAGGAGAAGAAGGAGTACACTTTCTTTCAGAGAGATTATCTAAGTCTCTACGGTTTGATAAGGATAAGGGAACTGGTCTGGTAGTTCTACCTTTTGTACCTCCAGGAGAAAGGTCTAAGAAAGTAGGCTGTATTAAATGGAAGAACATACAGGATGTGAACTACATAGTTATTAAAGAACTTCCCTCGGGAAGATTAGTATGGAAGGAAAAGGTGAAACAGAAATGAATGAAAAAGTAAACATGATAGAGGATGAGGAAGAAGAAATCTTAGAAAAGACAGGCCCAGATAAGAAACATAACGAGAGAGTCTTCAACTACAAGATTGCCTCTGAAGAAACTAGAGAGATAGAGGTAAGAGGAATTGCTTTCCTAGTTAAGTTCTACAAGACTACTACAGGAACTGCAGGGATCAGGGTTCAACTAGAAGACAATGGTCCAATATTCCAGAAGTTCTTAGAGTACTGTAAAGAGAACAAAGGTCAACGGATAGAGAAGGAAACACAAGCTAACCTAATGGCCTTCACTACATTTGGTAAACTAGATCAGGGACTAGAGTTCTTTCCAGTAATGGGATTCTATATCTTCCCATTTGGAGATAAGACTACAGAACCACATCTAGTATTCAATGAAGAGAAGGATGCTCCTGAACCTATGGAACGCTTAGAGGCATTCATGGACTACTACAAGAAGAAACTTGGTATAAAGGTAAGACCCAAGAAGAGCTCATTCGATAGTCTTAGAAAGCTTGTCCTAACAGAAATAGGTGACTAGTATGCCAACTCATGGAAGTATAAGTAAAGCAGGAAAGGTTCGTAATCAGACTCCCAAGATTGAGAAGACCCCTAGAAAGAAGAAGAGCCCTAAAGTAAACAACAGGAAGAAACACTACAAACGGTTCATACTAAACCAAGAAGTAGGACAGAGTGAAATAGGAAGAAGAAAACGTGGAAGACGCAGGGTATAATTCAGGTCTTTGCCCTAACCTTAAAGAATGTGGAGAATGGAGAGGAGAATGGTATTGGGGATTCTGTCATCAAGACTTTGCCTGGTCACGATGCCCTCTGTTTATAAAGACAATCAACCCAAGTTCTAGATATCTAGGTATGGAAACCTTCCTTAAGTATACTCAGTTAGAAGTAATGAGAAAGGCGTTGAAAGAGAATGTCAAAACCTATACAGGGAAACGTAGAAGTAATCACTAAGAAGAACTGGAAGAGGATTAAGCAGGAAGTAGAGGACTCTGTTCTCCGAGCCTGGAGAAATAGTAAACTTATTGTCCCTAGAATGGCCCTAGACTTCCGAGTACACTTCCAAGAAGTATATGCATCATCAACTGGTAGAATCTGGGCTTTTACCCCTTTCTGGAGAGGAAGAGTCTTTACCGATGTTATCATGATGCATGAGTTTCTCCATTGGGCTATATATCCTATAGATCTATGGAAGGGACTCTCTGACATGTTCAAGGCACGAAGAATGTTAGCAGAGGATCTTAAGTGGAAACCTACAAACAAGGAAACTGACCTCTATGGAGAGGTAGAGGACTGGTCAGGTTTTGAATATGACATTACAGAATTCAGCTTTGTCCAGAATATCTTAGGAGACTATCTAATCAATCTTCATATACATGATAACCATCCTATTCTCTTTGCTGATCTATGGAAGTTCCTTTACCATGATGGAACCTTCTATGAGCAACAGAAACAACTAAAGAGAGACTCTACCTTTATTCTCTACCTATCAGCATACCCTGATCTTCTAAGTGACATAAAGGAAGAAGTTACCCTGATAGATCCAAAGTCAGAGAAGGACAAGGATAAGATCATAGACATTATAGTAGAAGTACGACATGGTAGAATGAGTAAGGTCTACGCCATTAAGGAACTGACTAAGATCTTTCATCCGTACATAGTACAGGATCAGAAGGATTCTAAGGGTAACAAGGGAGCAGAACCAAAGTGTCCTAAGTGTGGTCACGATGAGTTTGAGGTAGTAGGGTACGAGGATCCAAAGACAGGGAAGTGGGTAGATGTCTAAAGGATACTTTAACCCTTCAATGAGACATGATCTACATTTCCATGATAATTGGGGAGATCATGAGTGTCCAGCTAATAAATGTGAGTACATTGTCTTTGATGACTTTGGATACAGAATCGTCTATTGTAAGAACTGTGGTCAAGCAGATAGAAGGAAGCTATAGAGGATGAACAGATGCCTAAGAGAATAGCATGCCCTAATTGCAAAGGACATCTTAAGAGAGGGAGCCTAGCTCTAGATGAGAGAGCCTGGGAATGTGAGAATTGTCATACGATCTTTACAGATAAATACCCAGTAGAAGAAAAGAAGGGAAAGTTTAACCCCAGTAAAAGATAAGTGTAATAGAACAGTATGAGTGACTCTCAGAATGAGTAAATTAGCACCTATAATATGTCCAAGATGTCTTAGTAAGGAACTAAGGATAGCAAAGGCTACGTTTGTCACTAAACCTTATCTGATTCACTACTGTCTATGTGGATGGGTAGAAACTAGAAAATACCGTAAAGGATTAGTACCTATGATCCTTAAAGATTCATTTAACCCGAGTATGAGATAGAATGTATAAACCTCCTCAGATATTTCAACCTAAACCTGCCCCTGTTTATCAATTCTTGGAGCTAAAGTGTCCTCATTGTGGGTATGAGATCTACCGACCCTACCGTGAATTAACAGACTTACCATCAGAAATACTATGTATAAAGTGTGGAAAGCACTACTCTGTATCCAGTCAATGGAATCCTTCGAGGAGATACTTATGAGTAAACATGTTCATTGTCCAAAATGTAATGCCCAAGGTTACTTAAAGGCACATAAAAAAGAATGGAGTATATTCATTTGCCGAAGATGCAGATGTCTCTTCTCAGTGTCACAGAGCGATTTAGAACAGATACATGAGACATCTGACACAGAAGTGGTACTCCCCTTTAATCCTAGTTCGAGGTAGTAATAATGAGAAGACCCCGGTTTGAGGAAGTCTGTATCCATCCTTTCTATCTTAAGAAGAAGAAACTATGTATCCACCCAGATGACAGAATCTTCTTCTTTGAACATCCGGCCTTCTTCGATAAATCTTTCTTTAGTTCTGATAAAGTATTCAAACCCTTTCAGTTAGGAATGATTTATGGATATGAGGTCTTTGTTCAGGATGATATGCAGATTATGCTCCTAAGTATGAATGGAGGAAAGAGTGTTGAAGATTAAGATAAAATGTACTAAATGTAATTGGGAAGCAGTAGTAGAGGTATCACGCTCCCCCTTAGGTTCTCTAAAACCAGGTAAAGCTATCAAGGGTACAGGGAAAGGACTGAAAGTTAAGTGGACAAAGGAACAACTGGATAAGGTTATGGATGCTGCTGGAGGACTAGGTGCCTCTAGAGATGAGCTAGGTCAGGTAGGTATCCGTGTCCCCATTCCTCAGTGGGTAGACGCCCTGGAACGTAGAAGACTTAGACAGTTTGTAAGGAAGCATCTAAAGGTCTCTAAAGATTTAAGAAACGCTCAGGGAGAAAGAAGTCAAGTATCTACTGCTCCTTGGCAAATGGGAGATTCTTTCAAAGATGTAGATCTAGCCTCTAGTGAAATTGCAGCCTATGGAGTTCCCGATCTTCGTCTTATTCCTGGAGTAACCCTACAGAAGAGGGTCTTTGAGACTACTAAGGGAGGAGACCGAGAGATACTTAGGGGAATAAAGTTCTTTAACATCATAGATGTCTCAGGAAGTATGTTCGGCGGATCAAGTCAAAGTCAAGGAAATATCGATAAGGTTCACAAAGCACTTATGATGGCCGAAGAGACATCAAAGATCTGTAAGAAGTTAGGTTATGACTACAACTTGTCTATCTTCTCTGGTATAGCTACTAGGATTCCCAAGAGAAAGATCAAAAGATTCTTTAAATCTGAGACTGAAAGAGCAACCTATCCTGGATGGAATGGAGGAACTACACTATCATCTGCTCTCGGACTATACGATCTAAAGGAACTCAAGGATGGAAACTTGGTCATAATGTCTGACATGGATATATCTGACTCTGAGGAATCTAAGAAGAAGTTGAAAGAGATAGGAAATGTAACCTCATCCTTCAAGGTAGTAATTATAGAGTATCGTTCTCAACTAAGGAAAGAAAGATTAATAAGAACAAGGGAACTATTTCCAGATAAGAAAGTACAAATACTCCGAATAGCAATCTAAACAGGAGGATCTATTATTGCCGAATAAAAAAGAAACAAAAGATTTCGAGATGAAGTCAGAATACTGGGAAGTAACAATAGACAAGGCAGACCATTCTGAGATTAAGTACATCATCGTCTTCAAGGATAAGGTGATCCCAGTGGGAGAACTAAGAAAGCTTGAAGAGGCTATAAGGAAGGTTCTCGAAGCATGTGGCCGTATAGAGACTTTGCATCCTTCAAAACGCCAATAAATCTTGACAAATGCAAGGTCTGTGGTACCTATGTCTGTCTTGTACCAGTGACCTATGGCAATGCATTGTTTGGATACGTCTGTGGCCTCTGTGCAGGGATCCTATTCACGAAAGGGAACCTTAGAATAGGTTTCAACCCAAGCTCTAGAAACCCCTGGAGGATAGTGAAAGTAAAATGACAAAAGTAATACTTGAAGAAGATTCCTGGATTAGATGGATAGACAAAAAAGGCAATGGTACAATAAGAGTAGGTCAAGTTAAGAGACGAATAAAGGATAAGCCCTTTGATAGTCAGAATATAACAGTGGCTACTCCTAACTATGGAGAAACACAGTTAGATGTTAGTACAATCATAGAGGTCTTCCCTAAAATAACAATAAGATTTAATCCTTCGGAGCGATAGAGATGAAACTACAAGGAATGTTCAAATGCCCTCAATGCGGAGGAGAGTTTGATGCATGCAGACCCAGTGGTCCTGGTAGAATCTGGGCTCATTGTGTAAGTTGTTCTCTAGTAGTTATTATAGAAGACTACAAACTCTGGCTAAGACGAGCACAGAGAAGAAAACAACAAAAAACGGGAGTTCATGGTAGTAAATCGTATTCAGGAACGTTAGTCTACCCAGGTTTTGATACAGGGAAAACAAAGGAAATAGAGAAAAAGGAAAAGGATGAATACAATCCAACGGAGAGATAATTAGATGCCTTATATAAAAGAAGAGGATCGTGTACCGATTAGTAGATATCTAAATGATCTGATAGCAATACTCAGAATCAAGACAGATAAGGGAAAACAAAGCAATGGTCAGGTAGTTTATGCTATCTATAGGATTATCAAGGAAGTCTATGGAGAAGGACGTTTTGAAGTAAAGAGTAATGCTTTGAAAGTCTTGGATGCTGCAGGTAAGGAATACTACAGACGAATCATGGTTCCGTACGAAAAAGAGAAGATCAAGGAAAATGGAGACGTCTAGTTTGGGTCTCAATTACTTTAAGTGTAAAATCTGTGGATTCTCTTTTCTAGAACTGTACAATCTTGAACACCATATGCTAACTTATCATAGGAAAGAACATACCCTAAAGAGGAAACAAGGTAACTTTGGTTGTTATTGGAGATGTTCCGAGTGTGGAATGGCATTCAAGAATGTGAAAACAGCTCTCAATCATTCAGGAGAAATGAATCATAATCCGACAGAGAGAATCGAACTGGATGGCTTTAATCCTTCGAGGAGATAATATGTGGGAATGTCCTTTCTGTGGTTCTGAGGCAGAGAGAGTCTTTCCTAGAGACTATACTTCGCGTTTAATCTATTGTCCAGTTTGTAAGGTTCATACTTCTCCAAACTAAAGATGGCAGAGAAAGAATTCAATCCAACAAAAAGAGGGGAAAATTAAATGAGTGATGAAGGAAAGAAAAAGATCAAGATAGACAGGTATAATCCAAGCTCTAGGAAGAACGAAATAATAGAGATAGAGCAGGTACAAATAGGAACAGTAAAGTACAAAGACATTGGAGATAACTTTGAATGCCTTGTAGGGATAGAGACAGAAGATTCGGATGCTGGTTTGTACAGAGGAAAGAGTGTAACTATGAACTCACCCAGGAGAATATCTAGGATTAGGTGGGATGTATCTAAACACCACAGCCTAGGAGATAGAGTAGATCTTAGTCCCAGAGATATTCAAGTCCTAGATGCAATCCTTCAATACCTAAAGAAAATGGGTTACCATGTGGGATAAGAAAGATGGGCAAAGTGAAAGACATACTAAAGAAACTTAGAGGAAAACAAGGGACTATTTCAGATCTAGAGATTCCACCGGATCATGTTAGATGTTCAAGGTGTAAAAAGACAGTTCCTAAGGGAAAGGCTACTGTTGACCTAGAGGCCTCGACAAGACGTACAGAGGTATGGGTCTGTGATGGATGTTTCTTTGGACATGCAATCTAAGGAATACCCCTCTAATCTTCGGGGAAGACTCTCGGAACAGACCAGATGTGAAGTCTGTAAAGACTTTCTCAATGATTCTTGGTGTCTAACAAGCGTATGTCAGATTTGTTGTGAGAAGGGACGTTGTAGGAGAAAAGAACATTGTTGTGTCTATCCAGATATCCTAGTTCGTCTACAGTATCAGAAAAAAGAAAGTGTGATCTATAATCCATCTAAGAGGATAAAGATTTGACCCTTAAAAAGAGAGAATGTTATTACTGTAAGACAGATGTTACTGAGGGTGAACGTCTGAGGATCAGTTTAATGGCAGGAAAGGCTAAGTATGTTGGTACTAGCTTACAAAGTAGTGGACAGCTTGAAAAGATTTATGTCTGTTCTGACTGTTCTAGAGATTACTTTGAACTCATAGTTATGGGACACAGTAATACGCACAATCACTTAAAGTTAATACTCCAAAGAATGATTCCTACTAAGAGAATAAAGAAAAGAGAATGGAACCCTACGGAGAGATAATCATGAAAGCCTATGTTGATGGATCCTCTACTGGTCTCTACGGATATGAGATAACTACTCCAAGAAAGGAGAGGAGTCTTGTCAGAGACCATCCAATGACAAATAACCAAGCAGAATGGTTAGCTCTAGTTCATCTACTTATGAACCTAGAGCCCAGAACAAAGTTAACTATCTTCTCTGATTCTCAGATAGTTGTTAATCAGTTAATAGGGGCATGGGAGACTAGGGACAAGGAGATGCGACACCTTAAGGGAGTTGCTAGGGAACTAATAGAGATAAAGGAACTAAACGTTAAGATGATCTGGATTCCAAGGAAACAGAATGTCTTTGGTTGGTATCTAGATAAGATCATGAAACATCGTAGGAAGAAGAGAAGGAAGCGTAGAGAGAGGATAAGGAGAGGATATAATTGAAAGAACTAAAAGAACTTCTAAAATCAGATAATCTAGTAATTATGGCTTGTCAGGAGTACCCAGGCTTTCCTGATGAAGTACACTTCTGGGGAGGAATGGGTGTAGTTGCTCAGTCTATCTCTGAGAGACTAGTCAAGAGAGGCTATGAGGTCCTAGTCATTCCTCGAAGAGTAAAGGAGTATGGAGCCGAAGGTGTCTTCTATGACCAGAAGAATGAAGTTAATGTTCTAAGTTTACCTACTCAAGCATTCCAAGCAGGAAGTGAGAATGGTGATCTCTATCAGATCTATCCTACTCGTGCAGGAAGGTCTATCCTAGATCACACCTTCACAACATGGAGGTACTTAGAGAAAATAGGGATGAAGGATCCTATCTTCCACTGCCATGATTGGTTAGAAGTAGGTACACTCAGGATGTCCAAGAAGAGTGGCTTCCGAAACATCTTAACAGTTCATATGTCTGCCATTAGAACAGAAGATAGGGTGGAAGCAGATAAACGTCTAGAACTAGAACGACTGGCAGGAGGTTATGCTGATAAGATCCATTATGTCTCCTTAGCTCAGATGAACTCTTGTAGGTTGTATCACTGGAATCATGATAAGAGACACTATGTCATAAAGAATGGTGTAGACATCAATAAGTTTACCCCACCTAAGGAACAACCTATAGGAGACTATGTCTTCTTTGTAGGGAGACTTACTCCTGTGAAGAATGTTACTGCCCTAGTAAATGGATGGAGACTCTTCAATAATAAATACCCAGGAGTAGAACTAAAGATCCTAGGAGCATCAGGTATCTCTAACATAGACGTTATGCAGGCTATTGAGAAGTTAGAACCTAATCGGAGAAACAAGGTAGAACTTAGGATTGAGATGGTCTCAGAGGAAGAAAGACTAAGGTACTACCGGAACTCTACTGTGTGTTGCTTCCCAAGTTCCCAAGAAGCATTTGGTATTGTAGCTGTAGAAGCACAATCCTGTGGAAAGCCTGTAGTAGTTGGAGATGTAGGTGGCTTTAAGGAGAATGTCCTAGAGGGAGTTACTGGTGTTCATGTCCAGGGTCACATTCCTGAGGAAATAGCTAGAGGTTTAGAACTAGCCTTCCTTAACAGAAAAGCATGGGGAAAGAACGCTAGGAAATTGGTCAAAGGTTTCTTTTCATGGGATAACCTGATAGATAACTATGTAGAGGAGTTGTATGAAGAATGAGATTCAAAAGGAAAAAGACCAAGACTTATATCAAGATAGAGTTTGATAAAAAGACTCAGGAGATTAGGATAGAAGTAGAACCAGAGACTGTAAGACCTACTGAGATAATCCAGACTCTTATGCTAGCAATAAACGTTATAAGCCAGACTCTACAAAAGGAGTTAAAGGCGAAGAAAGAAAAGAAGAAACCAAAGAAGTTGGGATATATTGGATGACTGGACATCACGGACATTCAGTTAATGAGACTAAGGCAAGATCCTTACTTAAGGCAATATCAGGAAGGGTAATTGAGATTGCTGTAGGAACCCTAGTCTTTGGAACAATAATCTCTATATTCTTTCCAAGTATTCCTAGTCCCTTTATAGCAGGGCTTGGTTTTAATCTATTAGAGGAAACAGTCTGTTTTATAGTAACCTATGGTACTGAAAGAGTATGGAATAAAGTATCCTGGGGAAGGAAGGTGTTAGATAAAATTGTCATACATGGATCCAGAGAAGAAGAAGATAGCACAGAAAGCTAAGTGGAGACACTACTATATCTGTAGAATATGCAAGAAGAAGTACAGAGGACGGAAACGATGTTCTAGATGTGGGTCTAGTAATAGAAGGGAAATACATCATGATGCCAGAAAGAAAGGAAGAAACTGATACGGGGATAGTTAATCTCCTCTGTGAGGAATGCGGAAGGATTACCCCTCATATCTTAGAGGAGAGAGGTAGAACTAAGAAGGTTGCAATCTGTGTCCTCTGTGAAGAAGAAGTTGGAATCTTAGGAACAGAGACAGAAGAATGAAAGATCAATATGGTAGACTACTTCAGTGTCCTCAGTGTCGTGGATATATGATTATAGGAGTCCATGTACCTTTTGCTTCTAGCAGACATCGATGCACAGATTGTGGTTATAAGGGTAGGGAAGAGTCCTTTAGGGCTGTTCCAGCTAAGGCTGTAATTGAATACTTTAATCCATCGGAGAGATAGTAATGAAAAATAGAACCCTTTCATCTAAGAAGAAGACACTTGACTTTGATAAGATAGAGATAATCATCAGAAGTCTAACCCTAGACGAGTTGACTATAGTCCTTGGAAAGATAAAGAACGGTCCTCTTCATGGAGCAAAGCAGGCACTTGAATATGGAATAGTATCTCCTCCCAGTATCAAGAATAATCCTGGAAGATTAAACGCTGAGATTGCACTTGTTGTTGCAACAGAGATTCTAACACTATCAGGACTATATGAGAAACCCCCCTATAACCCCTCCGAGAGATAAGTATGGGCTTCATTTCATCATCAACAGTAGAGTTTAAAAAGGCAAAGTACCCAAAGCTCACGATGGAAACTATCTGTGCTAACTGTGGAACAATGGGTTGGAAGACTATGATGAGGAAAACGGGTAGACTATGGGTCTGTAATAGCTGTTGGAAACTATTCAAAGAAGAGATAATGAACCAAAAGACCGACAATGTAACAGTTAGGAAAAGAAGGTTTAATCCATCGGAGAGGTACTGATGGAAACCACATGTTCCTTTTGTGGAAGGAAATCTAAGATTACTACGATAATCAGTAGTTTCTTTATTTGTGAGAGATGTCATCTAGAGTATGAAAAGACAAAAGCTGGAATGACTACAATGGAAAAGTATAAAGATAAACGATTTAACCCATCGGAGAGATAAAAATGGAATGTCCAACCTGTAATAAGGAGAGTCAACCTCTCTGTCCATTCTATGATGGATGTAAATATAGACATTCACAGCTCCAAGCAGAGAGGGTTTGCTGGAAGACACCACACTACTGTGACATCTATAGAAAGAAGAACAGAAGAGCACCCCCGACAGAACGAGAGGAGGAGTTTAATCCTTCAGAGAGGGATAATGATGTTGATATGTAGTGAGTGTCTTATGGACTATAAGCTCTCCAAACCAATGTTCCTTACCTCAAGGAGTAAAAGTCTTTGTGAAGATTGTAATCGGATCAGAACTTGTTTTAATATTCCTGCAAGTGTATACTCTTACAAGGATCTAAGGGACGTTAAGATACTAGAGAGAAAGAGAAAGAAATCATTCAACCCTTCGGAGAGGTAAGAATTGGGTGGACGAGTTAGTTGGGAAGATGCGTATACACCTTGTAAGAAAGCGATAGTACCTTTATATGGGGAGAAGAAGAAAGTAAAGTATAGTTATTGTAATGACTGTCAGTTTTCTTTTGAGAGGAAGAGTCGGAGGAAAGATTGTCCCAAGTGTGGATCCTATAACATTTCTTTTATGGGAGGGAGTTTTGTCCCAGTAAAGGGGATGTATTGGAATCCTTCAGAGAGATGAGGAGGAATGAGGAATTAATGCCTTGCAAACGGTTACCAAATGAGACACTTAAAGAATATAGGAAAAGAAGAGCTATAGAATACAAAAAGAGAATACAGGGATACTTCAGCTCAATTGATGAAGCCTTTGGTGACGCTATGGGAGACAATAAGAAATCCTTCAAAAAAGCCTTTGAATCCAGTACAGGTGTTAAGGTCAACGAGAAGACAAGAGTTAAAGTTAATCAGATAACAGATACAGAAGATGGTTGTAAACGTTATGATGGAAACAGAAAAGAATCATCTAAAAAGGTCAATGAAATAACAGATAAAGAGGAATGAGAAATGGAAAACATATGGAAAGTAGATATGAATCGTCTAATAAAACTAGTAGCAGAGAGAATGTATAGTGATCCAATTAAAGCAGGAATAAGAGAACTAATCACAAATAGTCTAGACGCTCGGGTAGGACAGGTAACGATCCGGATAGACTATGATGATATTCAGAAGACATTACATTATTCAGACTCAGGAATAGGAATAGATCCTAAGACCTTTAAGGATATCTATGGCAAGATAGCATCAGGCCATAAGAGACGTAAGAACTCCAGAGGCTTCTTTGGTATAGGGAGAATGTCCCTAATTGCTGCATCTAAGAAAGGAATGATAGTATCCTACAAGGATAATAGAGTCTATACCTGGTTCTTTAACAAGAAGGGATGGAATGGACCTGAGGTACAGGATGATGAGGATAAGATAGGCCATGGAGTCTACATCTATTTCAATGGTATAGAGATAGAGGATCTAGGAGAGATGGAGCTATGGATCCAGAAGACTTTTTCTGTTCCCCTAGCGAGAAAGGAATGTACCATCCAGTTCCAGATGGGGAGTATTTCTAGTCTAATTGATGATCAGTGGACTGTGTACCCTGAGATTAAGACTAAGAATGGTCCAATTCTGTTCTATGCTAAGGAACAGACAGATGGAACTCTTCATGTATGTCAGAAGGGAATCTTAGTAAAGGAAGAGAGTTATACCGGTCTAACTGTGTTCGCAGACCAGAGCTTCTTAGAGATTAAGACAGATAGGGAAGGTTTTATTAATAATGCTAAGTATCGTCAGTTCAACTCTATTGTGAAGAAGGAACTGGCTAAGATAAGACCACAGAAGAGCTTCAAGAAGATGGAAGTGCATTTCATTCGTAGACTTATGAAGGAGTTTAAGAAGTATTGGCTTGTCCAGGCAAAGAAGACTGATCCTGTTCTGGAGAAAGTAATACTAGAGTTTCCTAAGACAGGGAAAGAGTTAGTTACAGATAAACCAGAGACTAAGGAGACTATTCCACTTATTGATCAGCCAGGGTTTGAAGAGGTCAAGAAAGAACTAGAACTATGGGACAATGTACCAAGTGAAGGACTAGATGGACCTTTCCCACCACCAGAAGGACAAGAACACAAGGAAGGAACAAAGAGCACCGAGGTTATCAAGGCTGAAGATGTAGAAGGGGATAGAGCAGGTTACAGTACAGCTGCAGAAGCAGAAGACAATAAAATAATCAAGGAGAAGACGGTAGTAATAAAAGGAGCTAAACCCGTTGATCTTGGAGAGGATTATCCAATGGTCTTCTTTGAGACTGATCCATTCATACTTGTCTTCAATACCTCACATCCAGTCTTTAAACAACTGGTAGAGAAGGGGAAACTTAGCTCTGCTCAGTTAGCTGTTCTATTTGAGAGGATGTTTGAGTGTGCATACACTGATCGTTTCCCAGTAGAATCACCCGAAGAGTTGAAGAAAAGATGGAAGGAAGTCGATCTGAAACTCAAGGAAATATTCAAGTAGACTTCAACCCCTCAGAGAGAAAGGACAGACGAAAGAGGGTACTTAAGGCCCTTAAGGTTCTGGAGAGTACAGAGTATCTAACTGAGGAAGAATGGGATAAACTTAGTAGATTAAGGGAAAAGTCACGAAGGAGAGACTTTGTAAGATGGATGAAAAACCGAGGACTAAAGTAGGAAGAAGGACTTTACAGAAGAAGTACTGGGAATCAGATATCCACTGTACCATGAATCATAAGGAAGTGAAGATCTTCTCTACTGAATTCTGGCCTACATTATTTGGGTCTTCAGATTTAGATCTAATAGGAGCAAAGGGAACGTGGACTAATATTCCAGGATTTACTCTCTATTTCCAACCTAGTACAGAAGTAGTAATTGATTCGATAGTAGTATCCCTAAAGAGGAATGGTAGAACTTGGTTCATAGTTAAGAAGAAAATCATACCTGAGATTAAGATGCAATCTCAAGATACATTTAGACTAACAATACAAATGGATGAGTCATGGAATGGTAAGTAAGAAGAGAAAGGTAATATTAACCTTCAATCCTTCATCTAGAAACCCAGTTACATTAGATGAGGATGGGTTGGACTTCATTGAAAGTACAATCCGAAACGCAGGAATAAAGTTTGCTGATGAACAGGATAAGCAGACCATGATTATCCTTATGGGGATAATTAGGAAGAAACTTAAACATGAATCTGACTTTGCTCAGAAACTTAGAGAGTTTCTAGAGATAGATAAGTTGATACAGGAGAATAAGGTTGAATGGTGTGTTAAGCAATGACAGAACCAGCCTTTAGACATGGGAAGTATGAAGATTGACTAAAAGATCTAGTGTTTCTACTGAACTTGTTACCTACAGATGTCCTTCTTGTAAGACCTTTAATAAGCCGTATTTCCATAACAGAAAGGGAATTGCCTTTACTCTATGTTCAGAGTGTAAGGCTCAGTATAAGACAAGTACTAAGGCATCTGCTAGCTTCCGTAAGTTCTCCTCAAGACATGGAAGAAAGCCTAACCGAAGTCCTATCCACTACTCCTCATCTGAACGTTCAGGAAAGAAGTTCCTAGAGAAGTTAGGGTTAGTAGAGGGATTTGACTTCTTCCATAACCCACGAGTAGAGACGGTAAGTGTAAATGGAAGGAAGATGTACTACTGGTTAGACTTCGTAGTTCCTGCAGTTAAACTTGTGATAGAGATCTCTCCTGAGATGTGGCACAGGTTAGATGGTGTTCCTGAGAAGGATGAGAGGAAACGTAAGTTCATAGAGGATCTCGGTTGGACTCTTATTGATCTGAAGACTGCTGATGTCAGACGTCTAAATAGAACAAGACCTAACTCTTCTAAGAGAACCAAGGTGTGTAGGGAACTTGATAAGATACTTAAATTAAAAGAACAAGGGAAAAGAGGTGAAACTAAGTGTTGTTGACTATCATTATTGTAGCCTTTATCATAAGTCTATTAGTTACTTACCGAAACTACAGAAAGGTTAGGGCCAGAGCAGAACCCTATAATCCATTCAAAGAAACTAGAATGAAAGTTAAAGTAGGCTGTACTAAGTGTAACTACACAAAGACTAGAGCCTTTAAACACTCTGAGTACATCTTCCAAGAGATTGGTAAGTGTCCTAAGTGTGGAAAGACTACAATAATAAAGGGAATATACCATCAGAAAAAGAAATCAAGAAAGGAAATAAAGTGGGAAAAATGGCTAGCGCAGTGGCAGTAAAGAAAAAGGAAAGAATAGGATTTGACTTTGATAATACACTGACTAGGCTGCCATTTCCTTTTAGTTTCCTAAATAGGGTATTCAACTGTGCTCAGACACCTAGGTTTATCTATGAAGTCTACTTTAATGTAATGATTAGATTGCCTATATTCCTGAATCATAAGAAACTCAAGGTTATTAAACTGTTCTCAGATCAGTATGACATGTTTATTATTACTGGAAGATGGAATGGTGAAGTACCGATAACTTACCTTCTAGATAAGTATGGGTACTTTGTAGCATTTAAGGGAATCTATGCACCCCATCCACCTCCTAGGGTATCTATTCAATCATTCAAATGGTATAACTGTAGAAGACTGGATCTTGATTGGTACTTTGAGGATAACTACTATACTATCTATTACCTATGGAAGAGGGGCATAAAGGTAGTGAGGGTTTAGAATGAAATGTGTAGATAAGAAAGGTCATGAATATGGCTTCGTAGGTTACATGGTAGTCTGTGAAGAGATTCAGGGAAAGACAGAGAAAGGACGAAGAACGCCACAACCAGGAACCGCAGGGCCTGTTATTCTTAAACTACCTGAACACTTCTCTGCAAAGATAGAAGTCTGGCAATGTCTTAAGTGTGGTCACATTAAATTAGCTCCTGCTGTCTTTACGAGGTTATAGAGATGAAGTACCATAGAATTGCGAAGCAGTGTCCATTCTGTCCCACTATTAAATCAGCTTATACCTTTAAGACATTTCATGGATTACGTAAGCACATCCTCCAATGGCATCTTCAAACAAAGAAAAGAAGGAGTTGGTATATTTGGTCAAGAGGACGGGGAAGATTCCCGAACAAAGAGAAACCTGCTTTCATCAGAGTCTATAAAGTGAAGTACTCTGAATATCGTGATATTCCTGTAAATGGGATGGCTCACGTAGAAGCAATAGTTCAAGATCACTGTAAAGAATTTAATCCATCTATGAGGGGGATAAAAGTATGGCCGATGAATTAGATCAGAACTGGTATCCAGAGTATGTCTACATTAATGAGGAAGTAAACCGTCTCTATGATAAGGAGAGAGAAAGGATTACTCAGAAGATCACTAATCGTAAGACAAAAAGGACTCTAAGGAAGAACCTTCAACTTATTAGGATCTTTCTTCCAGAGAAGGATTTTAAGTTCCTAGAGAAGCACAAGGCCTTTAGGAAGTTACATAATCTTGGGGGAATCCCCGTAGTCAAGATCAAGGAAGATAAGATCAGGATAGATACTGAGGTAGTTAATCCTAGGAAACGAAAGAGGAAGACGGTTATTTATGTCAGGGAAGACAAATAAGAGACCCTTCGCATCTTTCAAGATAACCTTTCGAAACCCTAACTCTATGCACATGTTCCATGATGATGAGGGGATAACAAAGAACATGATCATTGATGTAGTAAGGAATGCTACAGAGTATAGGAAGGATCCTAGGAAACTTAGAAAGAGAATACGACTCTTCCATATTACTAAACACTTAACAGAAAGGGTCAGAATAACAGTTGTCTTTCAGATGTTTCCGAATAGAATTCATATCCTAAATGCCTGGTTAGGTTCCTTTCACCATAAGAATCTGTATGAGAAGATAGGAATAAAGGGCGAAGAAATAAAAGAGATGTGGAAAGAGAAAACAGGAGAGAAAGGCAATGACTAAAGATAGGCCCAGTTGGTACGCCTCAAGATGGAGAAGCTCCTATAATTGGGATACCAATAAATCAACAGTTCTGCATGAGAAACCAATTCGTTGTCCTTACTGTGGATATTATATGGGATTCCATATAACAACAGGATATGGATCACATTCCTCTGACAATTACTGGATTTGTCATCAATGTCGAATGAGTTTACCAAATCAACTAGACTTCAGACCTGAGTTTCTTGAAGGGGCTAGGAAGAACTACCGTAAACATCTGAAGAATGAAATGGAGAATACGAAAGGAAAGTTTGATAGACTGAAAAACCTTTATAACCAATATGGAGTATACTTTACTAAAGAGGAGAAACGTGACAGGCTGATAGAGACGATTGAGGAACAGGGGAATAAGAATGCAATACAAGAATAAGGATAAAACGAATCCTACTTCAAAGGACTTCGGGGCATCTATGCATACCCCTACCAAAGTTCTAAAGGAAGCCAAGCAAGCTAACAGAGGAAAGAGAGTAATGAGGAAGGTCTTTGACGCAAGGAGATACCCTGATAGGGAGTCAATAGACTTAGGTGTCTGTTGGATGTGTTGGATGGATCTTACAGAGGAACCATTAGAGAAGTGGAGAAGAGAACCCTACAGCTTTGTTATCCCTCATGATCAAGTTTGTCCCTTATGTGGATACATGCACTGGAAGGGAAGGATATGGTATCCATTTAGGTTCATTAGAGGTTATATTGGTAATCCATCAAGTAGACATGGAATTAGGGGAAGGAAGTAAGATGATGAAGAAGTGTAGTTTATGTAAGAAGGAGATCTGGTGTTGGACAGAGATCGATGGTAAAGCAGTGTGTAATGACTGCAGAGAAAATAATGTCTGCACAGGGAAGAAAGGGAAACCTAAGCCTATAGTGAAAGTCCATAAACCCAGAAAGAAACCTTGGCTTAGGATAATCATTCGTAGATCTTGGAGTAAACCTTGGATAAAGTTTGTACTCAGGAAGAAGAAGGGAGATGAGAGATGATGAGTAACAAGGTAAGACAGAGAACAAGTAACCGTGTAATGCAATGCCCCAGATGTGGTTCCAAGGATCTTGAAGAGGTAGTTTGTTGTGGGGGTAAGACAAACTACAAATGTAAGAAGTGTAAGCTTCTCTCAAGATCTAAAGATGTAAAGAGAGGAGAATTGCCCTCCCAAAATAAGGAGAAAAAAGATAATGAGAAAGAAACTTAAGTTCTATCTAGTAGGTCCAATTCAGTGGACTGAAGACTTTATGAACTGGAGAATAGATCTCAGAGAGTACCTAGAAGATCAAGGACATGAAGGACTTCTTCCCTGGGGAGAGATCTATCACGGTAAGATGGGAAGATTAGTCTTCACTAAATGGGCAAAGAGTATGTCTAGGGATGATTATCTAGGGAGAGTTAGAAAGTACTTTAGAAAGTACGTTATCAAGTGGGACATCAGGGCTGTGGAGGCATGTGATGGTATCATATTCTGGTTACCTAAGGATATACCAACTGTAGGATCCCATGGGGAATGTACTTTAATCTACTACCTAGTTCATCACAAAAAGCTTGCTAAGTGGAGAGCAAGTCATAAGAAGATCTTTGTGGTAACTACAATTCCTGCTAAGGATCTTTCTTACTGGCTAATTGGTTGTTCTGATAGAATATTCTTCAATTGGAACGAATTTAAGGCCTATTTCGGTAAGCGTTTTAACAATAAAAAGAAGAAGGTGAATAACAAATGACTAAAAGATGGAAGTATAGGAAAGTAACTCCTGAGAACAGAAAGAACATGAAGGACCTAAGGGAAAAAGGATGGTCCTATGTAAAGATAGGAAAATTGTTTAATATAGATCCTCACTCTGTCCGTTATTGGATAGATGAAGAATATAGACAACGATGTATTAAGCGAGCTAAGAGTAGAAAGAGGAAACCCCTTACTGATGAGCAGAAAACAAAGAGGAAAGTCTACATTAGGAAATACATCAAGAAGAGATATAACGAGGATCCTGAGTTTAGAGAGAGATTTCTAGGCCATACTAAGAAATGGCAGAGAAAGAACAAGGCAATGAATAAAGTGGGAAGTGAGAAGAATGCCTAAAGAATGGGAATACATGGATGAACATGCAAAGAAGAAAACTAGAACACCCTTAGATGACAAGATAGATGGGAGATTGATGAAGAAGAGAATCTTAATATTAAATGGTGAACTGGAAGAGGAAAGAGTTGATAGAATCTGTAGAAAACTGATCCTCCTAGGAACAGAGAAGAGTAAGGCTCCTATCAGGATAATCCTTAACTCTGTTGGTGGAGAGGTCTTTCTAGGACTTCTAACCTACAATACCATAATGGATCTTAGAAGCAAAGGAATCCCTATAGAGATAGAGACTCGTGGACTAGCTGCAAGTATGGGTTGTATTATTCTTCAATCTGGAAGTAGAAGAATAGCAAGAAAGTATACCCGTTTCCTTATACATGAGATTACCTCTATCACCTTTGGAAAGTCCTCTGAGATTAAAGAGCAGGCCCAAGAGATTATAAAGCTGAATAACATGCTTCGAGACATCATAGCAAACCATACAGGTAAGACTCCTAAACAGATTAGGAAACTTTGGTTTAAAAAGGATGTTTGGATGTCTGCAGAGGAAGCATTGAAGTTTGGTCTGTTAGATGAGATAGTCTAGCAATTCTCATACAAGAACAAATCGGAGATAAAATAATATGACATTAAAATTAAGTGAAAACGCTAAATATATTCTAAGTCAGAGGTATCTCTTAAAGGATGAGAATAGGGAACTCATTGAAACACCTATACAGATGTTCAGACGGGTTGCTAAGGCAGTAGCAGCATCAGAGTTTAAGTACGGAAAGACCAAGAAGGATGTAAAGAAGTATGAACGAGACTTCCTACGGATGATGACTAGTCTGGAGTTTCTACCCAACTCTCCTACGTTGATGAATGCAGGTACAGATCTAGGTCAGTTGAGTGCTTGTTTTGTTCTTCCTGTAAGTGATAGTATTGATGAGATCTTTCTAGCAGTAATGTATACTGCAAGGATTCACAAGACTGGAGGGGGAACTGGGTTCTCATTCTCACGATTAAGACCAAAGGATGACATTGTTAAATCTACAGGTGGAGTAGCCTCAGGTCCCCTATCCTTTATGACATGTTTTGATACTGCTACAGAGGTAATTAAACAGGGTGGAAAGAGAAGAGGAGCTAATATGGGTGTCCTCAGAGTAGATCATCCTGATATCCTAGACTTCTTAGTGGAGAAGGAGCAAGAGGGGAAACTTAGGAATTTTAATCTCTCAGTTGCCTTAACTGATAAGTTCCTAAATGCTGTAGAGAAGGAGGCAGACTTCAGTCTTATTAATCCAAGAACTAAGAAGGTAACCAATACTATTAGAGCTAGGACTATCTGGAACCTTCTAATCACTATGAGTTGGAAGAATGGAGAACCAGGAGTCATCTTCTTAGATCAGATGAATAGGGCAAATCCTACACCAAAGGTAGGAGAGATAGAGGCTACAAACCCATGTGGTGAACAACCATTACTACCCTATGAATCCTGTAACCTGGGTTCTATTAACCTCTCTAAGTTCATCAAGAAGAATGGACAGATAGACTGGGAGAAACTTAAGAGAACGGTCAGACTAGCAGTTCGTTTCCTAGATAATGTAATAGATGCTAACAAGTATCCACTACAGGAGATAGCGAACCAGACCCTAGCTAATAGAAAGATAGGTCTGGGAGTGATGGGCTTTGCTGATCTTCTTCTAAGACTAGGAATAAGGTATGATACCAAGAAGGCAGTAGACCTTGGAAGAAAGATAATTAAGTTCATTAAAGAAGAGGGATTTAAGATGTCACAGGAGCTAGGAAAGGAGAAGTCAAGCTTTCCGAATAAGAGAAGGTCTATCTTTAAGGATATACCCTACCTAAGGAATGCCACAATTACAACCATTGCACCTACAGGAACAATCTCTCTAATAGCTAACTGCTCCTCTGGGATAGAACCAATCTTTGCAGTGGTACAGAGAAGGAACGTAAAAGAGAGTCTAGGAAAGGATCTAATAGAAATCAATCCTGCCATTAAGATCTCCCTTGAGTTGAAGGGACTATGGTCTGATGTCATGGAGGAAACTTTGAGGAAGACAGAATGCGCTAAGTGTCTCTTGATTCCTAAAGCAATGAGGGACGCCATAGTTACCTCTGCTGAGATCTCTCCTAAGTGGCATGTAAGGATGCAAGCAGCCTTTCAGGACTATACGGACAATGCTGTTTCCAAGACAATAAACCTACCCAATAAGTCTACTGTGGATGACATTGAGAGGGTCTACCTATTAGCTTATAAGTTGGGATGCAAAGGTATTACTATATACAGGGATGGAAGCAGAATATTCCAGTTATTAACTAAGGGAGGAAGGGTATCATGCCCCAAATGTGGTTAAAGTGTCCATACTGTGGTCAACCCTTCAAAAACGATTTCAGAATGAAGGAACATTGTTGGCAAAGACATTGGTGGACAGGATACGTAGAGAGATACGTGACAATGGCGTTTAATCCATCCTGTAGATATGGGTACTGGGATTAAAATGAAGTGTCTTATATGTGGTGGTAATATGGTAAGGATGCCTGTCCAGAAAGACTGTGGTCAAGGACACTGCAGTATAGAATGGAAAAACGTTTGCAATAATTGTGGAGAAATGAGTGATTAAAATGAGTAAACAAGGAATAGGAAAAAGAACAAGCATTAGAAGTTATCCAGGAGTAACCCTAGACTTAATGGAGAGAAAACTAAAAGTGATTGATATTCCTTTGCAACCAGGTCAAACCTACAGCGAAGTCATCTTTATGGGTGATTTTCATGTAGGAAGTGATGGTTTCTCAGAGCATCAATTAAAAGCATACCTAGACTGGATCAAGGATAACCCGAGTGTTAGAGTCATTCTAATGGGAGATTTGGTTGAGGTTGGTGATCTATCTGGTCATCTACCTGCACAGAAAGAAGCATTTAAGGATCAAATCATTAGACTGGTACAACTACTAGAACCAATTAAGGAACAGATTATCTGTATCCTAGAGGGTAACCATGAGGAGAGATATGCACGAGAAGTAAAGAATGCTATTGAGTTTTCACATTACCTAGCTCTTGAGTTAGGTATCTCTAGGAAGATACTGAAACCTGGACCTCAGAAAGGACAGATAATGGTTCTAAAGGTAGGTGAACAATACTATCCTATCTACTGTATACATGGGAATACCTCATCCATCTATAATAAGGGTACACAACTCAAGAGGATGGCCTTTACAACTAAGCTTCCCTTAATTATACATGCACATACACACCAGATCTATCATGATCACTACATCTATCGTATGCCTAACAGGATAGCAGGGGACTTCTATGAGTCAGTATTTGAACAGCACTGGGTAGTCTCAGGTTGTTTTGTTAAGTACCTAGGTTATGCAGAACAGAAGTCATATCCAATGTCTAAGATCGGAGCTCCTATAGTTCGCTTCTTTGGGGATTCGCAGGGACTAATGGTCATAACAGATGCTATGTTCTTCTATGGGATAGGAAAGAACCCCTCTTATTAAGATCTTCTTCTATAGGATGGAGGAAGGATGGGAAGGAAGTTAAAGTACGAGAAGATTCTATTTCCTAAAGATAGACCTAAGTGTCCACGTTGTGGTGGTTTACATGTTATCTCTAGAGGAGTGGAATGGGGATGTGGTAACTGTGGTAGGAGATGGGCAAAGCGTTTAAACTGGGGAAAGAACTATGAGAAAAAAGAGATGGACGGAAAAGCAGTTAAAGGAGAAGATTGAAGAGATAAAGGGTCAGGTCAACTACCAGAAAAGGACTATTAAGAGATCAGAAGATGAGATTAGAGACCTAGAGATCCTTCAAAGATACTTTAGGGAGATGCTGGCTAAGAAGTATGATAATCCCTCGTCAGTTAAGTTCGGAGGTCCCCAGAAATGAAAGGTCATAAGAACTTTAAGGTTCTAAGGACATGGAAAGGAACAAGTTATAGGTTGTTTGAGTTGGTTAAATGCCCTGAGTGTGGGATTAACTTCGTAAGGGATATTAATCATGAAAGGTACTGTATCATAAAGATTCCCTCAGTTTGCCCAGGTTGTAGATATCCTTGGACCTATTACCAGAAACTTAGGGAAGAATTAGAGAATAAGGGTATACCGAAGGTAGCTCCACCATTTAATCCTACGGCGAGGGTACAGTAATGTGTCAGAACCCCTGGAAAGAGTGTAAGAAACCAGGATGCGTTGTCCTAATCCTTTATAAGAAGTCGAGTAAAGAGATATGTAAGAGGTGCTGGAATGAAATCGCTGTTTCCGATCGGGAGTGGGGTAACTCTAAAAGACGCACTAAAGAATAGGTATCCCGGTCTAGAGTTTGATATAGAGGATGACATTACACGGGGAAGGAAGATGATTAGGATTTCACTAGAGGATACTGAGACGTACAGAATCGATGTAGTGTTTAGTCAGACTTTGTTAGCAGCAGGACGTCCAGAACTAATGTCAATGCACATAGATAGTGCAGTAAAACGTCTTAGGGAGTATGTAAGACAGGAAAAGTGGGGAGAGAACAATCCATCATCAAGGTGGTACTGTTGAGTATTGAGTTAATAGCTATTTTGGCTGCAGTGATTATTTCCCTTGTTAATCTGTTGCTTGGTCTTCTAAGGACTTATTATGCTAAGTACACAAAGAGGACCTACCAAGGTTCAGTAAATTACTGGTCCTCCTGGCAGAAAAGGAAGTTTGATGTAGCAGCCGAGGTTCTCAAGGAGATGGGAATAGAGTCTCCTGAGGATATGAGGAAGTTAATGAAGAAGATTACGAAAGAGAAAAAGAGGAATCTAAAAGAGAAAACAAAGTAGGTGGAAATAATGGAAGAAAAAAGTGAAGTAACGTGTGAAGATGGCCCAGCCTGTTCAGGATCTGTAGAGAGAACAGGTAAAGCAACATCAACAGTTAAGAGTGAGATAACAGAACAAACAAGGAGAGAAGTGAAGACTTTTGCAGCGCAGATTCTTAAGGTCCTAAAATCCTATGTCACCCAACAGGATAAAGACTATGAGGAATGGCTAGGAGTGAAAGCTGAGGATAGAGTAACAGTGTCTGTAGAGTATCCACTTTACCAACAATCGCAGGCCTGTTATGCTGTCAATACACTAATAGATAAGACTGCTAAGGTACATAAACGGACAAGTTACTGTGGAGGAGAGAGAAGTGCAGCAGACTATCAGGATGTAGAGATTAAAAGGGAAGTATACCAGAGTCTCTTGGTAAGTGGGAAGATATTCTTTACATGGAAGAAAATGAAGTGTATCGCAAGTGTGTTCTTCTCAGGTAACTACTCTGAGGCTAGCTTTGTCCATGCCAAGAAACATGCTAAGACCAGTAAGAAGTTCCAAGCTGAGTTAAGAGAGTTCATGTGCAAACATAACTATTTCAAGGGTGAGAAGTTAGAGTTTATGCCCTACTCCAGAATAAAGTTCCTAAGTTTCCCAGATCTAGACTGGAATTCTCTTATCCTAAAGAAAGAACTCAAGGATGAGATAGCCCTTAACCTTATCTTTCCGCTACATAACCAGAAACTATGTGATAAGTTCAATGTACCCTGGAGAAGGGGAGTACTTCTAGCAGGGGTTCCAGGAACAGGAAAGACTCAGTTAGGGAGAGTACTCTGTAACAAGTTAGATGGTATAACAGTAATCTGGGCAACCTGTAAGTCAGTGCAAGATGTGAGCAGAGTAAGGAACCTCTTTGAGATAGCAAGAAACTTTGCTCCTACACTGATAGTAATGGAGGATCTAGACTTCTATGGCCAAGATAGGGAGTTTACAACTAACCCGATTGTGGGTGAACTTCTAAACCAACTAGATGGGAATGCACCTAATGTAGGAGTGTTTGTCCTAGCAACCACTAATAGACCTTACCTACTTGATAAGGCACTAGCTGACAGACCAAGTAGATTTGATATAAAGCTAGTATTTGGTCTTCCTGATGTAAATGAGAGAAGGGCCATGATAAATCTCTTTGGAAAGAAGAAGAACATAAAGCCCTCTGTTGACTATATTGCTCGGATGTCAGATAAGTTGACTGGAGCACATATCAAGGAAGTCATTAACTATGCTCAGTTGGTATCCCTGAATGATGGAAGGGAGGAAATACAGACAAAGGACATAGATTTAGCCCTGAGAAAGGTTAAGACTAAACTAGAGGCACAAAGAAAAAATAATTTGGTGAGGTAATATGGGAGGTCAATTTTGTCCAAAGTGTAATGAGGGTCTTCTACTAAGGACTTCTAGAGGAACTAAGAGATGCAAGGTCTGTGGACATACCAAACATGATAGCTTCAATAAACACTCAAGGGGATTGCCCCTAGGGAAGAAGAGGGAGAAGAAGGACACAAAGGAAATACCGGTAATCCATAGTAAGAAGTATGAGAAAGAACTGAGTCGTTCTATTCCTAAGGGTGATGGTTTCTTTAGTGAAGACTATCAGACTAAGAAGTTTGTTCGTGATGGTCAGATTAGAAAGGCTAGGAAACTACAGGGAATCCAGGAGATGCTTAAGAAGATGAGAGCGAATAAGTACAATTCTCTTGAATCTATACAGATAGATGGAGAACTATGGGATATTAAGACAGGAAAACTCGTTAGAGAGAAAGGAAAGACAGTTAAGGAACCAAGCAAGAAAGAGCTTGAAACCGATAGAATTATCGAGGACATGGTCTTTAAAGAATCTGGGTAAGGAATAGGAAGAAGAAATGAGAAACCCTGTTTTGGTTCTGTTAATAACTCTGGAACATAAGTTCATTCCTTCAAAGATAACAGGATCATCCCTATACAAATACTTCTTTATTAATACAGTCTATCCATATCCATTTGAACGATGGTGCGTATACTGTAGAAGAACAAGTTACTGTTGGTGGAAGGAGAAGGAAGAATGGAAGGAGGAGAGAGAATGTGTAAGTATGGGACCTATAAAAAAGTCCTAGTAACAATGCAACCCCACGTATCAAGGACACAACCTTATGATTACTCTCAACCTTGGGAAGTACTCTGGAAGTTGTTAAAGTTTAGGTGCTTTACCTTCAATAAAGTTACTCTTTCCCAGTTATTTCAGAGGTATAAGGAATGGTTAAGGTGGACTTCGATTGATAGTTGTGTTGCTGATATCGTTCAAGTCTTTGAGGATAACAAGGTGTATATGAGAGCCTCATGCTGTGGTCATGGTAGAGGTAGAGGAGACGGTTATATTGACTTTAAGGATTACTCAACAATCATTATTCCTATTGAACTTACAACGAATGAGGGATAGAAGTGTGTAAATGGGGAACCTATGAAGAAGTAGAGTGTGTTATTGCAGCACACCTTAGTTATACTGGAAAGGAACGTAAGAAGCTAGTGAAGATCGATAAGTGTATAGCTCCTATTGTCCGTGCCCTATCTGAGGCAGGAATTAAGATGGTATACTCCTGTTGTGGACATGGTAAATCAGGTCGTATTGATTTAGCAGATGGTAGATTCTTAATAGTCAGGAACAATAAGTCAGACTGGCCATATGAACGTTGCAGTGGCTGTGGAAGAGAACAACGACTAGCCTGGGCTGTAACTGATGAACTCTGGGCTAAGGTAATAGAATGTCCAGATGTACAGAAAGTTCTTTGCTTAGAGTGCTTCTTAAGTGTAGCTGATGAAAAGAGCATAGAAGTTAATAACGAGGATTTTACCTTCCTTCAATGGATAGGAATTAATCTTAAGGGAGAAGGATTTAGAAAATGAGTAAATGTCCAATAAAAAGGAAGACAGATAACTTAGCAGTAAAAAGAAAGTTAGAGAACTTTACTGGAGATCTTCTGACACCAGAGGAGAAACAGTTCAGATTAAAAAGATTACAGAAAGAAATCGAGAGTAAACGAATCGATGAGGAAATGGTTCCTTATGTTAAACGAATCAACGCACTCTCCTCTTTTGTAACTACACAATGTTGTTTTGGTCATAAAGGAAATGACCATAATCAAAGAGCTTACATAGACTTTAGGAGTTCTTTAAAGCCCGGGGAGGTAATAGAACAGATCCTCAAGCCAATGTTATTGAAGCATAATGTTCTACAAGTACAACTCTTTGGTCTCTGGAACGATCGTTTACGTTACTGTATTAGATTGGAAAGTAAGTTCTGGAAAGAAGAAATGGAAACACTAATCAATATTCTAGAAGGAATTGAATATGGTAAGTAGGAAACTTAGAGTATATCTTGGGGGAAGCAAAGGTACATGGAGAAGGAAGTTTGCTAAGGAGAATCAGGACTGTGAATGTTATGATCCCTTCAAGCATTCTAAACAGACTGCACTAGTTTCCTTTACCCAAAAAGATCTACAGGCAGTGAAAGAGACAGATGTCCTCTTCATCTATATTAACTACAAAATCTACACAGGAAGTTGTATAGAGGCAGGGTTTGCCTTTGCTCGGGGAATACCTATAATCTTGGTATTTGAACTAAAGGGTTATATTGACCCATTGCTACTAGGTATATCACGGAAGGTCTTTACAGATCTGGACTCAGCAATAGACTGGTTTAAGAAGTCGACTTATGTTAAGAAGGTGAGGAAATGAGTAACTGCACAGGCTGTCACAATTCTTTTGGGGATCATCCTAATCCACATAGTAGAGAGTGTACAATTTGTATACGGAATCCTAGGTATCCTACTATGAAGATGCCTGATAAGGCTACTATAGATGGAGTAGAGGTAACAGTGCCCCAGGATCTGTACATTACTGAGGATAGAAAGAAGTTGGATGAGAAACGAATGTTAAAGAAACTGGCTGAGGTGGCAAATACTATAAACCGAAGAAGGGAACATGAAAAGATCATTCCTCTTAAAAGACCTAAGCGTTTACGTCCAGCATATTCACCTTGGGAGGCATATTGGGACTATGTCTACTGCCAGTGAGAAACACACGAAAGTTGAGTCTCCATCTGGAGGTACAATAGATCCAACTATGTTCGGGCGAAGGATCAGGGAACTACCAACGAAAGAGGATAATCCTAGTTCTCGTTACTTTGGACATTTGGTTTTCCCCTTTGGATTTAAGAAAGGTGCCCTAGAGCTTGAGGACCAGAACCTAGTATGGAATGGAGCAATCATTGTAAACTGGAATATTGATATTCCTTTTGAAGATGAGAAGAAAGATAGTAATCCTTCTTCTAGAACCTTTGGAAAGTTAGCAGATGTGAGGGAATTGATAGGAAATGACTACCAAGAAACGATCAGTATCTGAGTGGATAGAGTACTGTAAGAAGAATGCTAATGAGCATGGATTCACGATAGTTTGGGAAAGACAAGAAGGACCAATGAATCCTATAGAGAAGTTAATGAAGATTGTCTCAGAGTGTTCAGAGGCTTTAGAGGCCTATACTGCACAGAGTAAACCTAATGATGGAAAGAATAAGATACACTGTGATAACTGGAAGGAACACTTTGAAGCAGAGATAGCTGACATTGTTATTCGTACATTACACTTAGTGGGAGACCTAGATATTGATCTAGAAAGTATCTTAGAGAAGAAGATGAAGTATAATAAAAAGAGATCACACTTACATGGGAAGTTAACTTAGTGAGACTACCATCTGCACCCTGTTGGGCATGTAAGCTAACCTACAGTTCAAGGGGACAACGTATTACTGTCTTTACCAAGGACTCTAAGAAGGTGGAGATTATGCTGTGTTCAATATGTTGGAATAGGCTCCTTAAAACCATTATAAACAGATACAGTGATGATATCATAGAAGAACTAATGCAGATGTGTGGAATGAAATTTAATCCTAGTAGTAGGATAATCTGGAGGAAGGAAAGTGAAAAAGGAAAAGGAAAGAAAGTTTAATCCGTCATCTAGAACAGATTCTGAGGAAAATCTTAAACCATTAGATAATCTTCAGGAAGGGGATAACTGTAAAGCTAATTGGCCTTTGTTTCAGAAGAGTGATGTAATTCTAAGGAAGATAGCAGAGGACTCTAGAGATGTTGCTAGAACTACACTATGTTGGGAGAGAAAGAGCCATAAGAAAACAATAAGGTTTATTCTCTGGTTAGGTTTGGTTATTGGATCAATAATCGGTTTATTTATCGGGGTGATTATCTGATGGAAAAGAAAAAGGTAGAGGATAATAAGAATATAAGGAAGTTCCCAGGAGGAGCAACTAGGGATACAGAGAGAAATAAATTGGATTACGAAGGTTTCTTCTCACCACTAGTACTACAGGCCTGTGCTGTGTATATGCATAAGCATAGATTACAGACTGATGGTTCATTCAGAGACAGTGATAATTGGCAGAAGATGTATGGGGAGAAACACTATGATGTATGTATGAAGTCACTAACCAGACACTTTATGGATGTGTGGCTGGAACACAGAGGGTCCAAGAGTAGGGATGGTCAGAAGGACGCCCTGTGTGGACTGATATTCAATGCAAGAGCTTATTTGTTCAAGATGTTGAAAGAGGAAGAAGAGAAGAAAGAGACCCCATAAGTATCGTACGCTGGGACGGAAGGTCTAGACCCTTCATGGTTTATCACTATGAACGTTCTAGTAGCGGTAATGGATAGGTCGATAACAATGAAGAACATAGAAGATATACTAAGAGAGTGTGTAGGACATAGAGTAACTATTACTTTCTGCTCTGTCGATGAACCAAAACTTAGGGAAGTTTCGGGAATCTTAGTGCAAGTTGAGGAACAAGTTATTACCTTTAAGTTGTTTGATAACTATGGAGGGTCTGACCTTTACCACCTCAATCGGCATAGTTGTACACTGCATAGTGTAATAGATGAAGGAAAGTGAAATGAGTAAGAAAGTAGCCATAATTGGAGCACAGAACTGCGGTAAGACTACCTCACTCTACTATCTCTGTTACAAGTTGAAGAAGAGGAACATAAAGTTAGGAGTAGGTCATGAGGTGGCTAGGGAATGTCCATACCCTCTAAATGCTAAGGGAGGACTACTTACTCAGTTATGGATACTTTTTAAACAGATGGAGAGAGAGGCTAAGTTAGAAGGTTACTATGAGGATATAATCATAGATCGATCTGTCTTTGATTGTGTTCCTTATTGTGATCAGTTAACAAGATGGGGAATCATAAAAAGGAAAGACTCGAAGTTTGTCTCTGAGAGTGCTTTTGCCTGGGCTAAGAACCATCCTTATTCTCTGTTAGTCTACCTAGAACCTTTATCCCCAGAAACAAATACAAAGAACGGTAGTGGAAAGTACCAAACCTCAATAGTAGAACACTTTGAGAGACTACTAAAGAAGATAGATACTCCCATAAAAAGGGTGGATATAGCTCCCAAGGATGAAAGATGTAAGAAGGTATATAAGATTGTCAAAAGACACATCTATGGATGATAAGGTTTGCTTTGGAGAGCACGGATTACATGAACTCTGCAATGAGTGTCCACTTAGAAGAAGGTGTCAACGCTTTACAGCAGCAGAGAAGCAGGTATCTATCCGTCATAAAGGTAAATATACTGGTAAGGGCAAAGAGAGAAGGAGAGAACGTTACTGAAACGTATCATGGGTATTAAAAAAGGAGATGAATAAGAATTGAAAGAGAAAGAGAGATTAGAGAAACTTAAGGAGAAATACGGAATAAGCCGTATAGGGAAACTAGCTGTGCATGACGATGCAGACGGGATTAGTTCAGGGGTATTGCTCACCTATGTCTTTAAGACTGCGGAAGTTATGGCTCCTGAGATCTTTGGAGAGGTTGAGGATGCTGACGTTTGTACTGATATGAGACCAGTCGATCCTGAATGGAAGGGTCTATGCTTTGATCACCACCCAGGACATCCAGAAGAGAAAGATAGAAAATATAAACTGGTCTGGGGAGATCAACCTGCAACTAAGGTAGTATACGATGTTTTCAAGGATCAGATCCCAGAGGAACATGCCTGGAAAGCAGTCATCGGAACCTGTGGAGATGGTAGGGCCGATATCATACCGATAGACTTGTGGAAGAAGTTCCCAATGTTACTATCACACTTCCAGAATGTTTATGATAGCAGAGGACAAATAAGACTGTATCCCATGCCAATGTATATGAGAGTAGTCTCAGGTATCAATGCCTGTTGTAAGATTCCTGGGAAATGGTACGTGGCCTACACTGTACTTCGTGCAGCGGATAGTCCACTTGACATAATCTTTGACGATGCTATAAACTTGGCAAGAAAGCTAGTAAATGAGGAGAGAAAGCGAGCTGTTAAGGATCACCCGATTGTCGACTTGAATGACTATATTCGAGTTTGGCCTATCGAGAGTGAATACAGGATCCAGAGAGGCTTAGCTTGGAAGGCAAACAATGTAGACCATAAAACTTCAGTCGTTGTTAACACGAAGACGAGTACCATGAGTATTAGGGGTATTCTAGCAACACTTATATGCAGCGAACTGACTAAGAAAGGTTATGAGGTCGGTGGTCATCCTGGGTTTGCTGGAGGAATTCTCAAGGAAGAGAAGAACCAGGACTATAAGAAACTAATACAGGACCTCAAGGATATTAAAATTTAGGGAGGAAAGGAAATGACTATGAAGAAAGAAGCCTATTTGAAGAAATGGGCTAAGGAAACTGGAAAGACCATAGATGAATTGTCAGAGATCTGGAAACAGACAGAAGAGCGGATGGAAAGATTAGGAATAGATGACAAGAGAGCCTTACAACTAGCCTTTAGAAGAAAACTTAGAGGCGCTGTGTTCGGCAAAGGTAAAACAAGACGAACCCCGCAAGAGTTCTTTGGGTTTGTGTGCGGTACCTCTCGTCTAATAGACTGGGATGAGATACGAAGGAACAAAGCTCTTAAGAGAGATAATGAAGACCATACAAATGCTGTTCTGGGAGGCATAGTGGATGAAGCAGGAAACCCACTAGATGACAGAGAAACCATCTACCGTTTTGGTGAGAAAGTAGAAAATCCTAACTTTAGGAAACCTCTAGTAGGTCACGCCTATGATAGGAAGGTCTATGGAGTCGCTAGGATGGAAGGTGATACTGATCCTAAAGTGTTCAGACTAAACCTGAAAGGAAAGACTGCAAAAGAGTTCAGGGGTTGGAAGCCCTTTGTTGCTGTAAGATTTCTAGCACTGGTCTATGGAAAAGAAGGACAAGACTTCTATGAACTATACCCATCTAGGATAACTAAGTTCCAAACTGATAATAAGACAAAGATAGACTTCGAGCAGTGGATTAGAACTGCTTCACATGTCTACAAGCTTGATAAAGTTGATCAGGCTTTCAATTCAGTTGATGGACAAAAGAACAAGTGGGTGTTCATTGAGGCAGATCTGGACTACATCAATCCAAATGTTGACGAAGATCGAGGACAGAGATCCTTGAACATAGCAGACGATATTGTGGGTCTACAAACCTATCGTGTTCGTTTGCCACAGGATTTCCCTATAACATTTAGCGAGTTCTCTCGTATAATTGTCATGGGTGAGATACAGAAGTGGAAGAGGAAGGATGATTCAGAGGCAACCTCTATAGAAGGCTTTGGTGTCTTCCCAATTCCAGGTCAATCGGTCAAGATGCCTGATAAGACATCCTTACCCGCAGAACCTTCAGAAGAACCAATAATTCTCTGGGAGTAATCTCAGGGAACCCCCTCTTATTTAGAGGAATTAGAGAAATTAACTAAAAGGAGAGATTAAGATGAAAGACACAGTAACAAAGTTAAGTTCTGGAGTAAAAGAAATTGATGATATGCTAGAGGGTGGTATCTTGCTTGGTGCACCGGCTTTAGTTTATGGTATTCCGAACCTTGGAAAAACTTGGCTTAGTTTTCAATTGTGCTGTATGAGCACACGGGATCCAAAACACGGTGGTCTTGGAAGAAGAGCCCTTTACTTAGATACTGAGACTTTCTTTACTAGGGATACATTCGATAGATTCTACAAGTACTTTAAGGCAAGATGGCCTGATCTACCTGAGGAACCTATGATTGATGTCAAAATAGTCCCCGATATATTCAAGCTTGGTAAGCTTTTTGGTATCGACTATGAGATTATCCATGAAGAGAAAAGGGTCAGTATGATATCAAGATTTCCTACCAAGAGACAGAAAGCCTTGAAGAGATCAGGAAACACAAAGCTGAAGACTACAACTAAGTCAAGTGACTATATCCTTGATTCTAAGTTGTACCAGATGTTACAGGAAAAGAAGTATGGTATTGTCGTAATTGACTCCATCACTGCTCCTATAAAGAGCGTAATTCCTTCTGCTGCACAAAACTTCCCAGCTAGAGCAAGTATTCTTCAAGAACTACTTGGAACCTTCTACACAATCTGTCAGGAGAATGATTGTGCAATCTTTATGACAGACCACATTACAAGATCCCCCATGTCACCAGGATATGTGTACGGACTTGGAGCACCTTGGGGTGGACAAGACGTAACATACTATGTGAAGATACAACTAGGGCTATACAGAGCACTGAAGGCCCAGAGAGAGATGTATCCCGGAGAGGGACAAAGACTGCGAAGGGTAGAGAGACATAGATATCCAGGACTAGAAAAGTCTTTAGTTCTAGTGCACTTAGCTAAGGACACTGGTTACAAGAGTCTAGGCTCTGGAACTGGTGGTAAAGCAAGACCAGCTAGTTAGAATTTTAAGGAGGGATAGGAATGGAGGAAAGGAGTGGAAGAAAGATAATGAAGGCACTAGGTGCAGAGGATCAAAAGTACCCTTGCGTTTGGTATGAGAAGGTTAACTGCCCGATCAGAACCAAATGGAAGTTAGCACCTGAGAATCTCACACCTTGGTGCACTGTCTGTAAGCAGATAGGTTATCTAGATGAACAGAAAGAGAAGACTTCTAAGGAGGATAAATAATTGCCAGAGGTTGTAATAAATGAGCTGTCTTCTGATAGTTCAACCCCTGTTTCTTTAGTGGAGAATGGTAATGGTAATGGAAGTTCTGTCAGAGTAATGATTATGGACTCACATGAACCAAAGGATATAGCTGAGAAACTTAGACAAAAAGGAATACCTGTCTCAGTAGAGTTCCTATCCTCAGGAGACTACATCTTTAGTAATATTGGGATAGAGAGGAAGACCCTGACTGATCTCTGGGGCTCTATAACTTCTAAGGATAAGAGGATCTGGAGACAGATGTTTGAGTTGAAGAGAAACTTTGAGAGACCATTCCTTATTGTAGAGTCATTTAACTTTGCATACCTAAGAGACCCATCCTACAGTAAACAGATATGGGGAACACTAGCATCAATAGCCCTACTGGGAATCAATGTGATTACAATAGCATCCAAGATGGGTGGGTCTAAGGAGTTTATAGACTTTATGAACTACCTGTACTTCTCAGCAGATAAGACTAAGAAGACATCAAGACCCCTACCTAAGAAGAGTGCCAATCCTAAGGATATCTTTAGGGACAGTCTGTGTATGGTTCCTCAGATAGGTCCAGTAACAGCTAGAAAGTTAATGGCTAGGTTCAGGTCATTTGAGGCACTATGTGTAGCTAGTCAGGAGGATCTAAGTAGTCTTTGTGGAAGAACAAAGTATCAGATGCTTTGGAGGATTTTACATGGAGAGAATCCATAATGCGTAATGGACCTACACCCTTAGCACCCTACACCCATTTTAGTTTCTGTCCTGTATGTGGATGGGAGTATGAAACTTGGAGTGAGGATGTAGAGTTTCGTTGTTTTGAGTGTCGTCACTTTATTGTCCTAAGGAAGGATATGAGTTATCCTACAGAGGTAAAGGATGAACCCTCAAGTAGGTGGTTTAGTTGAAGAGGAGAAGAAATCCTGATTCGTTAAGATCGAATCCTGAGAAGAATAGAGAATATAAACGAGATTGGATAAGACGATGGAGAAGGAAATCCCCCGAAGAAGCAAAGGAAAAGAAAAAGAAATGGCAGGATAAGAACATAGAACATTTACGGAAACATTGGAGAGAATACAACCGAAAAAGATTACAAAAGCTCCGAACAGCAATCTTAGAAATTCTTGGAAATAAATGTGAAAGATGCGGTTTCGAAGATTATAGAGCTCTACAAATAGATCATATTCATGGTGGAGGAACTAAAGAATCAAAGTCCTTCAATCATGGGCATAGTTATTATGTTTATATTTTAAAGAAACTAAAGAAAGGATCTAAGGACTATCAATGTCTGTGTGCTAATTGTAACTGGATTAAACGAGTTGACAGAAAAGAAACTGGACATAGTTGGGGAGGGAAATAAATGCGTGGAGTGCTTACAAGAGTTGAGCAGAAGATAGAGGAATGGCCAAAGGGCACTGGTAGGAAGAAGTCTGTCATTTGGCTCTTCATTAGAGGAGAGGATAAGAAGAGGTACGTCTTTAAGGATCCTTTCTTTGAACCCTACTGTTACTTTAATAGGGGGGTACTGAATGTGACCTCTTTCCCTAAGGAGGTTAAGAAACATGCAGTGGTGAAGATAGAGGGTAAGAGTTATGTAAAGGTCTGGACTGACTTTCCTACGTCTGTTGCTAAGTTAAGGAATATTGTGGAGCATAAGAAGCCTAACATAGTTACTACTTTTGAGGCAGATATTGTCTTTCCCCTAAGGTACATCATAGATAAGTTGATTAGGGGACCAGTGGAGTTTGATCCTGGTCAAGGGAATATAAAACCGATAGATGAGAATATTCCATCTAACCTACGTATCCTAATCCTTGACATTGAGACACTTGGTAATGAAATAATCTGTCTGACTATATGGGATAATTATGATGAGAAGTACTATACGTGGTACTGGAGAAAGAATCCCCTTATGATAGAGGAGGAGAAGGATTGGGTAATAACCTGGTGTGAAGACGAGGTATGGATGCTTAAGGAAGCACTTAAGTTCATTAGAAAGAAGAACCCTGATGTAGTTACAGGGTATAACGTTGACTTTGACTTAGTGGAAATAAGGAAAAGGGTTCTATCCCTAGCCTCTCCTGAGGTTGGAACAGCATGGGATTATATCTGTCCTATGCAGGGGAAGACTAGAGCTGACGTCTACCGTATGCCTCCTCCCAGAGATAGGAGAAAGAAGTTTAGAGACTTCTGGGTAAAAAGTAAACACCAGAGAATACCAGGAAGGAATGTAGTAGACCTTCTACAGATCCTGATGAAGATAGGAAAGCATCAGTTATCTGAGTTTAACTTGGACTTTGTAGCACGGCACCACCTTAAACCTTCTATGGGGAAGAGGAAGTTCAATGGGATAATCATCTCTAAGATGTTAGGTAAGATGTGGAATAAACATCCAGTAGAGGTCTTAAAGTATAACAAGATGGATGTAGAACTCTGTGTGGAACTGAATAAACAACTAGCCCTGATTGCCTTTGCTGATGAGATAAGAAAGTTTGTGGGGATTCAACTAGATGATATTCAGTCTAATAAGAGGATAGCACACATAGAACTACTAAGGAAGAGTAAGAAGCCCTTCCCTGTAACAAAGAGGGAGAAGAGGTCATTCAAGGGTGCCATAGTAATTGAACCTAAGAAAGGGGTCTATAAGTGGGTCATTGTAATGGACTTTACCTCTCTATATCCTTCAGTTATTCTACAGTTGAATATTGATCCTGATACATACATTAGCACTAAGTGGAGACACAAGTACAACATTACCAATGCATACATCCTAAAGGATAAGGATGAAAATACAGAGTATTGGTTTAAGAAGAAGCCTGAGGGAGACCTATCTGCTGTTCTGAGGAAGTTCTTAGCACTTAGAAAGGATAAGAAGATTGAACTAGAGAGGACTAGAAAGACAGGGAATAAAGAGTTAACTGCTATTCTAGATACCCAACAGTATGCCCTAAAGGTGATAACTAATGCATTCTATGGGTCACTAATGTATAGGGGACAACCATCAGCTTGGATGTGTGCTAGGGCTATTACCTGTGGAGCAAGGGAGTCTATTAGGTTTGCTAAGAAGGAAATAGAGAAGTTAGGATACATGGTAATCTATGGTGATACAGACTCAATAATGATTGCCTCTAAGTTTAGTAGTTATAAGAAGGTGGTGGAGGAAGCAGACTATCTAAGTAAAAGGGTCTCTGTTAAAATGCCTAAGTTTCTTAGTTCCTTTGGAGGAACAGGAGATAAGAGCTACATTAACTTAGCACTGGATAAAGTCTTTAAACACTTCCTAATGGATGAGAAGAAGAAGAGGTATGCAGGAATACCCATAACTAAGTATGGAGAGGACAAATTAGAGGTAAAGGGTTTTGGGACAGTAAGATCAGATACGTCTAAGTTTACAGGAGAATTACAGAGAAGACTACTTAAGGAGATCCTACTAGAGAAGGAGAAGGGAAGGATAAAGTACCTTACTGAACTAGAGTTGGAGGAGTTTACTAGAAGACCTCTAACTGAGATAGGGGTCCCCTGTGTATTGACTAAGCCACCTAGTAAGTATAAGGGTAATTCAATACAGAAGAAGGCATTTCACTTTACCAATAAATACCTGGGAGGAGACTTTAGGGTAGGGGATAAACCTAAGAGGATCTATGTAAAGACACTCACAGAGAAGGCTCCCATAGAGATGATAGAACCAAAGGGTGTAGATGTCATAGTCTATGACGTAAATGATCTAAAGCTTCCTGATTGGTTAGAGATAGACTACCCAAAACAGGTGAATAGGACTGTAAAACCTAAGATAGAGAAAGTACTACAGTTTGTAGAGATAGAATGGAAGGACCTGAAGTTACCTAGTATACTGATTAAGAAGAAGAAGAAACGGAAGAAGAAGGCAAAGAAGTTGAAGAAGGCAAGGGAGTTAGTAAAAGGACAGACCAAGCTTGGCTGAGGAATGAGAGAGATGTTCAATTCATATCCGCGACTTATCTTGAAAGAAAATAGGAAGGTTCTTTCAGATAGGGATGCTAGACTGTGGATCAATATAGCTAGGACTCACAGTAAGTTGTGTCTATTTGGACTATACGCCTTTGAGAAGTGGAGGGATAATAGACCACTCATGGAAACGGTAATCTTAGACGTAATTGCTCTAACAGGAGGGAAGGGAACCCTTGAGAAGTTAGGGGCTAAGTTCCTTAAAGAAGGAAGACAATCTCTTTTCATGTTCGATGGGGAGACATATCTTCTAATAGTGGAACATGATGGAACTCCACTTGAGAAGGTTAAGGTGCCCTTGGGTACTGAACTTATCAAAGATAAACTGTACAAGTTTACATACCCAAATACTGAGAATGGTAACACTGGAATACCAGCTGAGATAATTAGGAGATTTAAGAATTGAAGAAAAAGACCCATGCTGAGGAGAATTACGGAAAGTTAACCAAGGAAGATATCCTGAAGATCATAACAAGTTACCTAGGAAAATACGCGGTAGAATCAATAGTTGTAAATCCTCAAGAACTTAGGATAGTCTACTACGATGAGGAGAAGAAGTTTAACCCTACTAAGAGGGGAAAACCATGACAACAGGAGGTAATTCTGCATTTTGCCCAATATGCAATAAGGGTAGACAACGTCCTCTACTCAGGAGTATGCTCTTCCCCAGTGATGTAAAGGATATAAGCAGGTGTGGGATCTGTAAACGACTCTTTCTTAAAGGAAAAGAGGTAGAGATCATTGTAAAGGAAAAACCTAAACTAGGGATAGACCTTGCTAAGATGATAAAAGATCACTACAGGTGTCCAGTATGTTATGAGGTCTGTGCAGGACTCATGAGTTGGGCAAGTCATTGTGCCCAGAGACATGGATTACCTTCAAGTGAATTCAAGAAGAAGTATGGAGAACCAGAATGGAGTGCATATGGAATTGACTTCGAAAAGAACTTTAACCCGACCAAAAGATAAGTTTGCAAAGCCTAAGGGTAGACCTGCACCCTTCCCAAAGATGAGGATAAGTCCCCTTACTGATGCTCTGGGGTACTATAACTTGAGCTATAAATGTTCAAATTGTGGGATAACAATCATCTATCCTAAGTACCTAGAGAAGGACTTTGTAATGAAGTGTCCCAAGTGTCTTACAAGGGCTATGATTTCAGGACGGAAAAAAGGAAATGTTAAGAAAAGGAAATGGAATCCAACTGAGAGGTAATTGAAGTGAAGCATATACTTAAATCAGGAGAAGGCAGAAAGGCAGACTGTTTTCTCTGTAAAGAACCCCTTGATGGGGATGTCTTCTGGACTGTAATACAATCAAAGAAGGAGATACGTGTATTCTCTTGTCCTAAGTGTGGTCAGGATTATATGCTAGAGAAGAATGTACTTACAGACTGTTGGGAAATTGATAAGAAGTGCCCCTGTAAAATATCACTTTCTCTCGAGGATCTTTCAGGATCTCTACCTAAGTGGAGAAAGACAAAGTACTTTTACTGTGATAAGTGTTTTAGTGAGGCATTTGGTAACATCCTATTTGAAAACCTAGGTGATAAAAGTGAATAAACTACTCTGGATCTCAGACTATCCCCTAAAGGGTACATCATTCGGTAATGTAACCTTGGAACTCTGTAGAAGGATACAGAACTATAAGATATACATCCTGGGAATAGGTTACACAGGAACCCCCATAGCTCCTTTCCCTAATATGGATATACTTCCTCTGGAGAATGCTAAACAGATAGAGTACTATGTAAGGAAGCTTAAGCCAGATAAGACGGTTGTATACCACTCATTCTACTTCTTAGAACAACTAACTGGAATAGAGTTACCAGACAATACAGTAGGTTACATTCCAGTAGAGGGAGAGAAACTCCCTGCTAACCTAGTAGCTTACCTAACTAACTTTGAGAACCTGATAGTTCCCTCTAAGTATTCACAGGGAATACTACGAAAGGAGGGACTTCACTCAGAGATTGTCTACCATGGAGTAGATAGTAACTTCTTCACTCCTGCAAATAAACCACCATTAAAGGAGTTCAGGTGGGGTTACTTAGGACTTAATGACATTAGGAAACAGATACCTAGGATTATAGAGGCATACTCAAGACTACCAAGGAGGACAAGGGGATCCCTAGCAATAGCAGCAAAGGGAACTGGACACTATCTTCTCTCAGCAGTAGCTCAACAGTTTAGGGTGTCTCCTATCTGGATAGAGAAGAAGTACTATGGGATACCAATGGCTAAACAGAATATCCTAAGTTTCTACCGTAATCTATCATGCTATGTAAACTGTTCATCAGAGGCATTTGGTCTACCTAACCTAGAGGCTGCTGGGGCAGGGATACCAAGTATAGCACTAGATCATGGGGCTTCTAAGGAGATAATGGGAGGCGGGTCTCTCTATGTTAAGGTTAAGGATATGCTTGATACGAACATAGGACAACTGGGTCTTGCAGACAGAGATGACCTATACAGAAAGATGAAGGTAATCTTAGAGGTTCCTCCAGAACGAAAGAGGTTAATCAAGGCAGGAAAGAGGAGAGCTAAGATCTTCACATGGGAGAAGGCATTGAAGCAACTACTGGATGTGATAGATTGAGGATAGAGATAGTAAGGAAGAAGGCAGAGAACCCAATAGATAAGGATCCTATGATTACCTGGTTATGGGATGCCCTTAATCCCCTCTTTAAGGAGACAGATGGAAAGGTAATGGTCTACATGTCAGATGACCTAGGACCTAATGAGGATCAGAGGGGTATGGTTATCTACCTAGAGGGTCTGAAGTCAACAGAGATGCGTATAAGAAAGATTATAGAACTAAATCCGACAAATAGGAACTATCAGGAGGAGAAATAATGAAATCTATAAAGATAAAAAGGGGTCATTGGCCATCAGGAATATCGAATGGACTAACTATACATTGTAGTGTGTGTGGAGATATACCTAAGTTTGATTATAGAGTAAAAGATGAACTATGGATTAAAATAATTCCTAAAGCATTTAGAAGAGGAGCAATATGTTTACCATGTCTAGATAAATTAGCTGTAGAGAAAGGAATAGACATAGGTAAAGGACTAATTAGTTTTCAATATACAGGAATAAATAAGACTATAGAACTAGTGCCAGTTACAGTATATTATTACAAGAAACATTAGATTGATAGACAAACGTAAGATACCTGGGAGTAGCCTTGAATCTTTAAATACAAGCAGGACACTATTAGTTGTTAGTAGGGATAGATAGGAATGAGTATAGGGAAGATGATTTTTGAGAAGAACCCAGATCTCTTAGAGGAAGAGGAACTGGTAGATGTAGATAACCCTAGTTCAAGATATTTTGGAATTGATCAGAATGATAAGTGATGAACGAGCTAAACAGGTTTGGATGTGTACTTTCTGTGCTACTCCACATGAGACTAAGGAACAGGCTGAACAGTGTTGGGAGTCACACTCTGAGTTAACCATAGACTATATATTCGGTGGGATTGGTGGAGGGGATATGCCTTTGGAGTGTGTTATCAAGAAGCATGAGAGAGGTTACATTACCAAGATAGCAACTTACACTAAGAAAGAGGAAGTAGAAGTTCAAATGAGGGAAAAGAGAAGTGTCAAAAGGAAGTAGAAAAGTAAAGAAAGGACCTAATATTCTAGATAGAGGAAGGATTAAGAAAGGAACTAAGATTCCAGTAAAGTCCTTATCACCTAAGTTACAACAGGAGTTGAGGGATATAGAGAAGGATATGAAGGAGAAGAAGAAGACGAAGGAACGAACATGGAGAGACATAAGTATTCTCTGGTACTCTGTAGCACCCTATGTTAAGTCTGGGTATGGAGTAGTAACTAAGCACTTTGTCTCTAGACTAATATATAGAGGATTTACCACAATGGTTGTAGCATACTATGGACTTCAGAAAGGAGGATTCCTAAAGGTAGGGGATATAGTAACATTCCCAATAGATGCTCAACCAGGAGATAACCTAGGGTTTAGGTCAGTAGCCCAACATCATAAGAAGTTTAATACAGACTGTGTTATCTTCTTTACAGACTTCTGGGTTGCTAAACCCCTAACTAAGGTTGTTAAGGAGACAGTAGCCTATACAGTCCTAGACCATGAGGACTATGCAGAGGAGTATCAGGACGTTCTTCGTGGTTTCTTTAAGGTAGCCATAGCCTCTAAACATGGCTGTGCTGAGGCTAAGAAGTATGGGGTAGATGCTCGTTTTATTCCACACGGAGTAGATACTGAGGTATTTTATCCACTACCAAAGGGTGCCTGTAAGAAGATGTTGTCAGTAGATCCTAAGACATTTGTCCTGGGGATTGTAGCAGCTAATAATGACAAGGAACCCCGTAAGGGATGGGACAAGATGTTCCAGGCTATTCGTATCTTTATGGAGAATAACAAGGAAATGAGGAAACCAGGAAAGTTTAAGGTTTTCATTCATACTGATGCACGGTGTAATAGGGGTTATGACCTAAAGCTTCTGGCTAAGAGGACAGGAATAGGAAAGTATGTTATCTTCCAGGATCCCTATATGTCAATTATAGGGTTACCTGACAAACTAATGGCAAGGATCTATTCTGCCTTTGATGTACTAATAAACCTAGCCAGGAGAGAGGGATTCTGTCTACCCCTTCTGGAGGCACAGGCCTGTAGAGTACCAGGTATAGCAACTGACTTCTCAGCTATGACAGAAAGACTAAACTATGGTAAGTGTGGTTGGTTAATTAAGCCAACTACAACAATGTTGTCACCCCTGGGTGGTGTAACTGCCATTCCAGATGAGCACAAAGCTGCTGAGGCTCTAGAGGAAGCATGTTTCAATCTAAAGAAGAGGGAACTATATGCTAAGCGATCCCTTGTATATGCTAGACAACAGACCTGGGATATAGCTGTTGATAAGTACTGGTTACCTTTCATAAGAGACATTTGGGCAGACCTAAGGGCTCCAGCACAGAAGAAGGCAGCTAAGGTTCTATTCAAGAATAAACAGAGGAAAAAGAAGAGAAAGATAAAGATAAGAAAACGATGAGGAGGCAAGAATGAATGAGAGACAAAGTAGATGATACAAAAAGATGGAAGTTTATGGGAAAGACTAGACGAGGAAAGGTTTGGGCCTTTCAGATGTCAGATGATCCAATGGATGAACTACTTATCTTCTTCACTCCAAAGGGAGCAGTAAGAGGCGGAGACTTCCATGATCATAGACAGTATAACCTAGTCATTAGAGGACAGGTTAAGTTCTATGAGAGATATGGTCCAGATATGAAGATACCAGGAAAATGTTGCAAAGTTTCTGGAGAGAATACAACCTTTCTAAAGGAAGGGCAGATGCGATGCTTTGAACCGGGTATACCACACTGGTTTGTTGCCTTGACAGACTGTATCATGTTGGAGTTCTTTGAGAGACCAAGAAGTAAGCATGTCCATGAAGAGTATCGGGACATCATTAAGGCATTTGAGAAGATGCTAGATAAAAAAGAAAAGGAGAAACAGTAAGATGAAAGTATTAATAACTGGTGCTGGAGGATTCGTAGGAACTGAAGTCTGTAGACAACTAAGGGCACAAGGTCGAGAGGTGTTCGCTACAGACATAAGTAAAGCTCCAGGTATAGACTATATGGATGTTACACAACTTAAGCCTATGATTAACTACCTACAGAAGAATCGCTTTGGACCTAATGATGCTATTATACACCTAGCTGCTAAGGTGGCTGGGAAGCCTAGTCTAACAGATCCTTGGGGTTACTTCTATGTTAACCTAATAGGAACACTAAATGTCCTAGAGGCCATGAAGACCCTTAGGATAGGAAACTTGGTATTTATTTCCTCTTGGTCTACATATGGTTCTAATATTGCTCTACCAATAACTGAGGCTACACCACAATACCCAGAGAATCCCTATGGTGCATCTAAGAAGGCAAGTGAGGCATTGGTGGAATCCTATACAGGACTCTTTCCAATCAGGGCAGTTATCATTCGTCCAACCATGATATATGGACCTGGACAACCAGAGAAGAATGTCCTGCAACAGGTTGTAGATGCTATGATCTCTGGGGAGAAGTTTGAGATATATGGTAGGGGTTCACATACCAGAGAGTTCCTGAATGTTAAGGATGCTGCTGCAGCCTTCATTAGGGGAATCAAGGTGGCTAAGACAATAGATACCTTTGAGGTGTTTGTTCTTGGAACAGAGGACCCCATATCCATAGCAGACCTAGCCAAGATAGGTAAGAAGATCAAGGACTTTCCACTGATATTTAAGAATGTTCCCAAGTGGGCCTTCTCCCAAGCTAGTAGGATGTCTAAGTTCAAGAGAGGATTCAACATGGATACTAGGAACTTTGTTACACTAAGGGAAGGTCTAATGGAATGTCTAAAGGCACGACAAAAAAGGGACTAAGATTCTCTAAGGTCCTATGGATCTCAGATCGTTCTTATCCTGACTACAATGGTGGTGCTGAGAGGACAGACTATGTTATACGAGATGCTGGAAAGAAGTTAGGTCTGGAGATAGACTGGATTAGTACGTTTCCTAAGGATACAGAGAAGTATGACCTGGTTGTCATCTCAAATATCCATATGTGGAAGGATGAGGTAGCAGAACAACTTCTTCTGGAGACATACACACCCATACTTTTCTTCTCACATGATCCACTAATACATAGGTGGTACCCCACTGCAATTAAGCAGGCATTCTGTTCTGTTTTTATGAGTCCTGCACACTGTAAGTTCTATAGAAAGAAGTTCTTCATTAAGAACTACATTGTCCAACCACATGGGATTATAGACCTAGATAGGTGGTATGGGGAGGAGAAAAGAGAGGACTACTGTCTCTATGTGGGAGACCTTAATACCTACAAGGGAGCACAGAATGTGTATAAGTGGGCAGAGGAGAATCCAGATAGAGAAGTGAGGGTCTGGGGAAGACACATGGTTAAGTTCCCCTTTACGATAGATAACTTCAAGTACTATGGATGGATGGATGAGGAGGAACTACCTAAGAAGTTAGCAACTGCATCTTACTTTATACACCTACCAGAGTACATAGATCCCTGTCCCAGGATGATAATGTTTGCTCTCCTATCTGGGTGTGAGATTATAGGGAATGATAACATAGGGACAAGTTCATATGACTGGCCCTGGGAAAACTTAGACAGAATTAAGGATATCCTGAGGAAGGCTCCTGAGGAGTTTTGGCGTAAGGTAAATAAGTACTATAGGAAGGAAGAGGGATGAATAAGAAACAGAAGAGAAAGATAAAGATTGGTTTCTTCCTAGACTCCCTGAATAGGGTGACAGGAGGACATAAGAGACGAGTGTACATGGCTAATGAGTTGAAGAGTAGGGGATATGATGTTGCCCTTCTCCTAAAGAACAATCACTTCAATAAGATCTGGACTGGAGTAATAAAGGTTAGAGGAGATGTAAATCCCTGGGATAAGGACTATGACTTCCTCTTCTTGGGAGATGCCCGTTTTAGTATAGATCCATTCCTAAAGTCTAATAACTCTACCAGGATATGGATGATGCAGGGAGCCTATGAGGGAGACAACCTTCTTGGTGGAAAGCTATTCCAGACGGTAAATAATAGAATATACCGGAACGAGAAGATAATCAAGTTAGCCTTTACAACCTACATGAGGGATTGGTTAAGGATACATCACAAGGCAACGAGTATACTTGCTCCTGGTGGGATAAATACAGCATACTACTATCCACAGGAATTCATACAGAGGGAAACAAAGATCTGTTCAGTAAGGTGGCATGTTCCTGGTGAATGGAAACATGAAATAGATGAGACTGTTCGTGGATCAAATTGGTCATACAAGGAAACTGTTGGAAGGGAGAGGGAGGAGGACATGGCTAACTTCTATAGGAGTGCAGGAATCTTAGTAACCTTTAGGGCTCCCAGTGTAGCAGGTGTCGTAAGGGACTGGAATAATCCAATGGCTGAGGCAATGGCCTGTAAGACACCTGTAATCACAACGCCTATGGGTGGAATAAGGGACATAGCCATTCAGGGGAAGACAGCCTACATTGTAGAGTCAAAGGAAGAGTTCCGTAGGGTTCTAAAGAAATGTATCAATAGCAGAACGTACAAGAATCAACATGTTGAAAGAGCCTATGCCCATATTAAGGGGTTTGAGTACTTTGACATGATAGATATCGTTGAGAAGGAGATCATACAGAAATGAAAGACTCATGTGAAGCTTGGAAGAGACATAAGGATCCTAAGATCCTAACCTGGGGAGAGTACCTCTCAGGAGAAAACTTAGTGGAAATCTTAGATAAGAAAGGGTACTTTAAGGATGGAATGAGGATCTGTGAGATAGGTTTTGGTTACAACAGGTTCCTGAATAGTCTCCTTAAGAGGGAGTATCAATTTACCTACGTTGGGGTTGATATAGGGAAGAACTGGGTAGACCAAGCTAATAGGAAACATCGGAAGAATAAGAGCATTGAATTCTTAGAGGGAGACGTGAGGGATAGGGACTTCTTTATAAAACTGGGGAAGAATAGAAGATTTGATTTGATCCTTTCATTTGTTTGCCTACACCACATCAAGCCCACCTTTGCTATTCCCCTTAGAAACTTTAGACTAATTCTGGATTCGAAGGGACTAGTTATCTTTGATCTCCCAGTAGTTGACAAGGAGAAGGATGAGAAGGTCCTAGAGTGGGAAGATGCCTGGGCAAGAAACTACTATCTAACTGAGGCAGAGTTGGTTATCTGTAGAGAGTTCTTTAAGTTACTAACGAAGTTTAGAGTACAACAGGGAGTACACAATAGAATGTGCTTTATAATTAGACCATGGAATGTGATTAGGAAATGAAAATCTGTTACTATCCTAGATACGACATAAATGGAGGGTCTAGTAGGTGTAGGGCCTACTACATTCAACAGAGACTACTCAAGTGGGGAGTAGATGCCTATATTACAAGTGCCCCCTATACAGCAGATGTTATTGTCTTCCAGAAGACCTATGAGAAACCCTACCTAGAGATAGCCAGGAAGGCTAAGGAGAAGGGGATAAAGATGGTCTTTGATCTGGATGATGACTACCTGGCTAAGGATATGATTGAACTGGTTGATGTGGTAGTCTGTGACTCACAGGGCCTTGTAGACTTTGCTCAGAACCAGACCATGAAGAAGATAGATGGGAGAGTAATCCTAAACCCAGTAGACTACATTAAGGAACCCCTACAACAGAGAAAACACACCAAGAAGAATGGTCTAAACCTTGTGTACTTTGCTAATCCTGCTAACTTTAAGGCATTTGTTAACTGTAGGAAGGGAATGGAGAGACTGAGAAAGGAAGGATTCAAGTATAACCTTACACTCCTAGGAGGACGGAACCTAGCCCATATAAGAAAGTACGGAGATCCGTTTAAGGGATTCAAGGTAAATCACGTCCCCTGGTCACTAAAGACATTCTCCCTTGAGTTAAGGAAGTTTGACTTCTCTATACTACCACAGGCATGGGACTGGAAGGGACCTGCTAAGCAGACTGAGTCGGTAGCCCACAATGTACCTGCAGTGTGTGAGAAGATACAGCCGAATGAGTCCCTCTATAGGGATGCTGGACTAATGGAGTACCTAGCAGGGACACAGGATGAGTGGTACAGGGCTGCTAAGAAGCTCTTCAACCCTAGGGAAAGAAATGGGTTCCTGGATAAGGTTCTACCTGTAGTCTGGAAGAAGAGATCACATGATGGGATAACCAGAGAGTGGTTAGACCTATTTGAGGAGTTGGTTGGGAAATGAAGGGTGTAGTAATTAGGAAGATTGGATCTGCAGTTCTAAGTAAGAGACCAGACCTACTAAGGGAACTACCCTTTATTGTACACCAACACCATACAACAGGAAAGCCAAAGCACATAGCTGATGATTGGAGTAAGAGATTACCTATACTTAGGAGGGCTATGGAAGGTGGAAACTATGGACTACTGGTGGCAGTAGATTCAGAGAGTGAGAATGATACGATAATAGGTTTCCTGGACTACCACATTATAGACTGTTTCATAGAGAATACAAGGATATGCTTCCTACAGAATATGAGGGTATGGCATCCTTGGAGGAAGAAGGGAGTAGGGACTATGTTGGTTAGGGAACTAATCATCAGAGCTGAGAAGGCAGGTTGTAAGGAGATCCACGTAGTGGCTGGGGAAGGAGCAGATGCCTTCTATGAGAAGTTAGGGTTTAGTAAGAAGGATACATTCCTGGAAGCAGAGGTAACTGACTTCTTTGAGTAGGGAGGGTATAGGTTGGACTACAAGGTAGAGAACTGGACAGAGGGGAAAGGGTACCAGTTTAAACTAAAAGATGCTAAGTTTCCAGAGGTGGATCTACCTGGGGGTTATACCTTTAGGGAGGGGTACCCCAATGAGATGACCAGAAGAGACTTTGAGGAGTTTAAGAGGATCTATGGTGGAAAGTCTCCTGGTAGAGATAGTATCTTCTATCAGAAAGTGGGAGAGGGAAACAACTTCTTCATGTTATGGGTCTACTTCGAGAAACGTGTAGTTGGTTCCAGTCTTGTAATTATAGAACCTAAGACAGGTAGTTGTCGGATAGAGTGGTCTAATGTCCTTCCTAAACATAGAAAGAAGGGACTATACCGAAACATGCAGTATCACTCCCTCAAACGATTAGAGGAGATGAAGGTAGAGACACTAAGGTTTGGTCTATCTGAGGCATGGCTTCTGCCCTTCTGGTTAAGCATATTTGGGAAGAAGAAGACCATTACCTTCACACAATTCAGTAGTCTATTCAGAGAGTATAAGCCTATGACTAGGAAAGAGGAGATCTGGGAGTTAGTTAAGATTATAGAGAAGAGGAGACCAAAGATAATTATGGAGATAGGGGTTGGAAGTGGAGGGACCTTCAAATTGTGGGAGACTATAATTCCCATCAATGGAATGCTAATTGGTATAGACATAATGGATGAGTCTAAGTGGGATCATCGAGGGAGTAAGAAAAGGGTACACTTCCTTCATGGAAACTCTCTCTCAAAGAAGATCCTAAATAAGGCAAAGGGAATCCTCAATGGGGAGAAGATAGACTTTCTCTTTATAGATGGTTGTCATGAGGGTTCCATAGTAAGACAGGACTTCTCTAACTATAGACAACTAGTAAAGGAGAATGGAGTAGTTGCCTTTCATGACATAAGGGCTCCTGATACAAAGGATTACCAAAGGACAACAACAGTGGATAAGGTCTATACAGATCTTAAAGGGATATACAAGTCCCAGGACATTCTACCAGAGAAGGGATGGAAAGGATCAGATGGGATAGGAATTATCTTCCTGGAGAAGGAGGCTAAGAAGGGAATGAATATTGTAATTACTGGGGCATCAAGCGGAATAGGGAGAGCAACTGCTAGGGAGTTCTCTAGACAGTATCCAGATAGTGCCTTTCTACTAACCTACCGTAAAGCTGTACATCAGATAGTAAGAGTCAGAGCAGAGATCGAGGGACAGGGAAGTAATGTAATGGTAGGACAGCTAGATGTGACAACTAGGAAAGACGTGAAGAAGATTATAGAATACTTTGTAAAACAGTATGGAAAGATAGATATCCTAGTGAACAACGCAGGAATCAACATTCCCAGTACAGTAGAGAAGATGACAGATGAGCAGTGGGATAGGGTCATAGAAGTAAACCTTACTGGAGTAGTAAATGTAACAAGGGCCTGTCTACCACACATAGAGAGTGGAGGGGCCATAGTTAACCTGGGAAGTGTACAAGGAATAGTGGGAGGTTATGGATCAGCAAACTACTCAGCCTCTAAGGGAGGGGTACTGGCCCTTGGTAAGGCACTAGCCAAGGAGGTAGCCAGTAGGGGAATACGAGTGAATAATGTAGCCCCTGGGTACATAGATACAGACCTAGTAAGGGAGATCCCTAAGAGGATACAGGAGAAACTTAGGGAGAGAACGTTACTGAAACGATTTGGTACTGCAGAGGAGATAGCTAAGTTTATAGTGTTCCTGGCAGTAGAGGGTACATTCTGTACCGGTCAGACGTACATAGTTGATGGAGGAAACATTTCTTAGGAGGAATATAAAATGGGAAAGATTTGGTTATTTAATCCTTTCTTGCCTAAGGAGGCAGGGGATGAGTTAAAGAAGACAATAGATAGTGGATTCATTAATAGGGGAAAGAAGGCTACTGAGTTTGAACAGAAACTTAGAGAAAAGTTTGGTTTCAATCAGGTACACCTAGTGAATAGTTGTACATCTGCCCTTAAGTTATCCCTTAAGGTTGCAGGTATTAGACCGGGGGATGAGGTAATATCTACTCCCTGGAGTATGATAGCTACCAATACAACCATACTGGAGTGTGGTGCCAAGCCTGTCTTTGTGGACATTAAGTACGAGACACTGAACATGGATCCCACCCTAATAGAAGAGAAGATTACTAAGAGGACCAAGGCAATCATGTTGGTACACTATGCAGGTTACCCTGCTGACCTGAAGAAGATCTATGAGGTTGCCCAGAGATACAACCTAGAGGTTATTCAGGACTGTGCCCATGCCCTAGGGGCTAGGTACAAGGATATGTACATTGGTTCCTTAGGAAGGTTCTGTTGTTTCTCCTTTCAGGCAATTAAGATGATAACAACGGGGGATGGGGGGGCTATCTCCACTACAGACAGTAAGGTCTATGAGGACCTAGTTAGGTTGTCATGGTTTGGGATAAATAAGAGTAAGAGGATAAAGACACCCATAGGCGCCTTTCCAGAGGACATTAGTGAACTGGGATATAAGCACAATGTAACTGACATAGATGCCACCCTTGGACTGGTTGGTCTAAGACACCTGGATCAGGCACTATGGAGAAGGAGACAGGTAGCAGAGACCTACAACCATAGTCTAGGAAAATGTAAGAGAATTACCCTACCTGTCTATGAAGGAGACAGGAAGAGTGCATATTGGTTATACCCCCTACATGTACCAGGGAAGAGGGACTCCTTTGCTAAGTTTATGCAGACTAATGGTATACAGGTAGATAAGCACAATGATAGGAATGATAGGTACAAGATCTTTGGTGGTCTGAGGAGTGACCTACCCAATACAGCTAGGGTAGATAAGGACATAGTTCACATACCAATACACCCTGCCCTCACAAGTGAGGAGATGATGACAGTGATAAGAAAGGTAAGGGAGTGGGATAGAAGTGGGAAATAAGGCAGCAATAGTCCTGGGAATGCATAGGACTGGATCCTCTGCTGCAATGGGAATCCTGAGAATTCTTGGTGTAGACATTGGAGATGACCTTGGTGGAAAGAATGACTACAATGAGAAGGGATACCTAGAGAACCAGGAGTTCTACAGATGGGAACAGAAGATTCTGATTAAGTCAGGAGGAAACTGGCAAAGTATCCCCTCCCTCAATGTTGTAAATAGTACATTTGGATTCTACGAGAAAGAGTACATGATGCTCCTGGAGAAGTATAACAGAAGTCCCTACTGGGGATACAAGGCAATTAGGGGAGGACTATTCCCTGATCACCTAACACTAATAGAGAACCCCCACTTCATAGTCTGTTGGAGGAGTCCCAAGGCAGTGGCTGACTCCCTAAGAAGGAGAAATGGCTTTACCAGACAGAAGTCTATTGGACTGTGGGCTACATACTACTACAGAATCTTTAGTTTCCTGGGGAGGAGTAAGCTTCCGTATATGATACTTAACTATGATGAGTTGGTTGATGACACAGAGGAAACAGTACTGAAAATAGCTAAGTTTCTTATGATAGAGTTCACTAAGGAGAAGAGGAAGAAGACTGAGGAATGGATAGAGAAAGGACTTAGACACTTCTAGGTGAAGTAAATGAGTAAGAAATGGACACTATTCATAGGAAGGTTTAGTCCACCTCATAAGGCTCATAAGTACCTCTTTGATAGTGTACTTAATAATGGAGGGAAGGTTGTGGTGGCACTACGGGATACATCAATCTCTGAGAAGGACCCCCTAACAATAGAACAACGTAAGTTCCTGATTGAGAAACTATATCAAGGGAACCCAAGAGTAAAGGTAATAGTCATACCCGATGTAGAAGAGGTATGCGTAGGAAGAAAAGTGGGCTACAGGATTATGGCTGTACCTGAGAAGATAAGGGTCATATCAGCAACTAAGGTGAGAAAAGGAAAGTATGATGATGTTCCTGAGGAGATTAGAGATCTAGTGAAGGAGATGTTAGATAAAGATGAATAAACAGAAGAAACGAATTTGGGGAACCCTAGCTGAACCAAAAATCTGGAGAGGTATAGATAGGTCTATTGGTTCCCTTCAACTATTTTGGTTACTTAACCTAGGGCTTCGTCCTGAACACTTTCTCCTAGACCTTGCCTGTGGTCCACTTAGGGCTGGGGTCCACTTTATCTTCTATCTAGATAAGGGACACTACTATGGAGTTGATGCTGACCAACGTTCCCTAAATAACGGAGAAGAATACTATAAGAGATTTAGACTAGAGGATAAGGAACCGAATCTAGTTCTTGAAGATAACTTTGACCTAGGGAAACTTAGGAGAAAATTTAACTTCATTATAGCACAGTCTCTCTTTACGCACCTAGCAGATCCAGATATTAAGAAATGTCTAACTGAGGTTGACAGAATCCTAGAAGGGGGAGGAGTCTTCCTAGCTACCTTCTTTGAGGCAAAAAAGGGAGTAAGAGAAGTCATGAGAAATTTGGGAACAATGAGAAGATCAACTTTCCGTAATAAGAACCCCTTCCATCAACCCTTTAGGTTCTACAAGGATAATTGTCCAAGGGCACTTTCAGTAGAGTACAAAGCAAAATGGTGTCACCCTCGTAACCTAAATATATTAATCTTCAGAAAGGAGAAGAAGAAAAAATGAGGAAGAAAAAAGTAAAGATTAGTTTCTGTATTCTAAACTACTATGAGGACTGGTTAGTAGTTAGGACCATATCACAGGTTTATGATTTCGTTGATGAGATACTAATTGGGGATACTTCCAGAGGTAAAGATCTGATACCCAGAGCGGTAGACGGCCTTCCTAAGTGTAGGATTGTGCCCGACCCTGGGTTCGATGAGGGAAGCAATTTCAGTTGGTCAGAGTGGAGGAACTATGTTCAGTCATTTGCTAAGGGAGACTGGGTAATGTGGACTGACCCAGATGAGATATACCCCCTGAACCTAATGAGGAATCTTAGAGGCTGGTTAGAGAGAACGACAGCAGAGGCAATTGGTCTGGTTAGAATAGCATATGAAACACACAAACGAATGGTAGTTAGGAACAAGGAACCGAAGATTCGGATATGGAGAAACCTTAACCGAATTAGGTGGTCAAGGAAGATACATGAGAGTCCTGAGGGATTTAAGGACTATGAGATCTGGGATGTGACATATGCCCATGACATTAACTGGTTACCCAGTTTTCCACAGAGGATATACAAGCTTAAGAAGAGGGAAAGGAGAGGAAACATCCTTCCTAGGATAAAGAAGAATGACCTAGATCCCTACAGAGAACGCTACCCCAATGAGAAAGAGGAAGACGCGTTTAGATCAAGGGAGTGACATTATGGCTTCTTCACAAGACCATGCTAAGGCTAAGGCCCTAATAAGAACTAAGAGGGGAAACATCCTTATTGATGTTGGGGCTAATGATGGTTACTACAGTATGCTACTCAGAAGAAACTTTAAGAAGGTCTATGCCATAGAACCCTTCCCCAAGTCAGTAAGTGTACTCAAGAGAAACCTTAGGAATGGAAAGATTACCAACGTAGAGGTTCTTCCATTTGCTGTGGGAAGTAGAACAGGGAAGACTAAGATGTACCTCTCCCTAAGGGGAACCAAGTGTCATAGTCTCCTAAGGGTGGGTGAGAGGACAATCATAGTAGACTGCTACACTCTTAATGACCTCTTTCCAGACTATGAGGGAATAGACCTTATCAAGGTTGATGTGGAGGGAGGGGAGATTGAGGTTCTCCTGGGAGCAGAGAAGATCATGAAGAACGTAAAGTCATGGTTCATAGAGATGCATGACCTAGGGGAGATCCTAAGGGGACTACCACATAGTAGGGAGAGAACGAGGGGACACAATGATCGAATAGATAAGATGTTAAAGGGTTATGGTTATGAGACTGAATGGATACTAGAAAGATGGGTATATGCGGAGAGAAAGAAATGCTAAGAAAGTCTAGAGGGATCTCCCTCGTATTCTCAGGAGAAGGATCACAGGCACGTAGAATCCTGCGACCAATGAATGATCCTCTTACTGGAGAACACCTAAGCAATAATGGTGTATCTACACCTACCTGCTTATCTAAGCGTTTTGAGGAGTGTACATAGTATGGACTCTCTGTCTATTGTAGAGATAATGCCTATAGAGTATGATAAGAGAAGGAAAGTAGTACATACATACTCAAAGATATGTACACAGGACATGACTGCTCAACGTCTAAGGGACCTCTACATAAACCTGGGATTTAAGAATGCTCCTGTAGTTACCCACCTTGGAGAGGCATTCCTCATAACGTTCTTCCCCAAACCACCTATCATCATCTCCAAGAGTGATGGGAGAATGTACACCTTTGTTGGTGGTAAGTGGGATCTTAAGGAAGCACAACATCAAGCGTCTTTAGTAATGAGGGTACTAGTTGAGTTTGACCTAGTAGGGAACCATAAGAGGAGAAGTGTACGGAGGAGAAAGTAATGGAAGGAACTGGCTGTTCAGTTGTCAATAGTAAAAAATGGCACATATTTGATTGTCCCTACTGTAGCTTTAAAACAAGGATTTGGGATATTATGCAGGAACATATGAAGACGCACCCTAATCCAATACTAAAGAAACCAGGATTTAATCCATCAAGAAGATAGGTCAAAAGCTTTAAAAGGTACATATAGAGTAAATAAATAGAATGGAGGTATAGACTGACATGTTAGATCCACAAACTGAAATGATCTTACTTGGAGTAGGTAAGGGTGTTGTATACGGTATCTTTGCCGGAGGTATTGGATACATTAAGAAAGAGACGTGGCAAACGTTTGACCCTTATAAGTTCCTAAGAACAATGATAATCGGTGGAGTTGTTGGTGGCATTAGTGGCACTGGCTATTCACTGGCTACAGCTTCTGCTTTGATAGGTAGTGAGTTCGGAGTTCCAGCCCTAGGGGTTGAGACATTCCTTATGACTTCAATAGTAGCTATCGCTGATAACATAGTAAAGGTTATCTCTCGCAGAACAGAACTAGGAAAACTCTACACAAAGATCAAGGAATTCTTCGGCAAGTAAGTAAACTGGGTTGCCTCTCGGCAGCCGTTCTTTTTTCTAAACTCCCTTTTTATGTTTATTATGTATTATCATTTTTTCCTGTTAGAATAGAATGTCTAAGTTTCTTTCTAAGAAATTCTATTCATAACAAAATAGGGTTGGAAAAGGTAACCAAACACAACCCCCAGACTACACAGATCCTGCCCAGTACGGGAAGTATTCTGTACTCTCTTACCTTCACTCAGTAGTTTCCTACCTCGGAAGGGGCAGATTGCTCTAAAAAACGAATTACTATACAGGTTGGTAAAGACACTAATTGGTTCTATTCTCACTTAGTTCCCTCAAGGAATTGGAAGACCTAAGATATACTTAACTGCCATTATTACACCAAACGTTACAACTGGTGACAGAACAAAACTTACTACCTTCCAGTAGAGGGAGATCCTATCATAACGGGCCTTAGCTTCTATGTAGAGTTTCTCTACTCCACCAACTCTATCCCTAAGAGTACCCATTTCATCATTGATTATTGTGATGTGTTCCTTTATCTCTTTAAGGTCCATGCTACTATGTTTGAATCCCTGAAGAACCTTCTCTTCAATCCTAGTTAGTTTTACTAAGACCTTAACGAGTTCTGACTTATCGTTCTTGTCCATTTAATAGACCTCACTCATATTATACCATTCTACATTCTTAAACTTTTCTCTATTAGTCTGACTCTACCCCTGGGTCTTCAGGCTTACGCTTGAACTTCTGCATAAGTCTCTCGATTCTTTTACTGAGGGCTTTGTCTATCTTACTCATTCTTCCCATTATTCTTCAACTCCTCTTAGGTGTCTAGCTCTGAAGGGTAGGGTTCCTAATCTAAGTCCTTTACTTGCTAGACGTGTCCACATATGGTAGTGTTCACTGTAAGGTACCTCTAGCTGAGTATACTTACCAGGGGCTATCCAGACGATGTCTAACTTAAGTTTAATAGGATTATAGTCATACAGTTCCCTAAGCAGTTCAGTTCTCCAGATAGATATACCATATTCCAGGGCACCAATAGAACCTATATCCTTGTAGAATATAGAAACAGCTCCCATATCCTTATTCTTCTTAAGGAGTGCAAGAGCTCTAACAATGTATCTCTTTGGGATAATAACATCTGAATCTAGGTTAAGAACAAAGGGAGTTTCTACTTTAGAGTAAGCAAGGGAACGTGCTTTAGCCATTGTACAGTTCTTAGTTATGTAGACTGTAGCTAACTCCTTAAGGTCTCCTCCACCATTAGAATCAACAACTATCACAGGATACTTTTTCAGGTATCTCCTATTCTTCTTCATGAACTCTCCTAGAAACTTAGGATCTTTTACTGGTATTACTATAGTTAATTTCTTCAATTGTTTCACTTCCTATATTGCTACTTTCTTTCCTACTAGACAGATATCATCTACATACATTTGATTGACTTTATAACTCATTTCCACCTTAACCTCGGTTATAATCTTTCCAGCAGTTAGGTAGGGAGTAAGGTCTACCTCTAAGTAACTACCATTACCACCTGATAGGTTAGTAATCTCTGTTGTAGTACTATCTGAGTAGGTAATAGTTACATCTACCTTATCTATCCAAGGACAGGATCCGGAATACAACCAGATACTAAATGTAACAATGTCATCTACTGGGGCATTAACTCCTGTCTGTTCTATGTATTCTCCAACTGTATCAAACATGGCCTTAAATGTACCACTATGGGTACTGCCAGTACTTATCGTTGGAGGTAGAGTAGAGGACCATCCACTTAGACCACCTGACTCGAAACCACAGTTCTGGATACATGCAGTAACAGCTTCAAGTTGTTCAAAGGTCATCTCACACGCAGTTCCTTCCTCATCCTCATACTTAAGGGTTAGTTCTTTTAACTGGTAGTAGTACATCTCATCATCTGTTTCAGGTATTCCTATGACAAACTGATCTCCAGGGTTCCAATTCTCTATACCATCAAGAAGTCCCTTAGCCCTTCTTAGGTGGTAAAGTGGATCCTTATACCTGTTAATTATCTCCAGTGCCCACCTACTAGCTGCAGTATCAGAGAATATAGAATCATCAAAGATTTCCTTGAACCAGATACCATGACCACTTGGAGGATCTGCCATGGAAGCAGGATCACTACTTCTCCCAAACCACTTACCACTGTCTAGGTGAATCCAGTCTACTAGGAGACGAGCCCACTCGGAACTATCTCCTCTCCAGGTTACTTGTGTACTTATATTGAACTTAACTACATTACTCCAGTCAAAGTTAGCCCCTGACTTCTCCCATTTACCCTCTATCTCAGAGTCAGGTCCTACTGGGATTCTTACCTCAACTAGGTTCTCTGGGATCACTTGTTCAGACTTAACGTATTCTATTCTTCTATCCTTGCTATAGGTTCCTCCACCAGCAGCAGTCTTGTACTGGTATCTTACCTCTAACTGCTCACCTAGGTCACCAGTAATATGGACTGAAGGTTCATAGGTCTTCTCTGCAGTTGTTCCATAGTAGGCCTCAGCATAGAGGTTTCTAATACAACATTGATTTCCTGAGATTCCTTTTCCTTGACCTTGGACAACTAAGGAATGCCCAGGATCCCCTTGATTAGAGACTGTAGTGGACTCTAGTATCCAGACCCTTCCTGTGTGTCCCCATCCACCAAGGTAAGTCGTATCACCATTGAACGTTCTTCTAAACCTCATCCATGCTGTTGATACTCCCGAACTCCACCACTCAGCCCTTACGTAAGTAAGTCTAACCCTGGTATAGACATCTGGGGCATCAAATCCTAGACAGTTTACAAGATCTGTATATGTGAGAGCTGTAGTGCAACCAGGACCAGAACCAGTACAGGTATGTAGAACCTCTATAGGATCTGTTGTTATATCATCCCCAGTAGCATCAGGATCTACAGTTGTCCAATCACCAGAACCACCGAATCTATACTGTATCCTTGAGTATCCATCGATTCCAAACCATGTATTCCTAAATATATCCTTTACATTGGTTAGGGTAATTCTCTCTGTACCAGCACAGGCTACATCAATTGTACAATGACTAACGTAGGACTCAGAGGCAGTTGAGTGTGTAGAAGCATCTAGGGCCCAGGAACCCTCAGTAGGAGCTTCATACGTCTTAAGAAGATCATACATCTGTTCAGCAGGATAAGTTACTAAGTCTCCGGAGGAATCCTCTAGGGTAAATATAACCTCCAACTTTGGGAAAGAGGTTAACTCTGCTCCAGATATAATCCTAGCAGAGAATACTAACTCCTTAAAGGCATTCTTGGGAGTTAAGTCAACTGTACTTGGGAAGGTAAACTCTAGGTTAAGATCAATTGGTTGTGTCCCTAGGGAGTCATTAGCTATTGAACGAGTCCCAGCTCTTACAGCAAGTGTACTTAGGAACAGAGCTCCCTGTGCAGTGGCCCAATATGTTAGTTTATCAGACCAAGGATCAGGATTATTTGCTGTTGGAACTGGACTTATCTTATTCTGATGACCATAGACATCAACTGTATTTACCAGATTGTCCTCTGTGACCTCATAGTTATAGTCCCAGAAATCATCTATTCCAAAGGTATCCTTGACTGGTGTACCTGTTCTAGGGAAGAACTGTAGACGTTTATTCTGATCAACATAGAACTCAGACTGAGTAATAAAGGCTAACTTTCCTAGACAGTCAAGTAGGGACTCTCCCACAAAGTCAACTGTTCTGGTCTTATTAGAGTTAGTTACCTGACTTAGGTTAATAGCACGTTCATTAGGATATGGGGGATCATGAGCAGTATCTATCTCAGCTAGGACTGAGTTTATGATTGAGTTAATGTTAGTTACTGTAGCAAAGGAAGAAGTAATCTTAGTCTCTAGAAGAAGCTTACCATAATCTAGGATTGAAAGTCTCAATTTCTGTTCAGCATTTTCCTCTTCCCAGAATCGTTCTACTGAGTCTACTTCCCCTGTAAAGACAAGCTTCTCAAGACCAGAGTTCTCTGAACCATAGTAGATCCTAACCTCATCTCCCTCTCTAAAGTCATGAACATCAGAATTATCAAGAAGAACCTCTCCACTACCAACTTCATCAGTTAAGGACTTAGTAAACTCCCAGTTCTCTATATCTCCCTGGTCTAGTCCCAGTGTTGCTCCATTTCTCCAGATCTCTATCCTAAAGGTCTCATGTAGTTCCTGTTTATATTTACTGCACTGATCAACTAGGCTAAGATTCTCTGATAGATTCTTACCCACCTTGAGTATCTTCTCATCCTCTAGAAATAACCATTCAGAAGTAAAGGACTTTACCCCAGGCTCCTTTTTCTGTGTATCAGATACAGTAAAAGTCTCTTCAAGCTCAAGCTTAGTTTCCTTAGATATCTCATCTGAAACAGTTAAGGTCTCAGTCAGATTAATTGTATTATCAGCCAAGGTGCGACTCCCTCCTAATGTCTAACAAGGGATACCCTTCGTAGAGTTAATTGATAGTCAAACCAGTTTGTCTTAGCTTCTTTCTGAGTAAACTTAGCAGACTCAAAGATTAGATAGACAGTCTCATTGTCCTTAGCCTTAGCTTCTGCAGTCCAATATCTATAGGAAGCTGCACTAGAGTCAGACGTCTGTTCTGAGTGTGGGGTTAACATATCAGAATTCTGAAGAAGAAACAGTGAGTCTCTCTTAACGTACCATTCTAATTCTCTTCTTTTTTCCTGTCTACAGGATCCAGAGATCTTAAACTGTATCTTCTCGTTATGTCTGAATCTACCCCTCTCTTCTTTTCTCTTGTAACCAGGTCTTCTAACACGCCATTTCACGCTAACATCCTTGTTAACAGAAGCAGGTGTAGGTTCAAAGATAAAAGTGTTACCTGATAGAACATAGCCTGTGCTTACTCCAGACCAATACTCAACGAGTTGTAAAACAGCCATTTCTCCTCACTCCTAATATTCTGATCTCCTATACTTTTTAGCCATTCTCTCTGATATCTGGGATACGGAGGCTTCTACCGCTCTCTCTATAATTTCTTCTATACTTGATACCCCTGAGACATCCACTGTTACAGTTAATGGAGGTTCCTTAGGGATGTACCTACCTCTTCCTCCTTTTCCTAATGCAGCAGTTGTAGCTGCAGGAAGTACAGTTTCCTCAGCATGTACCATAGCAAGTCCTGGAGCTGTGATTAAACCTCCCTCACCTAATGAAGGTATCTTAGTAATAGCAGCCATTACAGCTCCCTCTCCGCCGAATGCCCTAATTATTCCTAGAGGAACTACCATGGCCATCAGAGCTGCAGTTAGAGCGAAGATACCAGCTGCAAAGGTAAGTAGTCCTGTCATACCTAAGAATCCTGCAGCACCTGCAGCAGATAATGCTAGGGCTAGTATTCCTATGGCTCCTGATAGAGCAAGGACTACTGGAAGTGTAGCTATAACTGAAGCTAAGTTTCCTCCAAGTTGTAGTATAGCATCAGAGGCCATCTTAGCACCTATACCAGCTAGTAGGAATCCTGTACCTACCATAAGAGCAGCAGCCCCTATCCCTAGTAACAGGGCCACTACCGGCATAGCCATAGCAGCTGTCACAGAAAGAGAAGCTAGGACGAAGACAGCAACTACCAAGGCAGCAACTAGTGCAATTACTCCTGCAGTTAGTCCAGCTAGAAGTGTATTTATCTCATCAACCCTAAATCCAGTTCTAGAAGCAACCTCTAGGAAATGTGTGAATGCAAAGATAAGACCTATCATTACTCCAGCTAATGTTACCACGTAGGCTATTGCCTGTAGATTAACACTGTTTAGACCAGCTAGGAATCTAGTAGCCCCAGCAATTACAACCATTAGAAGGCTTACACTTCCTGCTAATGCTACTAAGATTCCAGCAATTCCACCAGCAGTAAATCCAGTCTCAGAAGCTATCTTAAGGAACCAACCGAAGGCTCCTATTAGGGATAGGACAACAGGAATCATAGCAAGGAAGGCAGCAAAGACCTGCCAACTCATACTCTTTAATCCATCTAGAACCTTAACTACAACCACAATAATAGCCAATATTGCTCCAAGGTTAGCTACTAAGAGGGCAATTATTGCACCAACCTCTGTAATCGTGTAACCAGAGGCAGCAGCTACTCCAATAAAATCCTTAAGTGCAAAGATAACAGGAACCAATGCTACAAGTAGAGCACTAACAGCAAGAATTGTTTTCCACATTCCTCCGCTTGATTTATCCTGGACAGAGGTCATTCCCTCTGTTACTTTACTTACTCCTTTAATTCTAGAGGAGATACTCCCTAGAACTCCACCGAATGCCTTTATTCCAGTTACTAGGAGGGGAAGCATAGCAAGTGCAACTAGTAGGGCTACTACTAATTCCTTGTTATTTCTAATGAACTCAGCAATCCACTCTATTACTCCAGTCTCCTCTAGAGCATCGAAGACTGACTCAAAGGCATCTCCTAACGCTTCAAAAATGGGGGATAGAGCTTCAAAAAGGGGACCTATGGCATACATCAGAAGGCCAAATACAGCGAATGCAGCTACTAGTTTGACTACTCCACCAATAGCACCAAAGAGAGACTTCTTCTGTTTCTTGGCTACCCCAGCATCCTTCTTCTTAGCTTGGGTTGCACCGCCCCTAGCAGAGGATTCTAGTGTCATTTGTTTTGTTAGTTGTTTAGAGAGCACAAGTTCCTGGGTATCCCTAGCGATCTTATCTCTCTGTTCTTTACCGTAACCTAACATTACATTAATCAGGAGTTTGAATGTCTCTACGAGACCAAGTCCAGAAGTCTTAGCAGAGAGTACAGATCCAACCAATAGTCTCATGAAACCTGCAATCATCATAGTCTTAGCAGCTAAAAGTACAAAGATTCCAGCAATGAACATGGCTCCCATGGCTAGACCTATAAATGGTATATTCTCAATAGTCTCAGCTAACCACTCAAGAGCATCAACTACCATGTCAAGGAAACCACTAGACTCTAGAACATCTTCTAGGGAGTACAAAACATCCTGCATAGCATCTTGGAAGATATCAGATGCCTTAAAAACAGCTGTTGCGAATGACATCATCCAAGTACCAGCAGCCTTTAGGGAACCTGACATACGCATTAAGTCTCGCCCACCAAGACGCAGGTTGTATCCTAGCTTAGTGATGGCCTTGTCAACAGGATTCAACTTCTTGATTCCTTTGACGTCAAGGAAGACTAATACTTCCTCCGCTATGGGCACTTCTTCTTACCTCCTTCTTTTTGCAGCTCTTCTTTCTTTCTTCTTTTGTTTCTTTAGTTCTTCAACTATCCAATTATATTGACGGATAGAAAGCTTGGTAACATCTTCCAGCGTCCAGTGCATATGGTACATTACCTGGAAGGTAGTGCTTAAGCTTTTGTTGCCAATAAATTTCGGATCTCGTCTACACTGTCCTTATCTAGTTCACTGAACTTCGCTATATGACCGGCTATCTCCATGATAACTTTCATAGGGAGTTTTCTAGTTTGATCAATGTTGAGTTTGGGTCTCACAAGACCTTTCAAAACAAGAAAGATGAATTGTTGAATATCATCATCTTTTGCAGCCTTAGTAACATCTGCTAGTTCCCCTATGTTGATCTTCTTTATAGTGACTTTCTTCTTCAGGGTCTTAAGAAAAACTTCCTTTTTCCCTGTAGCAGGAGCCAAAAGATCAGCTGCCTGTGCGAATTCAGTATTATCTGTTTTAGTCAATCGCTTTACCTCCTCTTACTTGAAGACTTTCGAATACCTTACTTGGTTCTTTATTATTGGTTCAAGGTTTACTTACCTTAGATCCACAACTGGAAAGCTTAGACACTTAACGAAGTGGCTATGCTTATAGCTCTGAAATCATAGTCCTCTGTTAGGAAACCATCTTGTGGAACATCTACACTACCAGTTTCGAACTTGCAGCTGTAGACATAGACCCAGGGGCCTGTTTTCGTAGTAGTGGCTCCAACTTTGAAGACAAGATCGAACGCAGTTAGTGCATTTCCGCCTGCACCCATTAGCGCAAGATAATCGACATTTACCCAAGCTCTGGATAATGTTCCAGTAATCTCTTCATTACCCTCGACAAGTGTCGCTGGCTGTCTAGAACCGATACCATAGTATGGTTCCACTCCAGTGGCTATCTCAAGAGTAACTGACTCAGCTTGGCCAACTTCTTGCCATGCAGCAGCTCCAACCCTTATGTAGATCTTGGCATTCCAACCTTTGAATACCCTAGTTTCTGGCAATTTCTTTTCACCTACCTATTTATTGTTCTTGTTACTTTTAACCTTTGCTCCTAATATATTCTGAGATGGGTTACCCTTATCCTCACAGTCTTCTGAAATACCTCATGTTCCTCATCATAGGGGTGTGGCATCTCTCCTGTTTTCTCTACATCTATAATGTCCTCATTAGACTGTGACAATGATGCTCTCTTCGAGAGTACTATATCTACTACCTTATCAGCTAGGTAATCTCTCAGGGCAGTTCCTCCACGTCTAGGAGATAGTCCTGTTGTCTTATTCTTTCTGTGAACCCATATATCAATATCAAAATCTGTTTCCTCGTAGACTGCCATTGTTCCTCCAGTATGACCCATATAACCCCCCACAGCAGCAGGACGTTGAGGGGAACTAGTCTGAGTAATAGAGATTCTGGGCATCGAAGCATCTATTCTTGGGTAGTCTATGTAGATCCATACAGCAGGAGCACCTATAGCAGTTCGTATAGAACTTAGTTCTTCTCTGAATAGTGTAACTAGGACTCTCTCTAATGCCTCTATTTTCATTAAACCTTCACCTTCTTGGTAACTTTCTTTTGCTCATCAAGAGCCTTCGCTAATTGCTGAGGAAACTCCCACTCCATAGCCTCAAAGGTTCTCTTGATCCAGGGGTTAAAGGTAATCTGTTTTCTTTGTACAACCTTCTTAACAGCAATCTTAGTCTGTCCTGGTTTAGGAACCCTAGCTCCCTGAATTACAGGAAGACCCATAGCATGTTTACGGGTAGGTTTTCTCTCGAATGGTAGTCTCTTCCAACCTTCATGAAGTGTCTTAATAATTACCCAAGTTCTCCAGGCCCTAGATCGTCTAGAGTACTTCCCAGGAACATCAATCTCTGAATAGGAGTAGGGAGGCTTTCTCTTTACCACTAGTTTAATGTGACTCTTAACAAAACCAACAGGAAATCTCTTAGAGGGATTCTTACTTATTGGAGCCCCAGACTGGACATAACGAAAGACCCTCTCATTCCATCTGGAGTAGGCTTTGTAAACTGAACCAACGGTTCCTCTCTTAAGTCCCTGGGCATACTGTGTTCGTATCATCTTAAACTTAGCAAAAGGTTCCCTAGGCATTATTGACCCACCTGTCTTCTTAGGAGAGCTCTTCTTATTACTGACTCCCCACTCATGTATTGATCAATTATCCTAACAACAAGGTACTTAATAGAGTTGAAGGTGATGTAGTCATTCACACCTACTGTGTAAGACTCTGAGTCTATGGTATAGGATGGTAAGAAATAACCCCATGCATCACCATCTTGTACCTCCCCAGCAGGAAGGTATGTCATCTCCTCTAGGGTAATGCTTTGAATCTCTGCTAAAATTGTGTAAGTTTCCTCGGACTCTTCAGTCTGACCAAATGGATCTTCTGCTATAAGTTCAGTCTCAGTAACCTTATGAAGGGTGACTTCTGTCCCTAATGAAGTTAGAATCTTCTTTAGTTTCCAATCTGGTGGTCTCTTCAAGGTTACTTACCTTCTTATTCCCTTACTTGGGTATGTAGCTTATCTACTACGTTTATTGGTCTCAATCTCCGGATCAGCTCTATAGACGCGTCCTCTCTGTCTAAGTTCCTTAGCAGCAGAGCTATCTACCTCAGGGCCTTCTGGACCTCTTGGTCTGAAGACGAGCTTTCTATATGTTACCTTGTCCATTGGAAGAGCAATTAACTTATCAACAAGTCTACGGACTTCTATCTCAAACAACTTCCAGGGTTGTTTCTGAGTAATCCTCTTGTTACCAAATGTATAGCTTTCTGGAACAAGGTACTCTTCCCTCTTAACCCATAACTCAGCAGCCTTCCATGCTGTGGCTAGGGAGAGAAGCTCCCAGTCAATTCTCTTGGTAAAGTATGAGTAGTCAACTGTAATCCTTCCATAATCATCTTGGGAGGGAGCAGCTGTTAGAACTATCTTTCCCCTTAGGGGATCAAAGGTACTTATTGTTAACTCTGCCCTCTTGAATGGATCATACGGGAAGTTCTTTACCCATCCATATACTGAAATATCAGCTGTAGTTATGAGGGTGTCCCCGGAGATGTCAGCATAGTAGTTATAGTAGGTTGAAAAGGTGTTATTCGTTCCATTGATATTTCCACTTGTTCCACCATCCACTATAGAAACTTGGATGTATTTTCTAAGGTAAGACATAGCATAGCCTATGAACTCCTCTAGAACATTGTCAGTTGCAGTATCGATATCTAACCCAAGAAGGTCTCGAACGTTTTGAGCATTAGTCCACATTTTTGTACCCTACTATAGTAATAGTTCTCGATTTATTTAAGCTCTTCGCTAGGGTCTAATAATATACAGAAAAATATGTTAGTGGAACTCGACACATAGGACGAGCCCCAAAGATCTTTTACGTCCTTAGGACGGAAGCTTACGTAACGGTGATATTTCCACCGCCAACCAGCAAACAGACAGCATCCTCATCAGTTACTTGAGCGCCATACTCCATATAGAAGTACAGTTCGATAGAATCAGTAGATGGATTATCCCATCTCTTAAGGTCCACATGTCTCTTGATAGCAAGCTTAGCTGATCTCTTGGAAGAGATTATCATAGCATTGCCTGTAGTCATATTTGTAGACACAAGTACCCTTATGTTGGATATTTGTCCGATTTCTCCCCTTAATAGAGGTTCCCTAGCACCGTACTTGGAAGCGTCAATAAATTGACTATTCTTTAGTAACATGTGCATTTGGTCAGGATGTACTAGCATGAAGTCAGGTTCCCACTTTTTGCCTCTAATTACATTGGCAGTATTGATTATGTCAACATATGCGAATGTACCTTCTGTGGCAGCATCAACATAGTTGGTTCTGTCGGACCAATAGTATGAGACAGTGAAAGCGTTAGCTGTATCTCCAGCCACAACTACACCATTGTAATAGTCCACTGTAAGTGTTTGTCCGCCTGTAGTCAATTCCAAGTAAGTTACTGGGGAGTGACCAAGACTTGTTGTTCCACCATCTACGGCGGAGACAGCTTCAATGGTTATTGTGCTTTCCTCTCCGATTAAGCAGTCCAATATTACATTGTCCTCTTTATCGGCAAGTGCAATTCCAGCTTCTTTGATAGTATCTCGGATCAAATCCAAGTTGCTACCATCGATAGCCTCTTGCGTAATCTTAGCACAAACTGCATATTTGCTAACAGTTAAAGTGTATGGCGAGTATGTGATCGTATTTCCACCAGGAGTGGCACCCTCTTGTACTGCCGCAGCAGTAAGAGTTCCACGTCTGTAGAATACAATGCTTCGACCTTTAGTTCTAACAAGGTCTTCATTTATTGAGACCAAGCTTCGACCAAAACGTCTAGCTCTAGCAGCTTCCTCGACTTCCGTTAATATCACCTGAGTTAACAGGGATGGAAGGTCGGTAGAGCTCCAATTTGCAAGCTCTTCTAGACTTTTCATGGTTATCTTATTCTCCTTTTGAGTTTCTAATATAAAAATAGGTTTGGTTACTATTAAGCATTGCCCCTTGGAGACTAGTCTTCGTAGACCTTTATCTGCCCTTTGGCAGAGACCTTAGAAGATTCTTTGCCTGTAGGAAGCATTCTATGCTTAAGAGCGAAACGAGCAAGTTCTCCAAAAGAGAAGTTATTCTTGAGGTCCTTAATTGTCGTATTAGTCCTTTGGGCCCTTTCTTGAGTAACCTCTGTATGAGCTACCTTTTCTCTTGCCTTCTGAACGAGTAGTCTTGCAAGTCTATCCTTTGGAAGTGGACCCCACTCAGGATGTTCCTTCTTAGGTTGACGTCCTCGGTTATCTTGGAGTTTCTGTATGATCTGATCTCGTTCATCAATCTTATTCTCTAAGTTTTCTACTTTGCTAACTAGTTTCTTAAGTAGCTCTTTCTCTTCTGAATCCAATTTACTCACTTACTTCGTTTTCTTTTCTTCAAACAGTTTAGCCAGGAACTGATTCTTATCCTTTTCAGGTAGTTCCTTAAACCCTGCTGTGACCTCGTCAACAGTCAAAGGCTTATCCACAGGTTTTTCAACCGGCTTCTCAACTGGTTTCTCTTCTGCAGGCTTAACTGGCTTTTCAACAGCTGGCTTCTCGACAGGTTTCTCAACCGGTTTCTCTTCAGCTGGTTTCTCTACTGGCTTAACTGCAGGTGTCTCTGTGGGCTTCTCTACTGGTTTCTCTTGAGGCTTCTCAATAGGTTTCTCAACTGGAGTTTCCTCCGGCTTTTCCTCAGAAGCAACCTCTTGATCTTCCTTCTTAGGTACCCTTGCAGGTATAGTAACATGCTCATGCACATACTTACCTAAAACAGGAACTTCCATTTCTGGTTCCTCAACAGTAGCAGAAGACTCAACCACTACCTCTATAGGCTTTTCTGTGGGTTTCTCTACTGGCTTTTCAACTGGTTTCTCTTCCACCATTCCAAATTCCTCCTTTGTAGTTAATTTTACTCTTTCTTATACTTCTTGTAATACTTCCCATCCTTGTAGCGGTAGGGATAGTAGTTACCATTCAACTTGAAGTAGTAGTAGACTCCGGACTTCTCTTCAGGGGTTTTATATCCTCTCTTCAAAGGTCCAAACTTCTCCTGATGAACCTCTTGCCAATGCTTAGCTAGTTCTTTCTCAGACTTAAACTTCTTCTTGCAAGCTGGACAAACAACTTCTCCATTAGGTTTTTCCTCAGGTTCCTCATCGGTTTTCTTTTTAATAGGAACACACTTTTCTGTCTTAATGTCCCAGTTCTCCTTACCTGCGATACAACCATGTTTATCCTTCTCTGGTTCACCATAAGCATTCTCTGTTGGTTTCTTCAGGGCATTTGCAGCCTCAATCTTAGTAGCAAAGTTTCCTATTAGCTTCCACTGACCAATACCTGTCTTACCAGTATCAACCATAGCCATGAAACGACCGTTCTTCATCTTAATAATCTTGGTGTTTCCCTTAGAGAGGTTAACTACCTGGCCAAGGACAGCAAGGATTGTCATGGTTTCATTGAATCCACCATACTTCTCTTTATGCTCACCTTCCCAATGTGAAAGAAACTTATCCTCATCTTCGAATTGGGTATCACAGACTGGGCATGTAGCCTTCTGGCATTGCTCAGGGTTAGGAGCACCAGTTTGATTAGGCATAAGTTTACCAGCTATAGATTCCTGATCGCCTTTCTCACGAGGGTGGGTGAACTCCTTAAGTATGGCCTCGAGGTCTGCCTTAAACTCTGCTAGATCTCCTTTGGATAATCGCTGAGGTTGATCGCCATAGTAGGCATGTCTTATCTTATAGGTTTCCTTAAGTATATCAAGCTCCTCCCTGGAGTTAAGCTCAACAACACACAGAAGAACCTTCTCATTTGCGTTCTTCTCGTTCTCCTTCCTCTTGTAAGGATACTTATTTTTACCTAAGTTTCCATAGAAATAAGAAACTACCTTTCTGTCAGTCTTTAGACTGGTTAAGGTTTCCTCATCAGGAAGCTCTAGAACAGCAAACAGTTTAGGAGCTACTAACTTAAGTTCCTCTTCCTCTATCTCAGAAAGGGACTCTATTTCTTCTTCAAGCTCGTGCATATTTTCCACTTCTAATATATTTGTCTCTTTAATCTCTTTTAAGTCTTTCCCCTTAGACAACATTGATAGTTGTTCCTTATGGAATATGAAACATCGGTCACATGCTGGGACACGAACTAGTGATAACTCAGAGAAGTTATAGTCTGAACCGATTCGTATTTGTTCATTAATGGCCTTCTTCTCCATCCAGGTAGAACAGGAAACAGCAGGCAGAACCTCCTTCTTGACTAGTCTCTTAGCCAAAGGATCAGTTACCTCTGCCTGGAAAACAATTCCCTTTAGGGACTCCTCGTAGTATGAGGAGGTTACTGCACCTACATGACGACCCTCGAACTCTTTAGTCTTACCGTGTTCAACTAGGAGAGGTTTACCAATTAAGGACTTAGCTACTCTCTTAATCTCTTGTGCAGAATAGATGACATTCTTCCATACACCCTCGGTAAGAGCAACACCAGTAATAAGTACTGCATTGTCCTTTTCACCTAAGATTTCATACGGAATATAGAGTATCTCTAGTTCCTTTGTAGAAGCAATATCCTCTATTTCTATACCTGTATTATCCAATTAGTTACTCACTATCCATGTCTTCTGTGATATACTGATACTATCTTTCTCAGATTAATATTTAAGGCTTACCTTACCTACTCAGTTTGAGGTGTCTTAGACCTCATGAATATCTCTGTTCCATTACTCTTTTTCCAGACAAAGTATCCCTTTAACTTACCATGAAGTTTCAAAGAGATAAATGTAGGACTCTTCTCAAGGATCTCAGCTTTACCTGCATCTATGGGATCAACAATCGTAGAGAGTGGTCCAACCTTAACAACCTTCTTCTTGTCAATCTCCATCCATGATGCCATCTTTTCAGGTGTTTGGTCCTTTCTCTTAACCTTGGTACTCTTAACTAGTAGTGGATCCTTATAGAGACTGAACTCTATACCATCACTAAGTCTAATGTCCCAGTGATAGACAAAGTCATTAAGATAGTGTTTAGGTGTTGGTCTCGTAGGAATCCAGTGTTTCTGTAGGACAAAGGATAGACCAGAGGATCTACTAAGTTTCTCAAAGGTATATGTCTTAGCCTTCTTCTCCTCTTGAACCAGTCTCCACTTACCCTTAAGTTTCTTTCCATTGAACTTGAGATCAATTATCTCAATACCTTTCTCTACCTTTGACTCTATCGATACTGTTCCCCTATCCACAATCTTCATTGTAGCAGGGAGTTTCTTGTTAGGATTATACTTGGTACGAGGGGATATCTTACCCTCAAAGTCTAACCACTTCCTATCAACCCTTCCCTCCTCCTCAGCACTTGTAGGTCTGTAGTAGAGAGGGTCTCTTGGGAAGAAGAAAGAACGTACACCACCTACTCCCTTATCATCTATTCTCAGGTACCATTCTCGTTTAGGTACTCCTCTAACTACAAACTGACCCATCCATGAGTTAAACTGGAGTGTAAACTTAGGAGTAGATAACTTCTCTCCTGCCTTCCTAGCCACAAAGGCACAGTATGCATTAGGATTCTTCTTGTCCTGGTTCTTTCTTACACAGTCAGCAAAGTTCTTATACTCGGCGAAGGGTAGTGACTCAAAGGCTCTAACTAGGTATGCAGGGGCCCATGTGTCACAACCTGGTATATCAGGATTAGCTAGACACTCTGAGTTCTTACAGGCTGTAAATCCTGCACAGGTTCTACAGGTCTTTACTTCCTTCTCAGGACCTGTCTTCCAATCCTCCCACTTCTTCATCTGATCTGGGAAGTTCTTAAGTGCCCATGCCTTGGGGAATGGATATGGATTACTCTTGGGAGGCTTATAATCTCTTTTCCTTGCTCGGGTAGAAATAGTGTAAGGTTCTTGTGTACCAGGAATGAGAACTCTCCACATGGTCTCACGTTTCTTTAGGGGTTTCTTAGTCTCAGGATCTAAGACAGGAACACCTACTCTCCTGACTACTATTCTAAACCATTGTTCCTTAGGGAAGAAAGTCCCTGTACTTGATTTAACAAAATACTCATGGAAGTAAGGCTTCTGAACACCAAAGATACAGACGCCCCTTTCAAAGGCATAGAGGACCCCAATATTCTCCCTTGTAGCTCCGGGATCTCCTGGTTTAGTAACTCCATGTACCTTCATCCACTGAATGGGTTGCCTAGCCTTAGTCTCTGCTCTTCTTCCCTTATTAGTACTTGTATGTCTAAATATGAATGGAACTGACGTTAGGGCCTTCTTAGCCTCTGCTACTGAATCTACCTCTGGAGTTCCCTTAGGATTATCTAGGACTGTCCATCCCACTAGGAAACCATTAGCCTTCATTCTCCAGTCTACGTGTACTGATCTTCCTCTCCAATGGTGTTGCATGACAAAGGGGTGTTCACCTGTAGGCATCTCTTGATAAGGAGCTAGAGCTAACTCTACAATATCCTTAGGAAAACTTAGGTAATTTATCATATCTCTTGTTATTTTCATTGGTCCTCCCCCATTTCCTTAATATCCTCTTCCTTTGGTTCATCCCTAGGTCTTAGTTCATAGTAGTAGTCCTTCACAAAGTGACACTTAAACCTATTAGCAAGTTTACACTTGATAGGATACTTTAAGACCTGTTCCATAGCTGACGTCTTCTCCTTAGGAACATAGAACCTCTCCCTTAGTGAACAGACCTTAGTGTCATTCCAGTAAGCACACTCTGGAAGCTTAATCACCTTAGCTAGGTTCTCAGAAAGTGGTGCAGTTCCAGCCTTGACTATCTTTCTAACTGTATCTAGGGTGTCAGGTTCCTTCTTAGTGGCATGCTTAGCTTCGAATAGTGGAAACATCCAACTCCACCATATCTTTCCTGTCTTAGGGTGTTTGTTCTCTACTATCTGTACAGGTCTTACAGTGATAATGTCTCCTCTGGCTGCTCTTTCCTTAGTACCATAGACTCTACCAATCTTAGCATAACACTTTCCCTTGTGATCTATTACCTGGTTCTTTCTGATCTTATCTCTCATTCCGCAGGGTACCTTGAATACTGGGTAGTAGATCCATTGGTTAAGCTTCTTACCTGCCTTGGTCTGTTTCTGTATCTCATCCCAGACCATTACATCGATCTCTTTAAGGTTCTTTAACTTAGCCCATTCAGAAGTTCTTCCAGTAGTCTTATAGACTGAGTCCTTAACCTTTACAACTACTCCCTCAGAACCAGGAACCTTTCTCTCCTTCTGTACTGCCCTAAAGAATGCACGTACTGAATTTGCAGGTATACTGTCTATCCTTCTCCAGTGTTTCATACCACTAGGGATGCACTTGTTAATGGTATTCCATCTTTCAACATAGCCCTTGTCATGGATATCCTCACCATTATAATAGAGACAGTCATGAATATGGAAGACTATTCCCTCATCATCCAGAACCTTCTTTGTTGCTGTTACCCAAGCAATCATCTTCTCCCTCTTAAGTTGATCACAGACCTGTTCCATATCACTTACGGTTTTACCACGACAGTTGTACTCAACCATCTCTGCATCTAGGACACAGTCCTTGGCCTTCATCTTAGATAATAGTTCCTTTACAGACTTCTTGAATACATGAGCTCTATCTCTCTGCTTATCCTCCGTTATAATCTTAACTGTGTCACCTTCAATATGAACTTGGAATCTCATACCATCGTACTTCTTCTGTACAACTAGGCCCCTGTCAATATACCTGGAAGCCCACTTGTCCCAGAACTCCTGTACATCAAAGAATTCATGTTTGTGGAAACCTGACTTAGGTTTTAATTGTCTAAATGGTCTCATTATTTTTATCCATCCTTTTAAATGCTCATAGGGGGAAGTCCTCTTCATCTCTTCAATAGATACTTTCTTAAAAGCTAATCTGTAGAGAGGGACAGAATAACCGATCTGAGGACCTTCTTTATCCCAGACAAAATGCAGTCTTCTACCGAGGTCTTTGTTACTTTCAGAAATATCATCCACAAAGGATGAAACTATTCCCTTATCAGAGTGACCTTGTTTGAACAAAATGTCTACATCGTGCCCTTTAGGGCTATTGCCTTGGTTGACTATCCTGCCACATAAGTGGACGTGTATTGGGTTATCGTCTAGAACAATTAAGTCCGGGAAGGAAGAGAGTGCATTTCCCAGGTCAAGTTTTGCACCTAGGTCATCTTTAAGAATGATTGGTATTGTCTCGGTAGCTCCCTCTGGTTTAGGATACTCGACTACTTCGAGACGAGTCTCCTTATCTAATTTATCTCCTATAAGTCTGAATTTAACATTTCTCTTCTTCAGTTCTTTCCATACAAAGACATGAGCGTTGTGAAGAGGTTCTGTAATTCTCCTAAGTTTATTGTGGTAGATCCAGTGTAGTCTCTTATAGGCTACTTTGAGTTGTTTATCACTTAGACCTTCTACGTATAGGTTATCTACCTGTTCTAAGTCCTGTACTCTGATCTTAGAGGGTGTGATACTTAGGTTGGACATTGACAGTGGAGTTCTGTGTTTCCATCCAAGCTTACTAAAAACATCGATAATCTTCTTGTGAAGTTCCTTAATGATCTTCTTCTGTTCAACTAAGGAATAGTCTTTGAATTGGGAAGACTTCATTGCATTACCTTTTCTTAGTCTATTCCACCAGGTATGAACTATCCGGTGATCATCTGCTAAGATTCTCTTCCCCTCAGCAGTCTTAACAAGTTTAACAGCGTTATATTTCTTCCAGTTACCAATTAGCTCCTCCTTACTTAGGCTACTTATTGGTAGGATCTTCTTCCAACCCTTCCATTCCTTGGGATGTTTAGATTCAAGGTGAGCTATAAGGATCTTAATAGAGTCAAAGATCTTACTACAGAAAGGGCACTGCTTTTCCATTATCTTTCCCACTATTACTTTAGTCTGCGCTGGAAGATTTTCTGTGGTAAACTGTAACTTTTCCATTCTTACCATCCCTACTTAGGATACATATGTACTTGACTTCTTAGTTTGAGGTTTCTTTGCTAGGACAGCCTTGGACATCTTAATATCTAGGTCTGTGAATGAGATAGCTAGACTCCTAAATGTATCAAATACCTCTTTAAGTTCGACCTCTGATAATTGATCTAGAACAGCAGGATTCTTAAGCCAAACTGCCCAACCAGATAGTGATCTGAGAATAGCCAGATGAAGTATCAGAATTGAGGAACAGGTTTTTAGTCGATCATCTGTCCTAAGTTTCATAAGTCTCTTCTTTGAGGCTTCTAAATCCTTTATCCATTTCTTTAATTGACTCGACATTCTATCACCTTGGTAAGTCCTTTAGGATCTTAACGTAGATATTAGGGGCAGTAAGTATCTTACCAGACTGCCATCGTATCTCAAGTTCAGCATGATATTCTCCATTAACGTTCTGGAGTTCACTAGCAATTAGAACCTGACAGATACCAGAGGCTCCTGTGACTACATAACCTGGTTTATCGAGGCCAAGGGTAGATAGACCATACTTCTGCATCTTAAATCCGATACTACAACCAGTAATATCCACTATATCCCCATCTGCATCCCTTACTTCAAACTCAAGAATGTAGTTTACATCCCCTCGAACTAATGTTAGAGTTGGCAATACAATTTCCTCTCTATCTTACAGAGGGACTTGAAAATATAAAAGGGTTTGCCTAACACTTCTCAATCCTTTCCTTTAGGTATGCTATCGTTTTCCGTCTAGGAAGACGAACTGTTCTACTTAATGTACCAATGAAGACTGTAATCAAATGAAGGATTGGGAACTTTACTGTTTTTGTTATTTCCCCTTCTAAGACTAAGTTTTCTAGGAGGGTCTTCTCATAAAGGGTCAAATTAAGTACCTCCTCTTCTCCTTACTCGTATCTTATACCTAACCTTCTTGACTAGATTGACTACAACCTTGTACCCAACGTCTAGGAGAGATTCACAATGTCGATAGGTTAGACTAGGACTAAACTGTAGGGTTTCATATAAGGAGAGTAGTATGAGTGGAATAATATACTCTCCTATGAGGGCAAGATCAGAAGTTAAGGTCACTTCTCTGGTTCTATCTGAGGGACCATCAGACCATTTAGACCAGTCATAGGTTGCATCTACTGTGGCTGGCATAACAACATCAATTGTTTCTCCAGTAAGAATGTCTGACTGAGTCCAGGGAGTAGAACGGGAGACTCCATCCCATGTGAAAGTTATCTTATCGATTTCTAGGACTTTACATCTGATTGTTCTTGGGCTATTTCCACCCATAACCATGACCATGACCTTATTGTCTATTACTCGTCTTGACACAGATAGGCAGCCATCTGAACCCTCTGTGGGGTCATATCCAATGCCTATATCTGACATGTTAAGGAAGTCTGTCCATTCACTGTCCCAGACCCAATTGATACGCTTGAGCATGTAGATATGGTCATCATCTTCGGCACAGAAGACGTATAAGTTACCAGTGTCGTAGTCTATTGACATTGATGGGGTTGAGAAATCATGTGCAGCCTTTAATACGGTTTCATCCATCCATGTTCCAGAATTTCTGTCTCTCCTAACGTAGACTATGTTATTATCTTCATCAGAGAAAACAATGTGTATGTCATCTCTCGCATCTACAACGGCTGATACTGCCCATGATTCCAATGCATCACCATTATATGTGGTTAAATAGTTTCGAGCACTAAGGGTTTCAACAGCACCCCAACTATCTCCTGATTGAGTATAGAATCGTCCTTTGGGTGTAGCTCCACCTCTAAGTATGAAGAGATACATATTTCTGTTTGCCAGTGCAATGAAGTATGGTACTCTATAATTATTGGAAGTTATGACTTTTGGATAGCCAGCTAGGTCTAGCCACGTCCCATCATTGTTTTGGGAACCATTAACATAGATTTCCATATCAAGATATCCACCACCACTAGTTGCAAAGCACCAAGCAACCCATGGGTAGCCACTTGAATCTACAGCTCCAGAGTGGTCTGCAACTGTTGAGGGGAAAGAGGCAGTATAACAAGTTTGTAGAACAGCATCCCAAGTTATTGTTCCATCGGATTCAGGTGTTCCTTTACGATACTTTAATAGTGGAGTGTTCTTTGTGAACATATGAACTTTACTTCCATCAAACCAGATATGGGCAGCTTCTCCATACCTGTATATAGTAGTTTGTATTTCGGTTTCATCTGACCAAGTTAATCCATCTGAACTTGTTCTATAATAGAATCTATTAGTTGACTTCACATAGAAAGCCCAGAATAATCCGTTGTGAATGAATGATTTTCTGAGGTATCTGATTCCCATTTCTGTGCTTCCATATGTAAGTTCACTTGGCGAATAAGTGTCAGGAACATCTGCACCAATTTCTAACTGGTATCTGGATGTGTCAGTTTCTTGCCAGCCTTCAGCAAAGTGGAGTTGTGATAATTCATAGGCACATCCACGGTAGTCACATGCTACATTAACTCTACAAAAGCCTATGCCTCGCTGTGTTCCATAAGAGAAACCACTTCCGCCAGAGGGTCCAATACCCTCATTGTAGGCTGCTGGATACAAACTGATGAAGGCAAAGTCAACATTGTTAGTATCGAACTTTCCTGTCAAGCTTACATCTTGCCAGATTTTAGGTGCAGGTAGGGTTGTCTGAATCTTGTTTGTGAGGAAATGTATTGGTGCAACGAAGTAACCCATTAGATATATTGTCGAGTTTGACCTATACAGCTCAACTTTCCTGTCCCCATCAACTCCACAGGCAAGCCATTTCGTTGAGCGATGAACAGTTGCGTAGTATCCATTGGTGCTTCCGTTCTCTCGTGCACCATTACTTTGGACAGATGCTAAATTGTTTACAATGTAGAAATATGCCCCTGTTGCCCCTACTGGTATGTAGGCACTTAAGTCAGTTTCAACCCAGCCACTACTAACAGGAGTCACATCAACTCTCGTAGTAAGATAATGGATTGAGCCGTCAGCCCAACCTGAAAGTGCTACGGTGATATTAGCATTTGACCGTCTTATATCAAATTGTTTACTAGAATCAAGCTTTACAATAATGAATTTTTGATGGGTTTGGTAGACCCTTGGAGCGTGACCTGTATCTGGTTCATCATTATACCCACTTCCTGTTGGACGGACATTAAAGTAGTACTGAGCACTTGCTGTATTCTTTATGTATAGAAGAGCATACTCTGCCTGTGGGGGAACATAGTCAGAAATATCTACAGTCTGCCATGTATCATCTACTGCTCCACAAAGAGAAGCAATATTAATGTAATGTTGGAATCCATGAATAGCACCCATTAGTCTCCGCCCTCCGTTACCTTCCATATCTTCTTTACTAGGAGTCTTACTACCTTAAAGATCTTAGTGAGACAGTAAGGATATATTATAGTAGAAAGAATAAGTGTTTCAGTGAGATTAAGACCTACTCTGAGTATAGGACTGCCCTCTAGTCCCAGAGTTTCAGTAAAAGTAAGGAATATCATTTTAATGAAACTAAATAATACACTAGATGAAAGAGATTCATATAGTTTCTTAAGAACTCTAAAACTTATGTCTCCTGCAAAGGATAGACTCCCACTTAGGACCTTTCTTATTTCCTTTGGAAGGATATCTGTTAGAAGCAAGCTTTCATTTAGGATCCTCTTTACACTCTTCAAGAGATTATCTATAGAGGACAGAGACTCACTAAGAACTTTCTTGATACTCCTCCAATAACTATCAGTAAAGGACAGGTTTTCTCCTAAAGTCTTTCCAACATTCTTCCGGGGACTATCAGAGAGGAAGAGGGTTTCGTAGATCCAGAAGGGAACCCTAATATTATTTAAGGAAATCTGGTCAGAAAATAAAAATGTATCAAACAAATGAAAGCCTATTTCTTTAGTAAGATCCTCCTGGAAACTTAGAGTCTCAAAGAGATCCTGTGATAATGGTCCTCCGCCCTCACATGTTACTACACCATCAGCAAAATCTATGGAGAAAGGAAGTGCGCCGTTAGCAGATTGATATCCTCTCTGAACTTCGTTCTCTGAAGTATTATAAAATATCTGACACTGTAATCTATAAGCTGTATCATTCAGAACTGCCGTTACTACTGTTGTACTTATATCATAGCTCCACACTTTATGGTCAGCATTAATTTGGTCAGTAAAACCAATATAAATCTTATCATCGTAGAGACATATTGCAGTATTCATAGGATTACATCTATCTCCTACCATTGCGTCTATTGTTACTCGACCAGCAGCCCATCCAACGCCATGAGTCCAAATACCCATATAGACAGGCTGACTAGTAATATATTGACTATGAAAGAGATAGATTTTTGAGTCATAATAATGCGCACATACTCTACCATACCCACTAACTTTTGCGTATGGTGTATTCACCCATCCAATCCATGCACCTGCATTATTATCCCAAATATTATAGGCGTGTCGACTCGAACCATATTGACTTACAATAAGCATTATGGAGTCAACGTCATTGTAATCTGGGTATGGAACTATGCTAATTCCAGCAATTAAGCCACCACCAGCAGGGGGAGTGTTAATATTCATTATCTGAGTCCAAGTTGTCAAGTCTGCTACTGTTGAATACTGAACTTTGATTCTATAATTTGACCCATCATAAACTATCATTACATTGTAGATTCTATTAGCCGTGACACAGGCTGTTTCATGCCCAGCCGTAGAGTAGTGAGTTGCATCAACAATAATCTCTGAACCAAAGCTTAGTGAGCCGTCTCCCTGCACTGTTCCAACTTTACAAACATGGTCATTGCTACCAGTGGTGACACCATAGAATACGATTATTTTACCATCATAGACTTGTGCATGAAGCTTCGTAGCGACATCAACATTGGCTATCTGAATATCCTGGTGAGCAGACCAAGAAGCCCCATCATCAGATGAAAAGGAATAACTGACATCTGTTCCAGTATTATCTATAAAGAAGGCGTAGAGGTAGCCATCAAGTTCAAGTATCCATCTTGAGTTACCACATGCTGCTCCAGAAACCCCTTTCATATCAGTTGATATAGTGGTCAATTACTTCCCTCCAAAAGATGTTCGGGTCTTTGGAATGTTTAAAAAGGTGCGATCAAGGATCAACCAGGTTCTTCCTCCATTGCCTCTAACAAAAAACTAAGGACTTTGTCGATTCTTGATTTGGGTTTCTTCTTTGGAGAACCTACCTTAAGGTGACCATTCTTGTCATAAAGTTTCAGAGTTACCTTGCCCTGTACCTTAAGGCCTTCTTTACCCATATTTTAGTCTCCTAAGAAAGGATTTTATTAGCTCAGTGTATATTGCCAGGTGACAACCAAAGTGTCTGAAACACCCTTAGTTATGGCACCGAATGTCTGTCTACAAAGCATAGTCTGCGAGTTCTTGCCTGAGTTATTGAATAATCCAGACTCAGTAATGGTACCTGTTCCGGTAGCAGCACCGAATGTGGCATCATTCTTCCAGATAGTGTTAGCTGTTCTGTTGTATCCACCCTGTACACGGGCAGTCTCAGAAGCCAATATTGTGTTTGATAATGCAGGTGCATCAGTACCTATACCGATCTCACAATAGTCAAATCCTAATGGTTGACCAGAGGACTGACCCATCATGTCACAGATTGCTTGGAAACCAGCAGTTACAGTTAGGTTCTTGGACTTCCTGAATTCCTTCAAAAGACCATCTTTGCCGTAGAGTCGAGCTTCGACCTCTCCTATTAGAGCTCTTTTCTCTAAACTTATCATATTTTCCACTCTACCTTAATAGTGAAGATCCTGCCCTAAAAGTGTTCCGCCTTCATCCAATCTTTGGGTAACTTTATCTCAAGGGTCTTGGCGTCCTCTCCACCCTCTCCAAGTTCCCTCTCCTTTTCCTTTAGGAAGGGTTCCCACAGGTTAGTAATAAGTCTGTCCCACTCATACTTCTTAGCAAAGTTTCTACTAAGTTTCCCGTATTGTAGTCTCTTCTTTGAATTAAAGTATGCCTCTTCCAGTTTCTTTGCTATATCATCCTGATCGGGAACAGCACACTTACCATTTAGGGGGGTGTACATCCAATCCCTAGATTTAACTAACCAACCATGACCCTTAATTAGTTCAGGCATTGAGGAGAATTTCGTACCTATGACAGGTACACCACAAGCCATTGCTTCTAGCATACATAGGCCAAATCCCTCTCTTCTGGCGCAGTTCATAAGTAAGTCAAATGAAGAGTAGAGCATAGCCATCTCACTCTCAGGTAGACCTACAAGCTCAGTCATTCTATCTGGGAAGAAGACGTTCTTATCAACCCCAATACTCTGAGCAAGACCAGGAAGATCAAATCCACGAAGATGTTGGGACTTAGTGTAGGCGAATACAAACACTTCTTTCTCTAGTTTAGGGTGTTCCTCAAAGAAGATCTTAAGACCCATGAACATCTTATCCCAACCTTTCCTAGGTTCTGGATCATTATTGGCAGCTACCATTCCTATTATGAACTTATCATTTCTGAATCCGAAGTGTTCTCTACAGGTACTTCTGTTGAGGGGTTTGAAGACCTGAGTATCAACTCCATGGGGAATCATTCGTGTCATTCTACCATACTTCTGGGCTTCTCTTCTACCAAACTTAGAGATTGTGATAAACTCATTATACCTCTTCAAGGTCTTCTGGTGTTGTAGACCATACTCACTGTGATCTATTGGACCATAGAATGTAGAGTTCCTTAGCTTTGGGAACCAGGAAAATCTCCAGAAGTCTGAGAAGAGAATAGGAAGATCAATGTTGAAGGCCTTTACATAGTATGGAACTGCCTTCCTACCATACTCCTTCTCTCCGTTATAGATTGGAAAGATAGGTACTCCACCTAGTTTTAACATTCCACCCTCAGAAATACCATAGTAGGCTGCTATGATTATAGGCCAACCCCTCTGGTGTAACCTAAAGACTATATTCTTAGTAACATTCCCATAGCCAGAACGACAGTGAGGACTAACACTAAGCCATAGAATATTTAGTTTATGCTTTTTTGTCCTCTTCTTCTTTTCCATCACTTACCAAGATCTCCTTCAAATAATCATCCAATCTCTTTCCAGAAATGACCTTTATCTTGTAGTCTCTCTCATCTATGGAGTGAACAAAGTTCTTGTGTGGAATTATTACCTTATTGAAGCCCCAGCGTTCAGCAGCCTTGATCTTCTCATAAAGTCCACCTACAGCAGTAACCTCTATTTTATCTGTTGCTGAGATGTTTATCTCTCCGGTAACTGCTATATCCTGTCTTATAGCCTTCTTCTCTAGTAGGGAACAAAGTAATATGGCCATTGTGACACCAGCACTGGGTCCATCTACTCCATAGGCTTGTGAGAAGTCTACATGGGTACAGTAGTCCTGTGCAATATCAACCTTGTACTTCTTAAGGATAACTGTTCTTACCTTGTCAACTGAGTCCTGTATGAATTTACCCTTCTTATTTATTCCAGAAACTTTAAGGTAACCACGCTTTCTCTTTCCCCTTGGTAACATAGTAGCCTTTACCCTAAGGACATTGCCAGTCATCTCCTGTGAGAAGGGATCCGTCACAACTGCTAGTCCATAATTAACTCCTGTCTTTTTTCCAACTGGTTCTATCTCCAAGAGTTTACCTCTCTCCTGGATTAGATGTTCTAGGATCTGTTTCTGTATAGTCTTGCAGTGTACTTCAATTGCTTCTATTACATGCCTTTTTTCAACAAAAAGAGTATCTTTCCCTTCTAGGATAATTGATACATTTGCATTTTCTACTGGTATTCTTTCGTCTTTTTTTCTGCTCTCATTCTCTGCAAGGATAGCAGCAGTCCTTATGATAGAGATAAGTGGTCTAAACTTTGTGGATAGACAATCAGTTTTATTAGACTTTCTTCTTCCTTCGTGACAGATCTCTATACAGGCTTCTCTAGTAAAGGGTTTAAGGTGGAATCTCTTTGATTCCTGAGCTATAAATTGTACATACTTTCTTCTATTTGCAACTGTGTTAGGCATGTCATTACTCATTCTAACTACTCTACCATAACCATAAATTCTGTCCATTAATGCTGGGTGTATCATAGTGATACTGTCAAAGTTTCCAGCTCCTACTAGGAATGTTAGACATGGTACAGGTTCAGTTGCTACAGCCATAGCTGAGGTTCCACTAGCAGACCACTTAGATCTTAGGGTAATTGGAAGTTGTCCTTCCTCAAGGACTGTAAGTAAAGTAACAGCCTCATCTGGATGAAGGTTCTTAATCTCATCGATATAGAGAATGCCTAAGTTTGCCTTGTGAACATCTCCTGCAGTAGTTCTCTGGTGTTCAGGTGTTCCTAGACCTCCAGTTTGTAGAGGATCCCAAGCAATAGAACCAAAGAGTTGTGCACTCTTGTGACCTGTAGCATCAATAAAGGGAGCTACTTTCCCAGTGTTGTCTACTAGAAGCTTTGGGGCATCTGTTTGTTCAGATCCTGAGATTCCCTTAGAACCACCCATCATACCTGATCGTCCCATGAATATAATTAGTATCAGGAAGATCATCATCATTCCAGCAGGTAGGAATGTTATAGAACCTACCTCTATGAAGCTAGAGAGCATATAGTTAAAAAGATTACCTTCCCAGACAGTTTGTAATGGACCATACATAGTCATTGCATTAGCAAACCATACCATAAGTTTATCCCATAGCAGATATATTCCTGCAGAAATAAAGGCCATTCCCACTGTAGCCATAAAATAGGTCATACCCTTGATGAAAAGTTTCTTAAGTCTTGACTTCTTTTCATGTTTACGTTTCTCTCTCAGGACTTGTTTTCTACCTTCTCCAGCCCTTCTACATGAAATCTTAGGTTCACTTGGGACTATTGCGTTCATCCAACAGATGACATCTTGAAGTTTAATCTGATGTTTCAGGTATAGCTGAGTAAGATGTGAAGCAAGGGCTCTACCAATAAGAGATTTACCAGTACCAGGATCTCCCATTAACATTAAGTATGGACCTGGTGGAATCAACTTCTTCATAGTAGGCTTTTCAGAGTTAGGATCTGTCCAGATATCAAACCACTTCTCTCTCTCCATCCAGTTTAATTTATGGACCCATTCATCCAAACACAAGTAACATTCAGCAAGGGCTTGCTTCTGACCTATTACCCAGTCAAGCAATTCCTCAGAGACTGGAAAGTCTTTTATGTTCTGAAAGTTCTTCCAATCCCAGATCTTCTCTCCAATTTTCTCTTTTCCTTTACCAAAATAAGATGTCATTATTGTTTACTCCCCATACAGTGTTTCATTAGGCAAGAGGGGCAATATCTTAGGATCTCAAAGTATCCTTTCTTCTTACCTGATCTTTCATCCATTATTATAATATAGTCTTTGTCCTCACACCTGTAACCTGTGTAGATTACAAGGGTTCCTGCAATTAGTGTATTGTTCCCACAGAAGCTGCAATCATGCACCTATACTTCCTCTCCCGGAACTTCCTCTTCTACCACGTCCACTTCCTCTTCTACGTCCACTAAGGCCTTATCTCCTTTCCTATTCTTGTTGCAGCTAGCACAGAACTTAGCCAACTTCTCTAGTGGAACCTTAGAGGTCTTTCTTACTGGACAAGAACCCATTCCAAAGACACAGGTTTCCGAAGGCTTAACCTTCATTCTAGGTGAAAGACCCTCTAACTTTCGGATATCATCTTCCATTATATCATCAGCAGTTAGTAGGTTATACTTAGCATACTGAGCTAGTCTTCTAGACTTGAACATCATAGTCTCCTCGCTATACTCAGTGAATCTTAGGTTTGGATAAGGATACTCTAACTTAACCTCTTTTCTGTATTGAGAAAATAGTTGTTCATTTACCTGATTCATCAGAACTGCTTGCATTGTCTTAATGGTCTTCTCAAAGTCCATTGTCTCCTGGTTAACATTAGCCTGGATGTTCTGTGTGGTAGTACCGTATACCTTTGGTACTTCAAGACCAGCCATTATCTCAGCAGATAGGTACTGTAAGAAGTCAGAGATGTCACCTATTTGAGACTTAGCATCAAGTCTTCCAGGTGTGATCCACCAAGGCAAGACTAGTTCACTAGCTGTAGATAGGTCCTCTAGGTACTCTTTAGCCTCTTTCACCTTATCAGGAGTTACTTCAAATCCCTTTTCTAGGGCCTCAGAACTTCCTAATCTGTAGTAGTAGATTGGATAACCATGTCGATAGACTGCCTCACCAAGAGCTTCTTCTAGGTTAAGCTTAATCCATGCAGATTTGTAGACAGGTTCTAGGGGAGTTAGTCCTAAGCATTCCTCACCAAGGACATAGAGCTTTAGAAGTACTACATCTTCTGGTTTGAACTTCTTAGATTCGTGACCTGTAATAGTCTGAACATAGCCCTTTATTGAGCCATCACTATTCCTGGCTATGTACTCACTACCCTCAACTCTCTGGTAATCAAAGGTCTTAGGATCTATTTGTGCTAGACGAGTTATCTTCTTCTTCTCTCGTATTACCTCTGCAACACCATAACCATAGATGAAGATATCCTTGATCATGAAAGGAAGGATTGTTTTAAAACCGATCCTATCTACGAACATCTCCATTATGACCACATCATCCTCACTCTTACCAGTAAAGAAGACCTTAGGTGATGCTACTAGTCTAGTAATCTTATTAACTCCTGCCCAGACTAAGGGATCAAGACGATAGAGAACCTCATTTCTCTTCATTAAAATTTCACTACGAGGGATTCTCTCCTCAAGTGCTAGGGACTTTCTCTTTGTAAGAGCAACTAGTTGTTCAAGAGAGTACTTAGAACCCAAAGCAACTTTCTTTGCAGGTTCCCTTTTTCCTCTAAGATTCCTAACTGCTTTAGCTATCTTCTTTAAACTAGATTCCTTTGCCATTACTTACCACCTACATAACCCTGAATGAAACGTCTAACTATTTCACTTGCACTCTTACCTTCCTTTCTTCTACAGGCAGCTTGGAAAGCCTTCCAGAGGGATTCATCAATCCTTATTGTCTGTCTGGGAGTCACTGTCCCCTTCTTTCTACCTCTAATCTTCATATCCTTTGTAGAGGTAGGCAGACCCTTAAGTGATTCAATTTCCTCTTCAGAAAGTTCTGATTGGTCTATTTCCGTTCCACGACCAGATATCTGTTTACCAGATAAGTAACGCTTGAGTGCTTTATCCCTAGTCTCTTGATCTTTGTCCACTTAAAACACTACCACTCTAGTATTATGTCATGCTCTTATATAAGTTTTCTCTTAGGATCCTTCCCGTGCCTTCCTATTCCTCTCCTTAATCCTAGTCCATTTCTCTCTCTCTAACTTGGTAACCAACTCATCAGGTTTCATATTTCTACGATTCATCTGATGTTTGATATCTAATTGTCTTCCTGGACCCCTCTTTTTTCTCCTCTTGATAATGATGTAGTCCTTAAGGTTCCACTTTAGAGGCATAATACCCTTGGCTCCCTTAACTGCAAGCATACAAGCATCCACATAGTCGTCTCCCTTCTTAGAGTCATACCTATAGTCACGTAATTGAGCAACTAGGGGATAGTCCTTAGCTCCATCTATCTGGATAAGCTCATTCTCTACTAGAGCTCTAAGGTTTGAAATCATGGATGCCTTCTGACTCTTAAACTTAACTGGAAGAACTGGAAGACCCCTCCCTGCTAGTCTCTGGTTCTCACCTATGTCACTAGAGTCTGTATAGAGACGAGAAACTTGGTATGATCTAGCTATTAGTTCAACCTTATCAAGGACATGCTCAAAGTTCTGTTTTAGGTACTCTTCAGTATGCAGGACCTTCCAACTAATAGGCCCCTTTTTATTGTCGTTCCTCTCTACAATTATAATAACTGTAGGAGCAGGATAGTGACCCCAGTCGACCCCACCAAACTTATCACCTTCTGACTCAATAAGGTTCCTATGTTTAACACAATCCTTAAGCTTCTGAAGTGGAAAGACCTTACCAGCAAAGGAGTATGGAATACCTAGGTACTCAACCATATAGTTACCTCTATCAACTAACTTCTTTTGGTTATCTAGGAACCCCTTGCTAACTATAGGACAATCCTCGGCGGACCAATTGAATCTTAGGAACTGGGGGAAGTCCTTGTCTTTGGAGAATATGTTTACGAATAGAGAAAAGAACTTATCTGGGGTAGAGGACAGAATTAGACGGGGATATCGAGAAGTTCCAATCATGGGCATAGCAGCAGTTAATAGGTCATCATCTGCTTGACATGCCTCGTCTACCACTAACATATCAGGGTGTGGTCCCCTTACTGACTTCTCAGAGGCTGTTAGTGGTTTGATGGAGGAACCATCTATAAAGAGAATCTCATCCTTTGTAGGATCCTTAGCCAGACTATTCTGAAGGAAGGGAATCTTAGAGATAAATCCCATAATGTAACCATAACAGATTCTAGCCTGTTTCTCTGAACCAGCTAAGATGACTACCTGCATAGGTGTTCCAGGGTGAGTAATTGGAAGAACATAAACGTACCATAGGGCCAATACAGCCAAGCACTGTGTCTTTCCTGTACCCCTACCTGCAGAAAGCACAGCATATTCATTCTTTAGGTTCTGCATCTTCCTTAGAAAGATTGATTGGTAAGGGTATGGTTTCTGACCAGTTACTGCTTCGAAGAATAGTGGAAGGTTATATCTCCAGGTAAAGATATTCCTAGCTTCGCCTACTACTCCAGTAAAGTGTCTTGAGGAAGGATTACACTGATCAGGTAAATCCCTTGGATCTAAGTCTTTCATCTAGTTTCACCCAGAACTTATCTCTACATTTGGGACATAACTGAGAACAGGCCCAGTAAATCTCCCTATACAGTTCAGCCCTAGTCATAGAGGTACTAGCAGATAGTTTGTTTCTTAATCTCTCAACGTCCTGGAGAGTAAGTCTATGTTCTCTATATACTGCTACAACATCACTAAGGTTTTTAGCTTGCTTAGCATTGCCAATTAGTCCCTTTAATCCGGTAAGATTCCTCTTGATCTCATTTAGAATGTTAATAGTCTCCATCTTAGACTCTTCTACCTTAGCATCAACTGTTCCCCTATTAAGGATCTCTTGAATTCTGTGAGGTTTATAGTGATTCTGGAAATGGTTCTTAAAGGACTTTCTTCCTATTACCTCATTCTTCTGTCTAGCTAGTTTCTCTAGCTGCATCATGGCAATACGTCCCTTAGTCTGATAGTAACGAGTCTCATAAATATTCAAAAGAGGTGAATTACATACCTTACACGTACTCTTTACCATTCTCCTTCCCTAATAGAATATGGATAGATACGATATATTAACCTTCCGTCTACCCTCCACAAACGTCCATACTCATAGGAAGGTAATCAGAATCAATCTTATTTCAGGTATCCGGATTGGCCTGCTATCACATACGGGGACTATTGGGGTTACGGGGATTGTAGGGAGGATGTCCTTCTTTCTCTAAGGTAATCAGTACTCAGGGATATTCTACATTCCAGTATTCCCCTAGGTAACACATCCACATCTGGGGTGTTCATCAAAAGAAGGATTGGGTCCCCTTCGAGTTAGTTCGAGTCATGGTAATTTCCCATGCTAAAACCCGAAGCTAGACCGAAGCACAGGTTTATATATACATTTAACCTTATATAAATTGAGGTTAAAAAAGTGACAACCCAAACCCAAGAGCTAAGGGCAAGACGGCTAAAGTGGACTTTTGAAGCCTTCAAAGCAAGTGTAGCGGAAACTAAAGCCAAAATTCAAGACTTCAAACTGTTCATGCGAACAACAGATAAACACAAAACGGGGTATATAGTATAATGAAAGGGAAAATAGACACACGAAATAGATGGCAAAGAATGAATGACGCTAGATATGAGAAAACAGCATACACACAGGGAGAGTTAATGACGCTAAAGAACAGAGCTAAAGAGAATAACATTCAGCACTTCAATAGATTAAGTGATGAACATGGTCACACTTTAAAACACCCAAGAACTTCAGAGTTAATACGAATGAAAACAAGTGATGTAGTCAGTCCTAAACTAATACCTAGAGTTTACAGAAAGGTAGCCCAACCGATACAATTCATAAAGGTAACTAGAAATAAGGACGGTATTACAGGGATAATTCACACAGGGAAGAACAGGAAAAAGTCATGGAGAAGCATCTGGTATAGCTCACAGAGTCGGAGGAAATAGTCCTAGAAGTCATGACACTACCCAAAAGTGGGTAGGAAGTCTTAAATACCCTAAGGGGTATAGGTAGTTAAAACCTAAACCCAACCTTTAGGAGTTGGGCAGTAGGAGAATAAAGCTCTCAATGGAGAGTAGCCATAGAGTAAGCTACGCACTAGCTAGTCTTACCGATGGCTACCCCATCACGGGGTATAGAAACCCCTTCACGATAGGAGTATAACATCGTAGGCGAGAGGCTTAACTGCACCCGCAAGGGAAGCAAGAGATTAAGCCTTCCTACTCTCCTAGTAATAGGAGTGCATAAGTGTGTAGATGAACGTAGCACACATATCAATGGGTGGAAGCTTAGGCTTGACCTAACACGCCCTTTCATGGTTACACCTTTAGGAGTGTAAAAGCCAACCTGTCAGAGGGATGTCCCAAACGTCCCGATGAGGGAACGGTTGCAGTAGACCGAGCAGGGACTTGCCTCCCCTGTGTCGCAGAAGAACATACAACGTTCTCTGCTAGAACTCCCACCGCAAGGTGAGAAGCATTATTCGCTAGCGTTATTGAGCTAGAGATTTGTATGAAGCCAAGTGCCTAGTGGGAATCCGTGCTAGTGGACTATAGCGTATGTCATGACTCGTACTCGGTCATCTCTTTTGGTTGGCTTGTGGGGCGTAGGGCGGTAAGCTACTATCGCACGAGGCAAAGGACACTTGTGTCACTGAGGTCATTCTGTTTGGGCAGAAGGCGTAGGAGCATGAGTTAGGCAAATTAGCGAACTATGCAACAAAAACCTTCCCGAGTGAACTAAATCAGAAGCTCGGGAAACACTAAGCGAACATGGTTCGAAAGGACATTAACCCCGAAAGAGAGCTTGAGCGAGCCTAAAACTTCAACTGAAGTATTTGAGAGATGTAGCTATCTTGAAGTATGGATAGAAGTCATGGTTTCAAATCCGTTCTCTTTCACTTTTTTCTACTTATCAGTTCACATATCATGGTCACACTAGTGACTGCAAACCTCGGTAGGATTAGTTACACATCGAGTATGCCACCGAGCAATATACGGGGTACCAAAGAACGCCCTGTAGTGTCAGGAGATTGGAGGATAACATCCCACCCAAGCCTGCAACACTCAGAGAGGGTTAGCCCTATACTTGGGCATATACAGGTCATTCATTAAAGTACCCCTTATGGTGATTGGACACACAAGGTATGAGTGCACCTTTAAAGCACGAATCGTAGGTGAAAGACCTACTGGGGGGACTTCCTCCCTAGAGGGATTAGAATGAAGGGTTCATACTACAACTGTATAGCTCTTATAAGCATAAGGAATGAGAATGACTTTAGAACTGAACTGCTCTTCTATGTGGAATGTCCAGATGAATGGAAGAGTAAGAAGCTAATGACATACACTCAGATGAGTCACTGGGTTCAAACAGGTGAGGTAGAGGAATTCGTGCCTCTAGGTCTTAAGTATGTAGTGCCTGTAAGAAAACGAGCAAGCCTATACTGAAAATAGAGCAAAGTCCTGTCTATGCCGGAAGGAGTTAACTGTATTGGCACTCCTAGTGAATGGTGTATAGGAGGCATAAAACTAATGGAGGTGGTTTGTTATGGGTAAAATAATCTACCCGATAGATGAATGGGAAGAAGATGAACGAGATAATGAACGCGGTCACCCAAGGAGATTGAAGAAACCAAGCCACATAGTAGACAGAGACTACATAGGCTTCGGACATTGGTTACTAAACTATTCTGACGGAACTAGTGAACTAATACGTGAACCAAACAACACGTTTACTGACCTCTTCTATAAAGTTGGGAATTATGATGACAAAGGACACCCAGTATATCCCAAGTAAAGCAGAAGAACTGCATCTAACTGAGGTACTAAGGAAACTTGGAGAAAACCTCAGTGGACTGGAACTTAAGGACGTAGGTAGCACTGCTAAAGGAACATGGTTAGCTGGTGCAAGTGACATAGACATCTATGTAGTCTGTGACAACATCCAAGAAACACATAAACGTATCAAGGGACTATTCCCTAACGGACACGACAAGAAAGGACAATTAACCATCTGGAACTTCCTATTAGACGGATATGATGTTGACCTAGTTATAGTCACCAAGAACTTCCATAAGAGGGAAGATACTTTGTTACATGCAAGTTACTTTAATCGAATTCTAACTCAAGACATGAAGAATGAGGTCCGAAAGGCTAAGGCTTTCTTCAAAACGCATGGAGTCTACGGAGCAGAGAACGGAGGCATAGTAGGAGTGGCACTTGAAGCCCTCATGATTCAAGCACATAACCTAGAAACCCTATGTGGTTATCTTAAATGGGGAAAACAACTCTTCGTGCAAGACCCAACAATGACAGAGAAAAGGAATCTCCTAGCAAGTGTCAATGATAAGAGGTGGAAACAGATTCAAAGAGTATGCAAGGACTACCTAAATGATAAACCCTTTAGTTTTAAACCTATGTCAACAAATGAATTCCATGACCAGTATAAGTGGACTCACTGCACAATGATGTTCTATAGGAAGTATGACAAGGGACTAGACTATCAGACAATAACAAGCACAGCTAACAAAATAAGTAGAATGCTAAGGAACCAAGATAGGGACATCACAATCGACATAGATGCATTCGTAGACAATGAACACATAATACTTTGCTACAGAGTTAGACCACTACAACTAAGCTCTCTTAAGGAAGTCTGCGTAGGACTTCAGTATGCTAAGGCATTCAAAGATGCACACCCAAATGCAATCGTCAGAGATGACAAGGTATGTGCAGATGTAAGACGTCCAGTAGTCTTTCCAGATACAGCTTTCATAACAATGGTAGTAGAGGCAATGGAACTAAAAGGATACACGAGATTCTAATGAAGAAATACAGAGTACTAGAGGACAATCGCATTCTTCTAGAAACAGACGACAAGGAACACGCTCTTATGATGATGGGTATATCCCACATTAACAGACCAAACTACTACCATGAGTTACATGAGTGGTGGAATGGTCAGTATAATGGCATACGTCAGTATAAACCAGGAGATAAAGTTACTAGGAAGTAATCGCATGAACGCACAAAAAGACAAGGAGAACTTAGACAGTATTCAAGTGGACACAGTCATCAGAAATGACCTCGATTTGTTAGAGGCCTTTGGTGAACCCACAGAGACAGCTGTCTGGTCACTTGCTTGTCTATTCGAGCACTTCGCATAAATCATTGGAGGTGATGTGGATGAAGTGTAAAAAATGTGGCTCTCCAACAGCAAGGTATGTGGAAAGCCGTAAGAAATTCTGGAGAGGAAGAGCAGGGGGAGAACATGGAAGATTCGAATCTCGTACTGACTTCCGTGTAAAGTGCCACAAATGTGGTGCAGAGTACGAGAACAACTAGGAGGTGGGATAATGCAGTTTAAACCCAAACCTAAGAGGAAAGAGGTTTTCCTTGGAATGCTTCGTGCAGAAGTAGACGAGGAGACTAAGAACTTCCTGAGACCTAATGCCTTGGTGAAAAGGAAACTTATTGACGGAATATTCTTCTTCCACTATGCTGATGGCAAAGTAGAAGTAAAGAGTTTCCACGAAGTGGTAGACCCAATAATAAAAGAAATAAATGAGAGGAAGGAAAATGGAAACGCACATGTACGTGCCAAAAGGATATGAAGCATACAAAAGAATAAGGAGAGCGATTGCTAAGAGACGTGCTGACTTCGAGAAAGAAACTGAGTCAAAGACTAAAGCCTACATAGCCTAGGAGTAGAGAACATGAACTATCTATATTTCCTACTTGAATACTATGAGTTATGGAGAAACTTTGCAGCAATAGCTACCCTTGTTGGAATCCCAGTAGCCATTCTCTTCATCTACCTACTACTTACTTATTATCGTAGCAAGGAAGAAGAATAAGATGAATTGTCCTGAATGTAATCAGGAAATGATTAAGGAACCAATTGGTAACGAAGTATACTTCTGCCATACAGAAGACTGTGGCGTAAACTTTATAGAAGTAACTCGGAGATAATTTAATGACTTATGCCTATATAGAAAAGAGAACGAAGGCAATAGAAGCACTTGACAAAATCTATGAGTCACCCCAGATAAGGGCTATAGGAAGACTGATGCTTACAAACTATGACTACCTTAGCCCAAGAGCACAGCAGATTGGAGGCATGGTCTTGAAGTCCCTAATCGATGTAGGAGTTGACCTATCGTGGGTATCAGGAGAGGTGAAAGATGAGATTCAAAAAGGCTAGGAAACTTAGAGATAGTGAGATAGCTGAGATAAATGACATACTCAAGGTACAAGGTCTTAATCGACAGGAGAGAAGAACATGGATAAAAAAGATCAAAAAGGAAGCGAGGATAAAAGACTCCATCCAGCTGCGAAAGTAGGACTCTGTATTGCTTCGTGGATCGAAGCTGCATATCTTATACCATTTCAACTGGCTATGTTACCGGAACATCTACATGCACTCCTCATAGTGTTCTTAGTCTGGTTCTTTATAGGAATGCCAGCAACAATAGTATACCTATCACATAAGAAGATGATATGACAATGAAATATTACATGGTAAAAGTTTCCACTAAAGATGGATTTGAAAATCGCAAAGTCTCTGAGAAAGAACTAAAAGAATTAGAAAAACATACTACTATTCTTGTTTGTACATACATTGGAAGATGTTATTAGTATGGACCTAGAAACAGCTCATCACTATGAACGAAGCCTTGAGAAGACTCTAAAAGAGTTAGATCCAAAACATAAGGCTCTGAAACGTATCTATCACTCAACATGGTATGCAATAGATGTCTACCAACAAGCTATCATCAAGGCGAGAGGAATACAGAAGAGACTTGAGAGGAAGCAGAACACCGATTAGAATTAGAAGGAAGGAGGTTTGATAGAATGAAAAGATTTACTAAATTGAAAATAAAGATTGTTGCTAACGTTCTTGCTGGACTTGGTTGCTCTCTAGGAGTCGTAGTAAATGAAAACCTTATTATCAAAGGATTCTTTATCCTTCTTGGTATTTTGGCTTTCAGCATGGCATATGCTGACTTCGAGAAATACCCAACTGAGGACTAAACATATGGAAATGGAGCAGGCAAGAGGGAGATAGATAAGACTTGACAGAGTACACACTTAGAAGAGGTCATAACGAAAGACAGAGCCCAGGTGGACACCCAGTTCACCATATGGAATACTGGGTAGCTGGAACTGAGATTACTGGAGAGTTTCTATCAGTACCATGTAGGGCAAGACTACATCATCTCATAACAGGACTCTTCTATAACTGGGACTGGAAGGATGAGAAGATAAAGATGATAACAGAGAAAGAAGCATTCATGCTAAAGCATATATTCACCAGTCAAACAGAGTATGGAATCTGGAAGAAAGGTCTTGAGAAGATTAAGGAAGTTGGAGAAGAGGAAACCAAGAAATGGTTAATGGAACAAGTAAAGGTCCTCGCACTTAGGAATGTAATGAAAGAGGGTTCTGATCGTAACTCACAGGGAATCTTAGGACAAGGTTAGAGAAAACATGAGAAATTTAGAACAAGATGTAAAGGACTTTGGAGTTTTAGGAACAGAGAAGAAACATAGAATCAAATTATGTGGAACCTGTAAGTTCTTTGAAGAAAGCTGTCAGACCAACACAGATAAACATGATTTAGCTTGTAAGAAATATAGGAAATGGTCTTCATTGGTTAAAGCTCTTTATAAGCTAGCTGAATTCTTTTCCATTTAATATAGGTGAGGTGAAAAGATGCAAATTCATTCATTCAAGTTTGTCGTAACAAAGAAACAAGCAGCACATCTATCAAAGCTCTTAGCGGAAGCGTCCGATGATTCAGTCTATGAATCAAACATAGTAGGGATTGAAGTATCTCCCATAGATGTCCAAATAACGGTAGTCGATAATGATGGAAGAAAAATACAACTCATGTCATAGATGTAAGTTCAAAAAACCAGATGTTAAATCTCGATTTAGCACTTATGGTATCTACGAGAAACCAAGAGAGTTTATAATCTGTAACGATTGCCATGATATTCTAACGGAATTACAGAAACAACATAATCCTTCAAGTTTGATAGAGGTGATAAAATGTTTGGAAGAATAGTAGGAGCAATAGTAGGAGCAGTAATGTCATTTGCCAGTGCCTTTAGCCTATGGAAACTAATTGAGTTAATACTATCAGGAGCAGTCGCAGGTAACTGGATTGCAGTCATAGCTGGAGGAATACTAGTCTGGATATTCGGTGGACTCTTGATACTAGGACTCTTTGCTGGTGGTATTGTAATCATCTTATCTATATTCGATTAGGGTGATAACATGCAAGTATTTGAAGAACCACTTATAAGAATGGAAATAAAAATCAGACAATTACGATGGAAGAAAAGACATTGGATATACCTAATCCAAACACAGGCAATGTGAGGTGAATTACACTGAATATATTTAAGAGGTTCCGTTATAACCATCCAACTATTTCTTGGGCTCTATTGATGTTAGGAAACTTTGTCTATACAACAAGCTTTGCTCGTTTGATTATAGGAGATACTTTTAGTATAACCTGGATTGCTACCATTGCTCTTGGACTTCCTCTCTACTTAATGGTAAGTGAGAAAATAGATAAGATGTTTGGAAGGTAATAGAATGTCAGAAATAGTATTACATGCATTAGTCTTTGCAAAGAAGAAACATGGTTCTCAGAAGGATGACTGTGGTAAGGACTACTTTACAGCCCACATTCATCAAGTGGTAAGAATACTAACGAAAGTCACATCAGACTATGAAGTCATTGCAACGGCATTTCTCCATGATACATTGGAGGATACCAATACTACTGAGGCAGAACTTCGAAAGGAGTTTGGTGATACAATAACAGACCTTGTACTAGAGGTTACACATGAGGGTTCTAAGGAGAAGGGTTACTACTTCCCAAGACTACACAGTGAGAAGGCAATCCTAGTCAAGTTTGCTGATAGACTCTCTAACCTATCTCGTATGAATGCATGGAACAAGAAACGTAGGGACCATTACCTACTCAAGTCTCAGTTCTGGAGGATAGCGGAGGTGAAAGGATGAAAACTATATACGTTACAGATAAGAATGATGTTTGTTGTCCTAACTGTTACAACGAGATTACACATGACGAACTAGCAAAAGCAACAAAGATTACTCCTTTGGGTAATTTAACTCGTAGTAAGATGAACTGCCCTCACTGCGAAACAGAACTAGAACTGAGAAGTCCTTAAGAGGTGAGAAGTAATGGGAAAGAAATTCTGGAGCGGTATAAAGATCTTCTGCCCAGGAAACTTCGTCTCAGTTGATATTACCAAACTGAAGGGTGACTATATATTAGTCAACAAGACAGATTTGCTCTCTGTATTCTTCAATGTAACCCAGCAAACTCCTTACTCAATGCCTAAGATCAAAGAGAAACCCCAATTCAAGGGAAAGTTCATAGAGATCCAATTTGAGAGGATAAGTAAGAAAAAAGAATACAGGGCTATAGGTTACAGAGAAATCAAGAAAGTGGAGACAAAAGGAACAATACACACAATATAAGGAGAAGTTAGTAAATGAGATTTAAAGAAGCTACCCCAGAGACATCTGGTTGTAATTCACGAGGAAAGGTATACTACAAGAGAACATCTATGATACATGTCAGAGAAGGCTGTGCTAATGGTAAGCTACGATGTTGTTCATTCTGTGACACGAGCTGTGAGGGACGTTGTGAACTATCAGAGACTATAGAACATCAGTCAGAGGGGTTCAAAAATAGATTTGACTGTGAGAACTTGAGACCTTCATTAGAGATGGCATGGAAATGGCTAGGAAGTGAATAGAGTGTGGAATGTAGTTTTAGCAATCCTATTAGATTTAGGAGTTTTTATCCTTTGGATTCGTATCTACAAAAAGTTTGCAGACATAGGGCGTGAGTAAATGAAACTAAAACTCTACAAGGATTTTGATCAAGTCACTATCTTATGCTTCGATCTACGTAAGGGAGACCATTTTCATGAGATTACTTATGGTTTCTCCGTTCTTGGCTATGCAACCGAAAGAGAAATAGGTCTAAATCGAGATCAGATAACACATCGGAAGAATCTTCTTGTCTTCCCTCAAACGGTAATACATGAGATGTTACACTATTTGTTTATCAAACATGTAGAGATTCATAAGATAATACATAGAATCCACAGATTCTCTAGGAGGCTGATTCTGTAATGGATCTTCTAATAGCAGGACTCTTGATAATAGTACCCACTCTCATAGACTTGGGAGTGCAATATATAATCCATAAGAGGACTGTTACATACATCAAAGCTTGTCCATACTGTCCACACACGGAGGAATAGGAATGATAAGTTGGATAACCAAGAAAGTAGCGATCGGGGAATACAACGATGCTGTTAACGAGGAACTACTTTTAACAGAGAGAGTTGATTGCATACTAAATATGAGAGGAGGACAAAACGAGTCAAGTATTGTTGAACAGACCATAGAGATGTCCCTTGGTATCAACTACTTCCACTTAAAGGTTGGAAGTCATCAAGGTATTGACCCAATCAAAATAGAACTAAGAACAGCTATCTATATGCTTGGTCTACTTACCAAACGATATAGACGAATCCTAGTTCATTGCACTTCAGGAATAGATAGGGCACCATTCGTGGTTGCCTACTGGTTAGCAAGTCAGAGTTGTAAAGAGATGCAGAAGACTGGGAAGGGATGTAGGAAATGTATAGAAGGTACATACCACATCATTAGACAGAAACGATCCCAGATAATGGAACATATGGAATGGATATGAGGGAATTAACATGAGTGTTATGAAAGCACCACCAAAGAAAAGAAAGAGGAAAGCACCTAAGGTAGTCGATCGTACTCAAAGGGCTAAGAGAACTAAGAAACCTCCGAAGTTTCCAGGACTAACCCCAGATAAAATACCAGAGTTCAGTATCAAACATCAGAATGCCTTCGATGGAATGCAGGAGAACTGCTTCAATCATCTTCATAAACCAAGCAAGATTAGGATTAGGGGTTTCCAGGATACTGGTCTGTACTACATCTGTCAGGACTGCCTAGAGGCATACATCAAAAAGAATAAGAAGTTGAAGAAAATTGTCATCAGGTTTGGCCACTAATCAACAACTGAAGAACTTAATGAATGCAGTCAATAAGATGCCCTATATGAAAGGGATAACTTACGTGAAAGCAGTGTGGCTCCTCAAGCCTGATATTAAACTACAACTACAACTAAGTGAACTGAAGGAAGTGAGAGCCTTTGCTAAAAAATGGTTTCAATATATCAGTCATATTCCGATGGAAACATACGATCAAAAGTTCTCAGATGCCTATGAAACAGCTAAGGAATTACATTCATCTGGAACAATAGAGAAGTTCTGGAAGAAACATGTGGAGGGAAAGTAATTGAAGAAAGAACTAATCAGTAGGAATTTTAGAATCGCTCTACCAGAAGAACATAAGTTCTGTAAGAAGTGCACTAATGCAATGACTGTCAGAATGCATCTCTATGCATTTGCTAAGAAAGGGATATTCAAGAAACGCTACTTTGCTATTTTCAAATGTCTAGTCTGTGACTTCAAGGTAAAGATCCCAATGGAGGGTCTTGTAACTGAGGAAATGTAGTATTATCTGGCTAGACGAACTTGTTGTCTTTGCACCAGATGAGGTAACAAGAGCAATACAAAATATGTTAGAATGGAGGTTAAGACTTTGGAAATGGAGAGTACGCAGTTTATTGTAACTCAGAAGAACTCCAAACAACTATGGAATAAACTCTTTGGTATAGACTACACTGTAGAGTCTATGGACGATCTCCGTAGGAGTGCAGGTACTAAGTACACGGTTAGACACAAAGGCGATGACACCTGGGTATGTGACTGCAAGTCATTCATATTCGATACAGGTACACAGAGTGTCACAATGAAGGATACTCGACAAAAGCATGAGAAGACATGCAAACACATCCGTTCTGTAATGAAGAAAGAGAAACTACCATTCATGGCAACTGGATTCAGGTGATATACATGATAGAGAAACAACTAACAAAGTTGAAGGAGACTTACAGCTTTGTTATATTCCTATTTGGAATAGTAAGTGAGGACAATGTTAAAGGGACTAAACGGCTTAAAGCTAGACTTTCGTGAGAACCACTTCTGGCTAAAGGTCTGTCGTTCTCCAGATGACTCCTTCAAGTACGAAAATAGGAACCAGTATGAGTTCACTAGGAAAGAAATGATGAAGAGCTCATCCTTTAATCAGACCTTTACAGCACACTTTAATCATGATAAGATGATAATCTACATTTGGAGACTAGATAAGAGGTTACCAACATGAAAAGAAACGGTAGAGTAGCCCTAGTAGTAGATACCTCTGGATCAATGGGATTCGTGGATTACTTCTCACTAGGGATGAAACTCCAGTCAATTCAGGCGATTCACCTTGATAACTTCTGTAATACGAAAGAACTAGAGGCACTAGCAGAGAAGTATGAGGAAGTTGTATTCGTAACAGATGGAGTTATTGAACCATCTTGGACAATCATACTAAATACTTACAGTAATATAAAAGTGGTCCGTGTTGGAAACTATTTCTTCAAGGCCACATCATAGTCATTAGGAGTGACCGAGTAACCCACGTTACGGGTGTAATAAACTATAGGAGAAAATAGAATGAAAACCAAAAACAACGTAATTGAGAAAATGAGTCAGGTTGCTATCAAGGTAACACACGCTCAGCTTGAGGATACAATAGTCAAATACTACAAAGCCAAACGTGCCATGTTTTGTTGGGGCACTATGGGGATAGGTAAATCCCACAAGGTACGCGATGCTGCAAGAAGACTAGCTAAGATACTCGGCAAGAAAGTAGATGAGGAAAACCTAATCCATGGCTCACTGGAACATATCAATGACCCTGAGTACTTCATCGTTATTGATATCCGTCTCTCACAATGTGACCCTTCTGACCTGAGGGGAATACCAGTATGGGAGAAAGAGAAGTCCGCAACGCAATGGCTTCCACCCTCGACATTCCCTAGAAAGGGATTCGGAATCATCTTCTTCGACGAGCTAAACTTAGCACCAAACCTAGTTCAGGCTTCTGCTTACCAGTTCATTCTGGATAGGGGTCTAGGAACGTACATGGTACCAGAGGGTTACGCAGTTCTAGCTGCAGGTAACAGACTTGAGGACAGAGCTAATGTCTTTGAGATGGCTGCACCACTGAGTAACAGAATGGGACACGTACAGTTAGACCCACCTTCGGTAGAAGATTGGACATCTTGGGCAGCTAAACATGACATAGACGCACGAGTAGTAGGGTATCTGAACTTCATGCAAGGCTCACTATTCCAGTTCGACTCTCGTATGAAAGAGAAAGCCTTTGGCACTCCTCGTACATGGGAGTTCGTCTCTGACCTAATCAAGGATATACCAACAGCTGACTATGCCAACCTAAAGCTATACGTAGGTAGCTTAGTAGGAGAGGGAGAGGCTAACCAGTTCGTAGGCTTCCTGAAACTTAGGGATCATCTGAGACCTATCAAAGAATACTTCGAGAAAGCTAAGACTGTAGTCCTACCAGAAAAGGTAGACCTTCAATGGGCTCTCGTCACCTCGGTGGTCGAGTACTTCAAAGTCCACAATACACAGGCGGTACTAAAACAGTACATTGCACTACTGAAAAGGTTCTCAGAGGAATATGCTGTCTTCACACTGAAAATGACATATGCCTTCGATCCAAGCATTCAGTCCAAGCTACAGAAAATACCAGATGCAACTCCACTCGCTCAGAAACTCTGGAAATTTATCATGTAGAGGAACCTTCCTCTCATGAGTGAACATTTAAGAGGTGATTAAGTTGACAATGAGAAGACGAGCAATAAACATGACACCAAGGGAAAAGATAATCCAAGCTAGAATATCTCTACTTAGACTAATGCCCTTCTGGGGTACAATGGCAATGCATCTTAAACCGATTGGGCTGAATAAAGAGGAAGCTCAAAAGGCTATGGGAATGAAGGTTCCTACTATGGGAGTAGACGTCTATGGTAACATGCCCTACTGTGATGAGTGGGTAGCAGGTCTCAATCAAGAAGACCTTATGATGGTAATAGCTCATGAAACTATGCACTTAGCCCTAATGCACTTGATACGAAAGGGTTCAAGACAGATTAGACTATGGAACGTAGCTACTGATGAGGCAATTAATAACCTACTGAAACATGAGATGCGTATCTGGAAAGGAGCACTATGCTCTGCTCAGTTCGATAACAAGGCAGCAGAGGAAATCTATGATGAGCTTCTGAAGGATATAACTATTAACAATGTCTATGGAGGTAATTGTCCGAATTCATTTGATGCGCACTTCTACGATGAAACAAAAGACCCTAATGAGAAGGGAAGTCCACTTCAGTCTCCTGGACAAGAGAAGCTAGATCCATCACGTTTGATCAAGGATGCTGCTTCCTTTGCTAAGAGTCAAGGAAAGATGCCTGCTGGTATGGCTAGGCTATTCAAGGAATTACTTGAACCTAAGATGAATTGGAAGGAACTTCTACAGAAGTATATCATGTCTGTCTTACCACAAGACTGGACTTACACTCGACCATCCAAGAGAGCACAGGCAGCTGGGTTCTACATGCCTAGCATAGTCAAAGAAACTGTAGAAATCATAGTAGGAGTAGACTCTTCGGGGTCAATCTCTGACCATGAGTATCAACAGTTCTTATCAGAAATCTTTGGTATGACTAGAGCGGTAAGTAACCTTAAGGCTACCATATTAATCTGTGACGCAGCAATATCTCAAGTTGTGGAGATAGATAACTCATTCAATCCAGCTATGGATATTGAGGGAAGAGGTTACGGAGGTACTTCTTGTCTACCAGTATTCGATTGGATACACAATGAGAGAAGGGAGAACGTAAGACTATTGGTATACCTGACAGACGGGTACATAGATGAACCAATTGCTATGACATACACAACTGGATATCCTGTTCTATGGATAGTAACTCCAAGGGGTTCTGATACATTCCTGAACAAGAACATAGGTAATCAAACCATAATAAAAATGCTCGGAGCTGTGAAAGGGGAGGAGGACTACTAATGACAGTAGTCTTCAAAGTCCCCGTAAAGCCTAAACCAAAGACAACGCGGAAGAGGAGAAAGAGGAAGACCAAGGAAAAACCACCAAAACCTATGATAGGTGCAGTAATGGATCCAACACAGGACTTCTTCCAGAGAGAAAGAGTAATGAAACGTGTTACTCTTTGGAAGTGGAGAATGGCGAAGTTCATTCGAGATATGAATAAGGAACAATGTGGTAGCTGTCAAATGAATAGTAGATGTAACAGAGTACCACTTGACTCAAAGACTACAAGGAGAATCATATCTGGGAAAAAGTGTGAAGACCATCGATCGGTATGGAAGAAGATTATTGGGAACGAGGAAGACAAACATGACTGGGGATTCTAAACAAAGACAAGTTATCTATGTAATAGACAAAAGAGATGTTTGTTGCCCTAACTGCTACGAAGAAATCACTGTATCAGAGATAGACAATGCACAACAACTACCAAGGTTTGGTAACCTAGAAAGGTCAGAAATGACATGTTCTAGTTGTCAGACTATAATTGAACTTAGAGAACCTAGGGTGTAAACTTGACTTTACTAAAGAACACTCCACTATTCAGACGACTAGACAATTGGAGATATCGGATTATTCTATGGTCAGCTGGCATGGCAGACAAGACTAATGATTGGGATTCCTACTTCGATACATGTGACTCACTTAAGAAACTGAATGAGAAACTACATGGAGCTGATTAGGAGGAATAACCAGTGGAAAAAGCAACTAAAGGCTTGAAAAAGAGAGCAGAGAACCTCTGTAAATGGCTAGAGGACATGGAAGATGATATTGATTGGATTCATGCAGCAGACCTATATACGTGGTTAATGTGGAACGAACATGAACTTCCAGAGGATGAAATTCAAAGACTACAACTTGTAAAGGAAAGATGTGAAACTTGTGGAAATAGGTTCTGGGTGACGAGAGGTATGAGATCAAATGTTAATGCTTGCCCGTTTTGCAACCGACAAACTTAGGAGAAAGTAGAATGAAATTCCAGATAGACATCACCATTAGGAAGATAGTCAAAGAAGGTGGACTAAAGATAATCCACTGTGATAAACCTAGAGCACTTGGTGAGATCATCAGGCATAACTACAACATTCCTTCTGTTGCCATTCGTGTTTGGGGACATGGGGTAACTCTATTTGATACTGACTTCCAACAAATCAAACATCTGTTCAAGGGGTTCAAGATTGAGAACCCAAAGTTAAAGTCTAAAAGACCAAGGAGATAAAGTAATGCCTACAGATTTAGACAGTCTAGATATAGATAAGATACCAGTGGAGTCACTAGGTGTAGCCTTACCTTGGCTTTCTAACTACTACAACTGTCCTAAGTGTAAGGGTTCTGTTGAACAAGGACTCTTCGGTAAGAAAGATAGTAAGGGAGTAGCTTGGTCAATAAGTGAGTGTGAGGACTGTGGCTACATCTACAAAGTCAAAGCTTTCTAAGAATCAGGCTAAGGGTCTCTGGAATTCCCTATTCTGTCAGTACTATGGAGTCATAAGACCACATGAATTTAGTATAGAGAAATGTGACACATGTGAACAAGTGAAACCCTGTAGACGGAAATACCTACGATTGCTCAAGAAGGCAGCTGAGAGATATGGAGCTCTAGGCAATATACCAATGGAAGTGTTAGAAGGACATGTCAAGCTCATCGGGAAGCTTATCACCAAAACAAATACGGATTCTACTCACTAGAGAGACAGAGTATATCCAGATAGCAGTAAGAAGACTAGCATGGAGACAAGCATACTTCAGAAGTCATCGACCAGTTTACTGTTCTATCTGTACTCGTCTAGATTACTGTAGGAGACTAGATGTTAACGGAATAACACAGAATATAGTCCTTCAAGGAGGGACATGCCCTGATGTATGGACAATCTGGAATAAGATTTTCAACTAGGGAAGCACTTAATACGCCCTTCATCTGTCTTAATGAGAAACTTAGACCTCAATCAGCATGGAAGGTTCGTATCCTCTTAGATGGATTCTGTGGACTTCTGTCTTACAAACATAAGAAGCCAACAAAGTGTATGTACTGTGAAGTAGATAATCCATACAAGTGTATGTTCCGTGACTCAGCACAGAAAATACTCTTTGAGAAGTTGTTTACCAATGGATATAAGAATAGAAGTGTTTAGTAAGGTCTTCAGACCAGCATGTTATGGTGATAGCGTTCATTGTCCTGTTCTATTCACAGATGAAATGTATAACTGTAAGCACTTTGATGAGTGTGAACAGAAGACAATAGAGAACTTCAACAAGAGTATCAAGAAGGATGTTAATCAGATTATGAGAGATTTAGGAATGGAAAGAAATGAAACTAGTTAGACTAACGTCAAGTGGAGTTGGAGCAAGGATTAATGGCTTTGATGTAGGGATTAAATTCTACCCATACTCATGGACTCTAACCCATTGTATTGAAGTGAGTAAGAGAAACTTTATACCCATTCAAGTCTATGCGAATCTTGGAGCCACCAATGAAATTATAGAAAGGCTGAATGCTGGTGGAAAGGAAACTCAGAAGATGTGGTTAGTTCTCCGTTTCATAAATAACCTAAGCTATAGGGTGAAGAACTATAGATTGATGGATTATCTTCTCAGGGACGACTTTAATAAACTCCTGAAGAGTATCTTCTACTCCCTATGTATCAGAAAGTATAAAAAGGTACGTCGTGTGGAAATCATACGTATAGTGAAGAGCTTCATTCGTCTAGGTAAAGTTAAGTCCAGTAATAAATGGGCTCAGAAGATAATAAACATAGAGAAGTCCATCTTCTGGAAGAAGGTGTTTGGAACTGCTAATGAATGATAAGGAAGTCTGGTGTCAAGTTAAAAGTTCTACTAACAAACGAGAAAACTTCAGAGAGTGTCATAAGTGCTGCATATTCTGTGGGGATATCAAGACCTGCGAAGTAAACACATGTGAGAAAAAGGATGAAGATGAACTCTGTTGCTGGCAGGCAAGTCCGTCCGAATGGATGATGGGTCGATTGGATAAGAGAGCAGAGGAATTTACTTGGAAACGTAGACAGAGGGAACACTTCATGAGGAATGGTCACACACCATACGATGGTTCTTGGGAAGGGGAACGCCTTGCTGAATGGCAGAGGAACTATCCTGAAGATTATGAAGAGATGTTTGTGGAGTTCCATAGCTATGAAGAGAGTAGAAAGTAAGAACGAACAGTTCTGGAGAAAACTATTCTACACACCACCTACAACATGGGCAGGATTAAAGGAACATTGTTCAAGAAACTGTGTGATGGAACGTCCTGATATTAAAGAAGACCTCTGCCAGAGATGTAGTGCTATGGAGGGCTGGTTAGGAAGAGACCATTCACTCTTTAGGGTGATTGAAGGGATTTCTGAAATTAAAGAGAAGTTGAAGGAATATGCAACAAGAAAAAGCAAATAGACTTTGGAGGAAACTCTTCGGGTGGAGAGTAGGGGACAGAGTCCAAGTGCACGGTAAGACAAAGATTATGTATGGAATGATAGAGAAGTTTATTACCGTTGCTGAGATTAATGGAAACGATAGAAGGGTGGACATTCCATCTGCCATAGTCTGCTATGATGGGAAGATACGGAGGACACAAGTTATTTCAATTGATGTGTTGGAGATAGAGGGTGAAAATACTCCTCCCAAGGTAGACTTTGAGAAGGTCTTTTCACCATATGCATTCATATCACTCGAAGATAATGTTATCATTAGGGCAAGTAAAGCAAATCGTTACCTTAGGAGGAAAGCTCTTGAAAAGAGTTGAGCCCCTGAAGGAATTCTGGAGAAGACTCTTCATTGGACTGGATGTTGAGCAGAGGGAACTAGTTAAGCTAGCACCAATACTCCTTGAGGCTTCTAAGGAAGACGCAGATCTAGTAGGAGCTTTGGTATGGAGTCACTTCACCAACAATACCGAATGGAAAGGAACATTCAGACATACAGGTGCGGTGTTAGCTGATATCTTCAACAAACGTTTTGGTGGGAAGACATTCACTTACATGGACTTCTACTGCGCCAACTTAAGATTCATCACTCACACCAAAAAGAAAATGGTAAGCTCTTATAAGGATAAACTAAAGGAGATGCAGAGGAAGTATAATACCAAAGTCTGCGTCAACTGCACATGAGTCGGAGGTGTATGTTTGAAGAGCACTGAGGAAAGGATTGAGGAAATCAAGAAAATAGCTAAGAAATTAGGTATCAAGAAGATAGACATGGTCGACCCAGAGACGCAAGAAGTAGAGGTGGAGATTGATGTCGAGGAAGACTAACAAGGTCTGGAGTGAACTCTTCAGTCCGCCTTGTCCCAATTGTGGGTCTACTAAGACTAAAGAGGAACTTTTGGACATTCCCGCAATAGGTAGTGCGAGTGAGATACTAGAACGATTGAAAAGACAAATGGAAGGAAAACATAATTCTGTAATCAGAACTTGGAAATGCTTTGACTGTGAAACAGTTTATGATGAGAAAGGGAGATACATAACCCATGAAGGTAGAGTATAGAATAGAGAAACTTAGTCTAAACAATGAAAACTATGTCCTCTGGAAAAGACTGAAGGGGATAGATAGTTGGGTATTTAAGGAAAGGGTGGGGACTACATTCGAAGAAGTCATTGGATATGTTAGGAGGAATAAGAATGGAATGTTCAAGATGTAAGATGATTACAAATGGACAAGCCCACTTAATGCTCTTTGGGAAGTATCGTAATCTTCCTCTCTGTGAGAGTTGTTACTTACACCAGTGTTACAGTAAACTTCACAACCTAAGATGTAGTGTTGATAGATTCTTCACTAGAATATTGTTCTACATGGGATTGTAATGCCTGTTATATACAAACGTAAGTTCCAAGTTCCTGGAGATACCATCAAGAATTGCTGGAACTTCAGGAAGAAGTGTGACAGAAAGTATGGTTATGTCCCAAATAAGAAACCGTGTATGGTTGAACAACCCCCTCCACGTAGGACTTACTTACCAAGAATGCGACGGGAGGAGTCTAGGTGTCCATTCCCCATTAACCAACCCAGTAAGTATATTGTGTCGGAGATGGATGATGGCACATGGAGATGCTCCTGTCCCGTATGGAAGTTCCGTAGACAACAGTGTCACCATATAGGTAAGGCACAGAGAAATCCGGAGGAGTATGAGATTGCAAAGGAACACACGCAGAGGACAACAGAAACCCTCAGGAAAATCTTCGAAGGAGCTTAGACTCTTCTGGGATAAGCTCTTTGGATTCAAGATAGGGGATGTAGTGCGTGTCAAGTATGGCAAGGTTAGTTGGGAGATATGGAATCTCTTCATGTATAATAAGAGACTCTACCTCAAAGTAAGACGTTTCAGGAGAGATAGAAATGGTCGTTTGCAAGATACTGTCCACTCATACTTCTACGCAAGTGAAGTTATCAAAGTCCAAGCAAAAGAAGACGTGGACACTCCTTTTCCCTCCAACGTGTTTCGGTGATAGGTTTAAAGTAGCTCGGTGTATTATCAAACGTATCAAGGAAGAAACACCAAAAGGTAAGATACCAGAATGTCCTATACATGATGAGTGTATTTCAGAGAGCATACGTAGAGAGGTAGTAGAGATTGACAGAGAGAGTAAAACTCACAAAGTATAAAGCGAAGAAGTTATGGAAGAAACTCTTTCGTCCCAAGTGTTTCGGTGAGAGAGATACCCTCCTTTCATGTATGAAGATATACTACATGCACTCTACAGTAGAGGAAAGAGCACTTCCATGTAACTATTTTGATGACTGTATTGATGAAGCCCTAAAAGAGCAGAGGCAGAAAAGGAATGAAGAGAAATCTTAGGAAACTTTGGAGTATACTGCTACCACCATACTGCTTTGGAAACCCATACCACATGCAATGCTCAGCAAGATACTCCCCAGAGTTCTGTTCTGTATGTTGGGAATGCACAAAGGAGTGCAGAAGGAAGGAGAAACTTTAATTGAAGAAGTTAGCAAAGAAAGCCCTGTTTAGGGAACTCTTCAAACCCTGTGTAGTAAAGGAAACCCTTACCAAACGTAGAATTGGACTTTGTGCTGGGGTTTACTCACAAAAGGATAGATGTAAACAAGGTTGTAAGTTCTGCCCCAATTTCATTCCTAACGCAGAAGGTTGGAGTAAGAGTGAATACCCAAAGTGTTAAACTTACCCAGCAAGAAAGTAGTCAGCTATTCAGAAGACTCTTCAAACCCTGCGGGGTAAAGGACTACATAACCCAATACTTAGAGGGACAACCACCTATCTGTTCAGGTTTTGAAACACCGAGAGGAAGAAACAGAGAAGGTTGTAGGTTCTGCAGCCTATTCGTTCCAAACATAGAGAACTGGGATAAGGAGGATTATCCAGAGTGTTAGATGAGAAGGTAACCCTAAACAAACATGAAGTAGATAGAGTCTTCAGACATGTCTTCTCCTGCCCAAGAGTTACTAGGGTAATTAAAAGATACGCATCATGTTGTATCATGTATCCCCTCTGTAAAAAGGGCTGTTGTGATAAATGTGATAACCAGAAGTGTAGAAGACGATGTATCAGAAACATAGTAGACTTTAAGAATGGTGAGTCAAGAATATGAAGTTAGTAGTCACTCCAAACAAAGAGGTAATAGACAGGGCTCTACAGCAGGGCTTTGATAGTAGACATATTAAAGACAAGTGTTACTATGGTAAAGACAGAACAATAGCACTAATGGAAAGCAGGTTGTTTGAGCCTGTCCAATATCTCGGAACAGCAACCATACTAAGACACAAACTTAAATCTTACATGAGGTACACCCTTACCTATAGTGGACCTAGCTTTGCAGGAGACCTTATCAAGTTAGCCCTTATGGTTCTGAAGCAGAGGAGAGTAAGAATCTTCATACATCAGAAGGACAGTGATAAACAATTCAAAGTCCTAATGTTGGGAACTAAGGAGGGGACAGTAGCTATTGCACCAAGGGTGTGGGAAGGAGATGACCACCCTGCTAGTATCCTTGATGACATCACATTTCTTCTCTCTGACTATTGGAGATATCCCACCAGTAAACTTGTAAGGGGAGTATTGTTTGGAATCCTTTAGTCAAGAGAAGCTCTTTGGAGCATTACTAGGATTCCGAGAAGGAGACAGGGTTAAGGTTCGAAGAAAGGTTAGAGAATGGAGACAGGGCAGACCTTCTACATTCCACTACTACTGGAAGTATGGAACGGTAGTAGGAGTAGTGAAGGTACGAAACTGGCTCTTAGAAGTAGATGAGGAGAGAATTGCAGTAGACTTCGAGGGATTTCCCTATCATCTGAAACCACAAGACTTGATAAGGTGTAGGAAGTATGTATCAAAGAATCAGTGATGAAGAGTTACTCTCACTACCACCACCAACTGGTTTTATTCTGTGTAGCCTCCTCAATATCCCTACTAAGAAGGGAGAGAATGGTTACCTCAAGTGTAAAAGATGTCAAGACCACATACCGTGTGTTAGGTATATAGAAGCTACTCAAAGGAGAGGAGGATATGCCTGTAAAACAAGAAGTGTCTTTGATAAAGAAGAAGAAAGTAAGCAAATGGAAAGATATCTGGACTCTGTTGGATATACCTCCCAGTAAACGAACTGCGAAGGAGAACAAGAGGGTAAAGGTATACCTCAAAGGTCTAAAGAGACTTAACGATATACCACAGGAGGCGTGTAAGAACTGTGGAAAGAAGTGGCCAGCACCCAGTACATTTTGTGGGTCTGTCTGCAAGGAAAAGTACGAGGAGAAGAATAATGGTAAGAAAGAGAGACAGATTACCAAAGATGAGCACAAGAGAGTTAAGAAAACTCTATTCAAAACTCAGAGCAACTAGCCACCATGTTGGTAGGGCAAGGACTGACGCATGGAAACACCTACAAAGTACAATCACCTCTGAGAAGAATGTCTGGCGCTTACAGAATAGAGCACTGTACTGGATAGGTAAAAAGAGAGCTGAGAACTGCCCAGCGTTTAAACCTAGTGGTTCTCACTCCGCCAAGTGTATGGTTCATCAACCTGAATACGCCTCTTCACTTAAGAATGTCTACCACTATAGGTGTAGTGACTGTAGGTTACACAGGAAGACACGAATGAAGGTAGGGACATTCAATGGGGTGTTTGTAAATCCATCACCGTAGGGGATTGTAATGGGACTAGATATAGGATGTAGCTGTGGGGCTACATACATCTCATGCAGTTACTCTGGTTTTAATACTTGGCGCACAGAACTTGCAAAGTATGTTAAGATAGACCTAACTAAGATGAATGGCTTTGGTAAAGTTGCTATCCCTTGGACAAAGAAGGAACGCTTCTACTACCTACTATACCACTCAGATTGTGATGGTCACTTAAACTACCGTCAGTGTAGGAAGTTACTACATGACTTCGATTGGTTACATCAGAAACTTAGGAATCCTACTACCAAGGAGTTCTGGCATTATCTCTTGCAACCTGTACCTGAAGACTGGTTTCTTGAATACTTTGACATGTGGTATGATGCAGTTAAACACTCAGTAAGTAACCAGTGTTGGTTACAATTTCATTAGAGGAGAAGATAGGTAGGTGATAACATGATAAGAATACCAAATAGTCTGTTTGTACCTAAGATTCATAATGGTAGGGTAGGTAGGGTGTTCGTCTATGCCCTTAATGCCTTCACCATAGGAATAAGTCCTGAACTATGCCCAGACTGGGACAAGGAAGCCCTCTGGAAAAAGACATGGCAGGCATGGAGACGGGGGAGTAACTGGATAATTAACCTTCCCAGTCGCGTAACAAGGTTCTACTTACTACGTGAATCTGGGACTAAGATGGTAACTACTGCCAGCAGTGGTAGTTTACTCGTTACAGTTACGAGGGAATATGAATGAACGAAAAGAAAAAGAAAGAGATTGCTCTGGAGTATATTAAAGGACTTATGTATGGTGATTGGGATGAAGAGATGTTGTCTGTTCACCAGATGAGGAAGTACAAGCTTACTCCAGAAAAGTATGTGGAAGTCACAACGTGGCTTAATAAGAAAATAAAGGAGATGTTTGGAGAATGATATACGAATTCTACAAATATGAGAAAGAACACGGTAAGTCCTCTGTCGCCCTAGATGTAAACTTTGGGGGAGCAGGACGCAAGTGGGTGTTCTGTAATGACCCACCAAACCAGAGAATGTGTAAGTGCCATAAATGTAAGATAAAGATACTTCGAGAAGTTCCAAGAATTCAGTTGGATGCGTCTTACCACTATGGTGCTGGGTTCTACTGCCTAAGTTGTGGTACAGATATGCTAATCGACAAACAAACAAGTCTCAAGACTTCAGTCGATGCCATTAACAATGAGGTAAAGAACCTAGGGAAAATCGTGACTATAGCAGAGGAAGTGATGCAGGATGAATTCTATGCTCAGAAGATGGCACTTGGAAAGCTTTGTCAGGTGATAGGAAGGGAGGACAGACGATAATACCTGCTGCTGGAGATATATTAACTCATAATTTACCCCCAGTATCCATGGGATAACTTTTACTTGGGAATAGTCTATGGTTAGACTACTGTTAGACTATCTAGTAGGAGTTAATGTTACCAGCGTGGTATTAAGTCAGGTGTTAAATGTCATGCAGGGAACTCTAATGTCAAACTTAGTCACTGGGCGGGAATGGCTAACTCAAGAGATGAACTGGGATGACGGATCACCTAACTTCATAGTTAAGATAAGGAGGATGTAATAAGAATGGCTGGAAATATAATCGTAAAACAGATAGAGAAGAGGAATTGGAATCAACTAAAGGAAGGCGTCCTAATATATGAACTGAAGATACCTGCTGTTTCAACTGCTAAGAAATATAAGGCAGAGGTTGAAGAGTGGGCTATCTTACCCAAGGAAAGACAGAGAAGTTACTATGGTTCTGATAAGGATAATGTGATGATTCTGAGGGTATCAGCTGCTTGGTCAAATGCTAAGGGAACAGTAAAGGTAATTCTAGCTGGTAAGGACTACACTGCTGTCTTCTCACGGGAAAAGAACGTTGATGGATATATTGGAATCAAGACACCGAGTAGCTATGAGAAGAACTCATGTGATGTCTTTGACCACATAGACGTGGGGACATGGCTAGTATGCCCTAAGAAGTATGATGGGTCAGCTTATGAGATGGAAGTAGCGTTCATCTCTAATGAGTCAAGTATAGACAATGTCAAGGAAATCTTAGAGACTGTCTGGTATATGCACAGAAGACATTCACTGAATAGGTCATTCCAATGGGAACAGGAGTACCAGATAGAGTCCCTTGGAACTATTACCCTGAAGGAAGTATTACTTCAGAAGATAGTCTTTAACAGGACACTCAGACATTTCAAGTGGGTAAAACGTAAGGAACAATGGGATCAATGGAACTCTATTAAGGCAAACATTAGCTTCGTAGATAATGGAACAACCTTTAAGACTAAGGTGAAAGCACTTGATGGAAACACTTGGTCATTTGAGTCAGCATCAAAGAAAGTACTAGACAGACTACCTGAAGAACCACTGTCCTTTGATACTGGGATATACAGGAAAGAGTGGTGGGTACCCTTTGTCTACCGTAAACGAGGTAACCGCTTCCTACAACAACCAAATGCTGAGAAGACTAACCAGTTAATGCAATACTTCCTACAGGCAATGCACCGATTAAAGGCAAGGGAAGTGACCTTTGGATTCAACAAAAAGACTGTCATTATGACACAGAAGACAACTGGAAACAAGGCTCGACTATTCTACTTAGATGGAAAGATAGTCAAAGCAGACAACATAAGGGAGAAGGTGAAGGACTACTTCATAAACAGCAAACCAATAGTTGAAGAGAAGGTAGAGGTGGAACTATCGAATGGAAGGTCTGTAGCAAGAGCTACTCTCTCAGTTGAAGCACAAAAGCTAATAGAAGAAGGACTCAATGGAAAGATGCGGGACTTAGAGGGAGAATTCCCCTTCCACTTGAACATTATTTACAAGAAGGAGGAACGTAAGTGGTATATCGAGTGCGCTGGAAAGCTCTTCTATGTGAAGGGAGGGTATGGTGCACTTAAGAAGATCCAATCAGCAGCACGAGGGACAGCAGTCCTTGACTGGGACAAGTATAAAGACAATGCCTTTGGGAAGTCCGGAACACGAGTTATTAGGAACAGACTAGCTGAGTTGGTAGGACCTAAGGATGCACTGTGGATAGTGGTGAACGTAAAGAAGATGGGAGCACTGATGAAGGCAATAGGACCTTCCGTATAGGCCTAGATGGGATAACTGGTGACTTATAACTGATGAGACGTACTAACTGTGAGGTTAAGAGTACCTAGGGGTAAACTGTAAGTTGAGAGTTAATACGGGGTCTCATGGACTAACTATGAAATTAACACCAAGGGCCCAGGAGGACCTGTGGTCAAAGGTATTCACTAAGAACTGTAGGAACTGTCATCACCCAATACGAACTAACCGAGACCGAGGAATACCGGTTAATCCGGACAAGGCCTTTCACTGGATAGAGGATTATGGTTCAAAGATGTGTCCTTGTTATGAGTGCTCCTGCAACAGACCAGAACCTTAAGACGGACAGCCTGATGCTAACTCTAACGATAACCTCGAACCGTGGGACTAACTCATAGGTTAATATTTGATCCAGGGCCCAGGAGGAAACTTAGATGAAGATAACCAGGAAAGAGAAGAAAGTACTATTCAATAGACTATTCAAGGGTCTAGAGTTAAAGCAGGGCGATGTGATTATATTCACTCAACGTGGAAAGAAACTCTGGCGTGTAGAGTGGAAAACAGATAAGGGTGCCTCTCTCATCTCACTAGGCACCAAGTGGTCCACACGATACATCTACCCAAAGGACCATAGGAGAGTCCGAAAGGTCGAAGGGGCTGAACTGGTCCAGTGGATACTACGTAATAGACCAGGATATCTACCTAAGATTATAAAGGACCAAAAGAAGAGAATTAAACTACTACGTAAGCTAATCCCCAAACCCGAAGGGTTAGAGGATATAGAGATATGAGGACGAGGTGTTACCTCACATATATACCAGTGGTCAGTAGAACAGTTAGACAGTTGGACATATATACACATCTGCGCTATACTCTCTTTTCCCTTTCTCCTCTCCGATAGATGGAAGAGTAACACATACTGTATGATGTTTATAGGGAGAAAGGTGGTATATACGTTTAAGTATGGAGTGTATAATGGAGGGAAATGCTGTAACTCAGTGGAGGGTAGTGGAAGGTATGGAGGGTTACTCATTAATGGGTAGGAATATTTATAAGACAAGAAACCATATATCAGGTGAACGTAAATGTCCACGGTTCTGAATCAGAAAAGACCATTATTAACGTATGGTAATCTCAAACTTTCTAAGCGTCAAGCTATCTGGACACTTCCTTCAGGCATTACCTGTATTGGAGCAGGGGAATGTGCAAAGTGGTGTTATTCCAGAAAAGCAGAACGATGTTATAAACGGGCAAGAGCTTCTAGGGAATGGAAATTAGAGGTAAGTAAGAAAGCTAATTTCGTTCTAGTTATGGTAAATGCCATTCTCAACTCTAAGAGAAAGATAGTCAGGGTTCATCAAGACGGAGATTTCTACTCTCAGGATTATTTGGAGAAGTGGAAGAATATAGCAAGGTTACTTCCAAACGTGACCTTATACGCATTCACTAAGTCTTTTGAGTTAGACCTATGGGTAGGACTTCCTAAGAACTTTATCATCATTCAATCGTTTGGTTCAAGGTATGATGGGAAGATAGACACCAAAAGGAATACCGCAAGAGTAGTAGATACTCAGGCAGAAATTGGGAAGAAAGAATACACTTGTCCTTACCACGAAGAAACTTTCACTAAGTGTGGTGAGTATTGCACTTACTGCATGACTAGAGGGAAGATAAAACACGTTGCCTTTCTCAAACACTAAATTCTGGAAAGCTCTCTTTGGAACAAGGAGAGTTTGTGCAAGTGTTAAATGTAAAAAGGTTACCTTCTACTGTTCTGGAAAGTGTCCACCTGATAGATGGGCATATTCAAAGAAACGTAGTAAAGTCGATGGAAAGTCATGTTTCTGTCCTAAATGTGTGCGAACTGCTAGAAGATGGGGGTTTGAGAGAAAGGAAGAGAGATTCAAATACTGTTTTGGAGAACAACTCTGATGGAAAAGACCAAACAAATGAAGTTCAAGAACTATCCTAAAGTCTACCGTATTCCTATTCCAGAGTTCCCTCTGACTAGGGGAAAACACTATCTCACAGAAGAGGAAACAGAGAAACTATGTAGTGGAAGGGTAGTCATAGAGGAAAAGGTAGATGGTAAGATAGGTTCAGAGTATCATTCAGGTTACCCAGAAAGCTATCTCTTCTACGAGTTTGCTAAATGGAAACATACAATACCCTACATAAAACTTCCACAGTGGAAGATATACTTTGATATGTGGCTTCTCTACGAAGAGGAATTCGCAGACATGGGAATTAAGAAGTTTACATTCGATAAGATGGGTGTTCCTATGGTTCAGACATTATATGATGGACAGATGTCTGGATTCAAGGAGCTACACCATCATCTCAAAAGAATCTTAGGTTTCCCTAGTGCTTATGGAGACAATCCAATAGAGGGAATTGTAGTCAAGAACTACCCTAGACAACTACTAGGTAAGATAGTTAATCCAATGTTTGAAGAGGATATGGATAGCGCAGGTCATTGGATGAAGAGAAAGAAGGAGAGAAATAGACTTGCAATTTAGTGTTGAAGAAAGGAAGAAAGCTCTTAGACTCTGGATAGAACTGTTCGGAACGCTTAAGTGTAAATCTACCTGTCGATACAGTAGGAATGGTATCTGCACAGATGACCCCAACAAACATACATGGGGAATGGACTGTATTGATAGAGAATGCTATACAGTTAGGCAGATTCTATTCTCAGGAGATAAACGGAATGGTTAAACCTTGGGCATCTATTGGAACTGAGGAAGAAAACTTCTGGAAGAGATTCTACCAAGTCTACATTCGAGGAGACCTGATAGAGTATCCTGAGAATCCAATTATCTATGGAGACAATAACACTGGTAGAGGAATCTACTACACTCACTACAAGATAGGAACAGAAGTTCATCTTATAGTGGCTTACAATGCCTCAATAGGTGGAAAGATTCAGATAGGAGACTGTTTTCTAACTGAGAACGAATGGAACAGAGTGAAGATACTTAAGAAGGCAGAGAATTTCAAACATCTTATAGAAGCAATACAATACTACAGAGATGAAAGGTTGCGTTTGAATTGGTAACCTACTCAACTAAGCCTAATATTCCAAGAGATGAACCTAGACTCTGTCGTGTGTCTTTCACCGAAGGTAATTGTGATAAGGGAATAGCAAAAGACTGTAATGGACTTTGTTGTAAGTCTTGTAATAAATCTTATTGTAACAGGAAATGTCCTCAGTCATATCTCCTTAACTGTTTTAGAGAAGTTACACTTAGAGAAGTAGCATTTGAGAGGTTATTCAGGTGAGTTACATAACAGTGGATTGTGATACCACAAGACGATTTAATACATCTGTCTTATGGCAGAGACTCTTTAAGCGCTTTGCAAAGGGAGACATTATTCGGTTTGGTACACTGTCTTTTTTTACGAGGACAGGTATCTTCTACAATACCTACAAAATGACAAATGAACAGATCCATGTTCAAGTGATTGTGGGATGGGGAGATAGTCCCAACACGATTAAAGTAGCAGAGCTTCTTCTCTGGGAACATGAATGGAAGGATGCAAAGTTAATTAGGGGTTGTGAAGAGTTTAACAGTTTATATGATGTAATGGATTGGTGGAAGAATAAACGTGAAAGAACTTAAGAAAAGAGCAGAGAAACTATACAAGGAATGTAAGGCTCTCCGTAAACAGATGGAGGATGTAGGAGAGCTTAGAAAGAAAGCAATGGAGAGACTAGGATCTTTGGAAGAGAAAATGAAACAGTTTGAGAGTGTCTTCACACGCAAAGATAGATATGAGTTCCTAGAACACACAGCAGACCAATACATTAGAGCATTTGGAAAGACCTTAGAGGAAGCATTTGAGAATGGTGGTCTTGCACTCTTCGATACAATGACAGATATAACCAAAGTTCATCCTCTGGAATATGCAAAGATTCTCATTTCCAGAGAAGACCACGACCTACAAGCTCTCCTTTATGACTTCATAGAGGAACTTCTAGTTAAGTGGGAATTAACAAACATACTCTTCTCAGACATCAAAGTTCAGATAAAGAAGACAAAGAAGGGTTACGAGGTCTTTGCACAACTCAAAGGAGAAGAGTTCGACAATCAGAAGCATGAACAGAAAGTAGGAGTAAAGGCTATGACCTACTGTCTAATGAGGATAGATAACACTCCTCCTAATGTGATAATAGAGTTTGTGGTGGATATATGAAAATAGGATTCAGAGCAAGGTTTAAAGATTCAGAGAAAAGAACACCTATCTATAATGAGGAGAGACTTAGTGACTCATTTCTGGTGTTTCTTCCTAGTAGAATAGAGATCATTCCTATAAAGGATGTTGAACAACATTCATATAACTCTGGGAGACTCTATGAAATAAAGATGGAAGTAAGTAAACTAATTACAATGGAAGAGCTTAAGGAGAAACTCCTCAAGATGGATATAAGTATTAAGAGTATCTCTAACATCAAAAGAGAGTTTACAAAGGAAGAACTAGAAGAAGTAGAGAAGTTAGTCTGTTTCAAGGAGATCTTTGAACCTACAGAGGTTGTAGTTAAGTGATTCCAATGCTCTTCGTAATAATCATAGGAATAGGAGTAGCTGTTCTTATAGGGAAGTCTGTTGTTACGAAGATACTAGCTAAGACAAATGCGATAGAGAGGAGAGAAAGTCTAGAACGAATTAGAAAGCTAGAAGGAAGACTTAAGCAGGCAGTGGAACTATTACCACACGAAGACGATGTGATAGATGGATCTGAGGAAACAAGTGAGGCAGAAGGACTTCCATGTAGTGCAGTAATGGATGCTGAGGATAATGAAGAAGAGTGAAACTAGGGAACTTTGGAGAGAGCTATTCGGATGGCACAAGGGAGATAAGTGTAGAATGCCTAAGTTTCCATTACTAGAATGTTATGGAAAGATTGTTACCTTCGCCACAATGGCGAATAATGACTTATATGCAGTGGTTGAGTATAAGAATAGAAACTGGATTGGTACACGTAGAGGAGTCTTTCCTGTGAAAGATCTTTTAGAGGATGATAGAGATTGAAACTAAGTAAAGCAAATAAGCTCTGGCGGAAGCTATTTGGAATGATAGGAAGAGAGGTAGTACTAAAGAAACGTTTTCAAAAACAGCATCCATATATGTATGTCTGGTATTCTCCTTCATCATTATGTATCAAGATTCCAGTGGAGAAGTTCGTAGGAGTTATAGTTTCAAAGAGGATATGGAGTCAAGGACAAGCTTATGACGTTAGATGGATTGCTGATAGAAGGTCACCTAGTCAAGCTAGGTCTTTCATTTGGCGGAGACACAAATTCGACATACTAGGGGAGAAAGAAACTGGGTAAGAAAGGAAGGATCTTCATTTCAAGGAACAAGTTCTTTGAAAGACTATTCAAAGGTCGTTGTTGCTTTACCTGTCTTCACTTCCAGAGAGCTACTAAACACTGTTGGCAACCTTCTAAGTCTGAAGCATTCCGAGGAGTTAGCCCTCCTTTTGATTTCACCGAATACTTTGATATTCCATTGGAAGATTATCTAGTAGGTCAAGCCTGTGAATATTGGAGCTAAGAAGAGAAATGCTAAAGAATAAGCAAAAGAAGTTCTGGACTAAGTTCTTTAATCCACTTGAAGTTGGAAGTCATATTAGAATTAGATCTAAGTTTGCTCCTACTCCTGCTTGGATTTACAATGGTTACCTAGGTGAGATTGTAGCCATTAATTCAGATAAGTACGGTGTATTCTATGAAATCCATATTCAAAGAAAAGATAATCCTCGTATGTTAGATGACGATGATGTCGTAACATACAGAAAGAAATACTTGGAGTTGATTGTATGACTGATACAAGACCTATCTGTTTCCAAGATGAGTGTTCTATGGTAGCTGTGAAGAATGGAATAGTGGTTCGATACTCAAAGGATATGAGACAGAATGGAGATGTCTATGAGTGTCCCATATGCAAGAATGCTATTGTTATAGGCTTCGGGGATAAATACCACTCAACAGATAAGACAGATATCCGAAGGAGAGTATGTTAGAGTGAAGAACACGGGTAGTGATAGAAGGATACCAAAGGCAAGTCAAGTGTGGAGAGAACTTCTCCCTCCTTGTAGAGGATCGTGGGTACAGTTCGAGGCTCAGTTTCAAGGGGTACATAGAAAAATGATAGGCTTCATTAAAGCAGTAGAGATTAATGATAATGGTATTCCTTGGTATACTATCCGTGTAACAAGTATGCATCCAATGGGTGATTGGGTTAAACCACACAACCTTGGAATCAAAGGCAATTCGAGGTTAAAGGTGATTGAAGAACCTTAGTAGGAAGCAGTCTAATTCCTTCTGGAACTTCTTCTTTGGAGTGGATCTGGGAGATATTGTAGAGATTGATGTGCAGAGTCATTCACATGATGACTGGCATAGGGTTCATGTGGAGATTATAGTAACATATCCAGACCCTTGTAATGTAATTAATAGACGAGGACAATTACGAGGAAGAGTCATTAAAGACTTCGACAATGTTGGTCTCCGTAATAGCAGATACACCTTCCATGCATCTAGGATAAAGAGGTTAGTGAAGAAATGGAAACGATAGTCTGTGAGAACCTTCCTTCTAAGAAGAAAGCAGATGTTGTATTCAGAGAAATCTTTACCGACTTTCCTTATGCAGTAGGAGATAAGGTAACCTTTAATTACTCGTTTATGAGAGAAGAAGGAAAGATTACCCACATAGATCAGAGAGGTAAGTGGTTCTACGTCTGTATGGATGTTAACTTCGGTAAGTATAAGAGACTCTGTTTGAAAGGAAAAAGAAAAGACTACACAAACGATATGAGGATAGTTGCCTAGAATGAAATTACCCTTCAAAGAGACGGATGTTATTTGGTGGGAACTTATGCCTATCAAATTAGGAAATACAGTCAAGGTTCTCAAGACAGGGAGGATAGGTTGGGTAACTGGGATGACTATTCCCTGCTCTCACTCAGGAAAGATGAATATAGTGGTGGAGTACTACCTAAAGACCACTTGGGAAATACTCATAGGAAATGCTTTAGGGGGTAAAGAAAGTGACTTTGTTTCCTGTAGGAGATGGGAAATTGAGAAGGTTAATGAGAAGCAATAGACTGACTAAGGAAGAGACAAAGGAACTCTGGGAGAATCTTTTTCCTCTTCTAACACACACAAGGGTTAAATTCCTAAGTGGATCTTGGAAAGGAAGAAAAGGGTGGATACTTAGTCAACGTTGGGATTATACCCTTAAAACAAATTTCTATATGGTTAGATTTGAGGATGGGATAGAGGTTGGTTACTACACAAGGAAAGAAATTGAACCCACTAAGTAGTCAGAAGGAGAAGAGACTCTGGGAAAAACTCTTTCCTATTCCTGTGGAATCGACGGTTAGGATCATGTCTAAGGGAGTCTATGAAGGACGACTTGGTCGGATAGTAAATCATAGGTGGGATGAGATCCTCAAAATGAATACTTACACAGTCATAATAAAAACAGCAGGCGGAGAAGAACTTGTCGGATACTGGACAGAAGAGAAACTCAAAGTCATTAAGTAGAAAGGATAGGAAGAGGTTTTGGGAGAGACTCTTCGAATTTAAGGTGGGAGATTTAGTCAGGGTTATCGGTGTTTGGGATGGAACTCTTAAAGATATTCGTCCTGATTTAATAGGGAGGCTAGGCACTATAATAAAAAAGGTAACTAGTTACCACGAAATGAATAGGACTACTCTTTTTCCTACTAACCATCTTAAAGATCGGATTCCTATCCAAACTTGGATAGTTAACTTTGGGAGATCTGAATGTTGGCATATGACATCTGAAGACTTGGAGTTAGAACTAGATGGATAAAGATGAGAAGAGAAAGTTCTGGAGAAAGCTTCTAGGGTACAAGATTGGTGAAAAGGTCACCATAACTTATGAGATTCCCTCGACCTATGAGGTTCCCAGAAGGAAAACAGACGGTAATATTGTGGACGTAAAGATGATTGGTGTAGCAGAGGTCTTTCTATCAGGAACAATAGTAGGATTTAAAAGAGACACTCTAGTGCTTCAGACTGCTGACAAGGTAAGAATCAACCTAGATGAGAAGAGAATACTAGATGCCCGTGTTGCTTCGAAAGAGGATCAAAAAGATCTTAGATTACGTTGGGGAGAGAGTCTTGAAAGTTACCTCAAAAGAACGTACAAAAGCAAATAAGGTTTGGACTCGTGTCTTCGGTCTGAGGGTAGGAGACAAGGTTAGAGTACACAGAGGATTTGACACTCCTTTTGGGTTGACAGGGAAAACACGAGAGGGAGTAATTAGAGCTTTCGTAACTGAGGGTCTAGGAAGTCATTGGGGTCCTTACATAGTTAGTATTAGAGGAGAAACATTCAATGGAGATATGTTCTGTAGGGAAGAGGAATTAGAGAAGATTGAAGATTCTAAAGAAGATTAGAGAACACTTTGCTTGGAAGGTAAGTAAGGAGGAAAATAAGAACTTCTGGAATCAGTTCTTTGCTTCTGAGAACCATAAAGAGTACATAGAAGAAATGCATCGGTTGGAAGAGTATTTCCAGCAATTACGACTAAAGTATGAACAAGATTTTACTGAGGCAAAGGAAACTCTCCTTGCTACAACTAAGACTGTGGATAAAGTCAAGTACAGGATTCTTAGGAAGAGAGCTAGAGACACGAAGGAGAGAATGTTTAAACTCCGACAGCTTATATTCTCTAGAAGGGTTGAGTACAAGGAGAAGGTTAGACTTGAGTAAACAAGATCCATTAACAATACCATTAATCAGAGACTTCTGGAGAGAAGTATTCGGTATAGAATATACTATTTCCATACACACAGCAGTTTCTCCAATAAGCACAAGGACTTCCTATGGTGGATGGAGAAGAAAACCAGGGATTTATGTTTGGAGGGTATTGGAGATAAGTCCGAGTGGAAGTAGAATTGTGGCAGAGGGAGAGATCGCTAGGAAGGCTTCAGCAGAAGCTATGGCAACAGCTAGGTTGAGGGATATATTAGATGGCATCTAAACAGGTCATATGGTTAATTTGGGAAATGCAGATAGTAGATATTGGAACGACTAAGTACCAATATCAAAATCTCAGGGTAATTGCTAGTACCAAAGAGCTAGCTGAGATATACTTAGAAATGTTTGAGAGAGACAGAAAGAATCGTCCAACTTGTGCAACAAAGGAAACATGGTTCAATGTTGAAGAGAGAGAGGTTGACCATGCCCTAGGG